CATGTATTTTTCATCGGTTTTATTTTTTGTTTTCTTTGCAAGAAGTTTTGCAAGTTTCACAACAGAATGGAACTCTTGATCTTTTTTGTCGTTTGATTTGGTCATGGTAATTCTCCTCTATAGAATCAATATAAACCAACTGTATTCATTTGTAAACAAAAGATTTGTCAAGTTGAAAGTAATGTCATGGTCATGTATCTTGAAAACTCTTCATAACCATGATAGAAATTAAAGATGGGTATGTTACGATCTTTGGCAATCCGAAGAGCTTGTCCAGTTCCACCCCTAGCTTTACCATCACGTGTCCAGCATAGAACGAATTCCACGGGTGTTTTCAAATCTTTTCCAAGTACCTGATATGAGTTTCTAGACATAAATTTCCACCCCTCATCTGACAAAGCGCTTGGTTTTGGATGGTATTTTTCAACAAGATCGGCATTAAATGATGGTACTATATAACTACCTTCACCATGTAGTTTAGTCAGTGTGTCAATATATCTTTTGTTAAATCCATCCCAAGGAAGAAAGATTTGTCTGTTAATAACTGCGCCTCTTTCGAATGCAGTATCAGCGCCATCAGCACCACCAGAGTTACAGGTATAGCCAAGAGACGCTAATCTCTTGGCTATTGCAGTCATATACAGGCATATATCTTTGGGTGTTTCCCTAGAACCTATCCCTGCATAGTATTTCATTGCATCCCTAGCGCAGACTTGTACATTTCTAGAACGGCTTCTTCTTCGGCGATAGAATCTGCATCACGCTTTCGAAGAGCAATCAGCTTTTTCATTACTTTCGTATCATAGCCCCGACCTTTGGCCTCCTGCATTAGTTCTTTCTTTTGATTTTTAATTTCTTTTTCTTCTGAGTCAAATTGCTCGTGGCGCTCAATAAACTGGCGAAGTTCATCTGCTGTTACATTATATGCACTGTTAGTGTCGTTCATGTTAGTCTCCTTAATTTCCAATTGTAGATGATTCATAAATTCGATTATGAGTTTCAGTGCAACGGATAAATGTTGCACATTTTGAAAGATATTTCAGTTTTGATGCTCCTGCATATGTGCATGTTGACCGGACTCCACCAAGAATATCCTGTATGGTTATATTAACATCACCTTTGTATTTTGTCAATACAGTCCTACCTTCAGATGAACGATAATCTTTCAGTCCGCCAAAGTGTTTATCATTGGCGGATTTTGAACTCATCCCGTAAAACTTAACAAACTGTTTTTCTTCAATTTTATAATCTTGTATCAAAAACCCTGCATCATCTTTTGCATATGAGTTTATCTCATTTGTTTTATAGTATTTGGTAATTACTTCTCCGCCGCCCTGATCATGACCTGCAAGCATCCCACCGAGCATTACAAAATCTGCACCAGCAGCAAATGCTTTGGCTACATCCCCAGGTGTAGAACACCCACCATCAGCGATAATGTGACCGCCGAGACCATGAGCAGCATCAGCACACTCGATGACTGCGGATAGTTGCGGAAAACCCACGCCGGTCTGGATACGAGTCGTACAAACCGACCCAGGGCCAATCCCAACTTTAATGATGTCTGCTCCAGCAAGAATAAGTTCCTCCGTCATTTCTCCAGTAACAACATTACCAGCGATGATTACAAGTTCGGGATATCTTTCACGAATGTTACGAACATGTGTTACAAATGTTTCTGTATAACCATTTGCAACATCAATACATAGATACTTCAGTCTTTCACTTAGTGAAAGATATACTTTGCAAAATTTATCATAATCTGAATTACTGATACCGATACTCATTGCAACATGATCAGTACGGTAGCGATCACCTGTGTCATAGTTAAAGTAGGTAATCAGCTCCTCTACGGGATATGTCTTGACCAAACAGGTGAATAGCCCCTGACGTGCCAGCGTATCAGCCATCTCAAAAGTTCCAACACCATCCATATTGGCAGCCATAATAGGAACACCACGGTAATGCCAATCTTCAAAACTATCAGAAAAATTGGGTTTATAATTACGGAATGTAAATTTGCGTTCTAAATCTACTTCTGCTCGACTACCAAGAGTACTTCGCTTTGGCCGAATAAGTACTGAATTATAATCCAATTTAATTTCATTATCAATTCTCATTATTGTTCGAGAGCTCCTTTAATCTAATTGTGGCAGATATTGCAGCGTCTAATTCACCTGGTGTCTCTGACATAAAGACACAATCCCAGAGTTCATTAAATGAAACACCGCTGAAGTATGCATTTCCGATTGCACTACCAATATAATTATAATCAGTAATCTTCACTTTCGTTCCTCTGCAATTCGGATCAATTCGGCGAGTAATAGCAATCCTGCAGTTATATGTGCTGCAATAAAACCAAATGCAAGACCACCAAATGCAATCACTCTAAGTGTACTTTTAGTGTAAGATAGATATAATCTATAATCTTTCATCTGTGTAGCGGAAACCTTTTCAGCAGAACAGTTGCAATCTCGTCCTTTTCCTTATTTGGAACAAAGATATATGCACAGGTATCCAGCGGAATGTGATGGACTACTTCACCATCAACAATTGGATATGTAGGATCGTGCACGACACCAGCCACATAGCCCATAGCATTAAAAATGGAGACTACAGGGATAATATCAGCCATTCTGGCTTCGAGGGCCAGGACGGTTCCGAACCCCTGAGTGGTTGACTGTTCCCACTCGTTGAACCCGTTCATGGTAGCCGTTTGAATACTTTCATGAACTGATTTGGAATTGTATTCTTGTGCATAACCATTGAAATGATAAACAAATGCATTTGCAGCATGTGAACCTTGTGCAATTGCTTTGCCTGAATTAAGAGAGTTCAAGTCATTTCTCATCATGATGTACAGAACTGCTGTCATTTTTACTTGCTCCCATTAAATTAGTAAGAAGGTGAATTACCGAATGTGTTGCTGCAACCCACGCAAACCCCACAAAACCGATAAGATAGATATGGTAAGATGATACCATGTAAAGGAGTGAAATTAAAACATTAATTCCGGCTGTATTTGCAACGATTACTTTTGACGCTGGCGGTGTTAATCCAAAACCAGAAAATGCAACACTAGCTCCTAGTGTTTGAATTGCAATTACTATACAGATCATTGCCATTACAATATAGAAAGGCCAAATAACTGCAAGTTGTTGAAATGCAAACACTGCACATAATTGAATAGTAGCATTCAGATAAAAGAATACCTGTGAGTTTTGTTTTTGTTCTTCCATTTATTTTCTTTCTGGTAGAGAAGCGGCATCAAGCCGCTTCTGCCATATCAACTGCAAGTTTCAGGGCATTGACCTTACGCTTTGCGTTACCACCGAACCAAGCGGAAGTCAGACGAGTATCTGCGGACCGACCAAGTTCGTGGTCCGTCATATAAGTTACGGCATTGAACATATTCCAGAAGGTGCCGGGACGAAACTCTGCGCCGGGCTGGTTTTCAACAAGTGCCAGAGCTTCCTCTGCGGTCCGAGAAAGTTCCTTGTCGTCCTTAGTCGACCGACCGAACACCTCACCGAAGTAAGTTTCCAGATCGGACTTCATGTAGGTCTTGGAACCAAGGAACTCTGCAGCATCCTTGAACTTTTCAACCTTGCGGTGAGACAAACCGAGAATTTCTTTGACACGTTCGGCATCAAACTGCGACCGGTGGTTGACACGAACCGATGGTTGGCCTTTTTCATTCAATGCAACAGCAATGGTGTTATTGCAGACCACCCGAGTCAAAACAAACTTCACGTCAATCGAGTTGCCGTAGAGGTGTGGGTTGGAGAACAACAGGTAACCTTTGACTTCATCACCACCAAAGAGAGTGAAACCATCACGGACATCAGCAAGAGCCCAGACAATTTTTCCGCCTTTCAGTGAACCGGCAGTATCCATTGCCATGTCACCTTTATGAACAAAATCAGTAAAGAAGTCAAAAGCATCTTTGTTTTGGACGGGGTTCCAACCCTTGCCGACTTGTGTCAGGATCTTTCCGTCAGAGTCACGAATAAGTGCCTGCATACCGGTTTTGACTTTCTTGTCATTAAACTCGAAGAAAGTGTCGACCTTGCTGACGGTCCAGTCCAGACCAGCAGCTTTCATCATTTCGTCGGGGGTCATGTCATCGCCGACGGCGACACCCAGTCCGTGCCAGGGGAGACCTGCGGACTTGCGGTATGCCATTTGAGCTTGACCGTTGATCATTTCGAGTTCGTGTGCCATGGTATAGTTCCTTTCGGTGTGTGTCTGTATCGGTTTATAGTTTGAATATAAACCGATTCTCCTGATATGTCAACCATTATTTTGAAAAGATTAATTACCTAGTTTCATAGGTTCTTCAAGTCCAGTCTCGAATGCGCCGTCTGCCCGCGCAGTTGAAACAATTTTATATTCTGCAAGATCAATACGAGGATAACCAGCCACCCCTAACCAAGTCCCTTGCCAGAAACTACCTAGGGATGTCTCATATACCCTTTTCTGGTCTGTGAGTTTGGTCTGTGCTGTCGTGAACTCGTTGCGTCCAGCTTCAATCATTCGCTGTAGTTGAACATATACAGTCGAGTCAATGGTTGGATTTTGTTCTTGAATCCACTGGAATACAGCCTGTGAACCATTTTCACCATATCGGCCCTCAAGAGCAGCGGTAACCACAGCAGATAGATCATCTCGCTGCATTGCAGGAACTTGAGCAGCTTCAGCGATCTTGTTGCCGTATTGCGCAAGAATATTTCTGTTATTCTCATACGTTGCTTTGATACTTTGTTCAAGACGGTTACCAGTGTTATATGCACTAATGTAACTTCCGACACCAAGTGTAACTGCACCGCCGACGGTGACGGCAAGCACAACAGCGATAATAGTTCCAGTATTCATTTTCAGTTTTCTCCTTAAAACCTGTTAGTTGGACGTGAGAAGTAATATGTAACCAATGGACTGATTACCAAGAGGATAATTGCAGCAATGATATACAGCCATGTTGGAGGTGGGATATCTTCTGCTAGATACTCGAAGTTGTCCATTGATTCTTCATCATAGTATTCCATTACTGAGAATTTGATAATATCATTGATTCGAGTTTTGTCAATAGTTTTTAAGTTCATAACTTCATCACGGATTGTAATATTCACCAGATCATTTTTGCTCCAGCTACGAACATCAACCCATTTAATGTTTTCACCATCAGCACCAATTACAACAATCAAGTCATTAATATTATGTGCATCCCATGCTTGTGCTAGTCTTTCCGCCCAATCTGGATTTTGATTAGTAACAGCAATAATTGCGTTTGCTCCAGTTTTCCGAATGTCAGAGTTCACCTTTGCAAGTTCTTCATTCCATTTGTTTACAAAATCTGCGCTTGCGGGAATACCGAAATAGATTACTCTCCGAGCGTTATAGTAATCATAGATATCAGGATATGCAATTGGTGGCACATCTTCATACTTCTGGTTAAAGAGAGTACTCGACGCACCTTTAATGTAATTGGTATATGATACGGATTGTGTTACTGGATCACCTACTTTAATTGAAGAAAATCGGGGCGGTGCTGTAGCGCCCTGTCGATCAACTCTACTAATTTCGTGTTCGGAAATTTCAGTTTTTACAAAATATTTAATTTCCCACGGATAAATTGAACGATATTGTGTCTTGTACTTTGGTGCACAGGTCCGGATTTTATTCACAGTAGTACACGTTTGTCCATTTCGAACTGATCTAGTGGTTTCATTTGTGCAGAAACTATCGGAATAGTCGCTCCAATTCTGATTACAAGATTCTTTTCTTGCATTCAATTTTGTCACAACACCATTAACCAATTTTTCGTCGACTGTCTGATAGTGACTTGATGCCATGACAAGAATACTCAATACCCCTGCAGTAATAGCAGCTTGAATACCCATTTCAGACCATGAAAATTCATGTCGGAAAATAATCTTTCCAATAATAATCCAAGCAATTAAAGGGATGATAAAAAGAAATGTAATATACATCAGTGAATGGCCTCCGAGATCATTGGTATAAGGTCAATTAGTTCATGAATATATTCTTTATAACCAGATTTAATTACATCCACGATATTTACATATTTGGTGTTTGTTTCGATGCAAATCACACCATATGTTTTATCTTTTTTTGGAAAATATTTTTCGATATAGTATTCTGCATCTTCTTCAGAATCAAAACCAGGTGCTTTGATGATCGGAAAAACATTATGTTTAGCAAAGATAAAAATACCCTGGTAAACACCAAGAAATAGACCGAGTTCTTTTTCTACTACAAGATATCTCATGCGAGAAGTTTTACACCTCCCTGAGGCCCATCGTGAACTTCGCGGTTAAACCGAACAGATTCTGCAGCCTTTTTACCAGCTTCAAAGGCAGAACCTCTACGGAAGGTCACACCTCCGCCACCACCTTTTCCAAGATTAGCAGTCACATCATTCTTGAAGGAAGTTTCAACAAGTTGCTTTTTCAAAACAACAAGCGATTTCCCGTTTGACTCGTCAATGTTTACCTTTTTCATATCAATCAGTCGATCACGGAGACGAATTGACATGCCGAGCTGAAATGTCGTCCGAGCTTTTGCCCGAGCACCTGCCGGCACAGTCCTAGAAAACTTTTTCCATTCCAATTCAACTGCAGCATCACAGATCTTGTAGATATATTCCGCAAGTTCAACATCGACTGAGTAACCGTAGAACATGATGTTTGATGTATACTTAGGTTTGGTATTTTTCTTGCCCATCTTGAAACCGTCGAACCCCTTCGAGTTCCAGACTTTGGTATCGGTGTAGGCTGCAATAGCAGAAGCAACAAATTTGTCAACCACCGAAAGGTTCTTTGAACCTTCATTGACATGTCGTTTGGAAAAATCACGAGCCGCTGCATTATTCTCTTTGATGTCTGCAAGTGTGACACCGTGTTCAGCCATAAGTTTGGATGCAATCGTCATTGCCGAAGCAGCTTCTGCTTCAGATGCACCGTTTGCCTCGGTCTTTTTCATGAGAGCAGAGATTTTGGCGCGAATCTTATCAACGTTAGACATGTCAGTTCCTTTCATACCTTATATTTTGAGTATAAACTGATTCTATTGTCGTGTCAACTAGAAAAAAGTGAAAGTACACCAAGAATTACAAATATCCAAAAAAACCACACCCACATTGGAGTTTTTCCATGGACATTTGGAATTACAGTATTTGTCACTTTTGTAACTACAGTTAAATTTGGATTCACTGTACTTTGTATACTATAACAGTTTTTACATGACCAAACTGTCTTTTTTCTGCTATATGTTCTTTGTCCGCTATTAAAACCTGCTCTATTTATTGCTCGTTGCGATGCTTTATCACCAAGTCCAGAACCTAAATATGTCCAGCCAGATACTGTTGCCTGGCTTTTACCTGTTTCTTCGTAGATTTCTTCTTTATTCATTAGTGGTTGTGCTCTCTTAGCGCCACACTTATGACAAGTTTTATTTGCATATTTTACTGTCATTATACAGCTTCCTTTACTTTGAACCAATCGGGAATTGGCCGCTTGGTCCAAGCCATTCGGAACCGTTCTTGTTTCGTTTGATAGAATGCACGATAAGAACCAACAACATCATTTGGATTCATACATTCTGGATTTGATTTCATTGCAAGCGGTTTGTTTGTAAGATATCCAACGGGAATATTCCGAGGAAGTTGCTTCAATCTATCACGGAGAAGTTTATCGGTGGAATGAATTTTACCATACCTATAAGTATATTCATCACAGAGAGCAGTAAAATGAATCCAATGCCATGTGTAATTATTATTGGACTTCATGGTCCACACCGTGCAGGGATGATAAATATGCACAGCTTTGTAAAGAACTTGTTCCATATCTGAATCAGGATGGATCCATTTCTTTGAAATACGTTTTCCAGAATTTGAAGGCCCAGTAGTTGCAGTACCATCCAGCATTCTATGTGCGGTGGAAAGCATTTGTGCGCTTTCCACTACCATTTTGCCACCAGCATGCTTGTTACAAAGCAGCTGAGCAGCTTTTACAGGATCTTTATCCAACACAAAGATATTCATTTCTTCAGTTTTCCCAGCAGTTCCAATTCATATTCTTTGGCAAGTTGACTGGCAAGAAAAAGAAGTTCTCCGGAGACTTCGTGAATTGAAAGTTCCTCGTGAAAAATTTTATGAACGATTTTTTTTAATTCTTCTGAAATTGTATACTTATCCATGGTCAGTCCATCCGCGAGCCAGAGTAAGATTTCAGTCCGTTTGCACGGAGAACCTCTGCAAATGCACGAGCATAGGTTTCTTTTTTCTGCATGGACTGATTGAACTCCGAGATCCAGAGTTGATAACTTTTCTCGTAATCATTTTTACGGAAACCGAAGCGTTCGAGGATCTTACGCTCCTCTTTACCGGCACGAGTGTTACCTTTATTGACAGGATACACGTCAACCCAAGCAAATCCACAAACCCCGTCAGCAACATAATGCATCGGTTTGGTGCGGTCAATCACATTCGAGAACAGAGAGGTCTCTTGACCGACAATCATCGGGACAACATTGAGTTTTTCAACGGCCGCCATACCTGCGGCATTTGCTTTTTTGCAGATCAGTTCGAAAGTTTCGAGGTCAAGCATGATAGTTCCTTTGTTACCTTATAGAATCAGTATAAACTAGTTGAAAACATTTGTCAACCAAGAGATACGCGCCGCTTATAAGTTTTCCGTTGATGTTTAGGAGAACTTACATTAGCTTGAGCATTTTGGATTGCATGACGGATGATCCGAATTTCAAGATCACTCAATTTATATTCTCTCTTCGCTACTTCGAGCCGAACTGCAAGCGCAGATGCTGCATTTGCAATTATGTCATTTGCATCTTTCTCTGCAATATTATAAAGAGGAATGAGAATTTTACGAGCTTGGATATCATTGATGCGCATCAGGTGTCCTTTCAGGTTAACCTTATAGAATCAGTATAAACCATTTGAAAGCAAATGTCAACAATTATGTGTGTTCTACAAACTTAATTCCAGCAGCCTCGATTGCACTTCGGCAAACAGGGCAAGGTTTTGCATTCTTCTCCTCGCCTTCTTTATCAAACCGCATCACGACAATCTTATGTGCACTATCCAGCTTTCTGCAGAGTGCAATTGCGTGAATTTCGGCATGTAGAAATTGCTTGTCAGGAAGACCGACTTTGCATGCATGATGATTTTGGAGCGGGTGAGTTTTCACATAACTGTTCTTTCCAATCGAAAGAACTTTACCACGTTTATCATAGATAATGGCAGTAATATCGAATCGGGCTTTAGTCATTGATCAGCAGGGCCTTCAGTTGCTTCAGGCCAGGAGTAACACAGTCAAAGCGGAGACCGGCGACTTCTTCAGCACAACGGTCAAACCCAACAAAAGCAAAAACAGCAGGTTTGCCGGTTTTCTGAGAAATGACAGTAAAACCGTAATCGGCTGCATCGTCATAAACACGCTCTAGTTTGGGATCACCAAGACATGAAAGTTCAGCAACAAACACGTTATTCTTGAACGAAAACTTCGAGGACGAGATCGGAGTGGGGTTCAGTAGCATTGTATTTCCTTTGTTACCTTATAGAATCAGTATAAACTATTCACAGGTTACTGTCAACACACAAGTTCGTCAAAGGTTTCCTTCATGTCGTAAGGTAGACCCAGTTCAAAGCAAATATATGAACCACCATACCACTTGTCATTTTCAGAAAGGTCCATGGATTCGACAAGCCAACGGATCGCAGTCTCACGACTCGAAGCTCCCATATTCATAAGGAGTTCGATCCGACCTTCGAACCGCTTGACTGCGGCTGCCTGTTCACTCCGCTCACGTGCGGCTTCCCACTCAAGTTCAACGAGCAGAGAATCCCATGTAGACTGCTTATCTGCATCGGAAGATGCAGTCCACATTTCCCACCACACAGAATAAGGGCGATAACCGCGAGCATCTTTGTGGAGATCAGAGACAATGGATTCGTCGAAGGTATATACAGTCATGATCGGTTCCTTTGTTACCGTATAGAATCAGTATAAACTATTTGAAAACATTTGTCAACCGTTAAGTTTTGCTTTAATTTCAAGGAAGAACGTGTGGTACTTTGTCATTCGTTCAATGTCCTTAGGTGTCACACCCTTGAGTCGGCGGATATCAGTATTATGAGTCAAGTCTGCCATCTTGACAATCATTGCATCTTTGCTCGAGAATACACCTTCTTTGTATTCTTCGTAGGATTGACCACGTTGTTTGGTGAGCAGTCGGACCGCATCAATGATTCGATCATTCATACCTGCTTCACGCAATTCAATGTATGTGATCCTTGTATCTTCCACAACGTCGTGAAGAAGTGCAACACACTGAAGTTCTTCTTCAGCACTTTCAAGGAGACCCATTACAGCGAACGGGTGTAGAATGTAAGGATTACCACCTTTGTCGAATTGCCCGTGATGGGCATTTGTTGCAATGTGGATGGCGGCGGAGAGCATTTCACCACGTTTCATGATTTAGCCTTTCAGTTGAAGTTACCTTATAGAATCAGTATAAACTATACAAAGGATAATGTCAACCATTACCACCTCTTTGTGATAACATTGTCACCACAATTTCCACAAGTAAAGCCCTCTGCACCGTCTGGACCATCTGGCCCGCCACCATAGTCCGTCCCAGACCAAAGTGTTCGGACTTCATTCGGTGTATATTCATTGATAGCACTGCATTTCTGGCATGTTGCTTGTTTTAGTACCTTGGGATTAAATCCAACTACTTTTGCCATTATTTTATCCTTTATGCCATAATATTATCAAGGTTCATTTCAACTTCCTCAAAGCGAGGCCGAGATTGCCGACCTGCAGCATAGAACCAAACTGCACCATCAAAAAGATAGAGATAATCAGCTCCAGCGTGATTATAACCACACTTCATGTAGACCTTTACCGAAGCATAAACAACAGGTTTTTCATTTTTGTGAACGGAAGATTCAATCGAGGCATTGAGATTTTCATTCAGCGCGGACAAGTAACCTGATTCGGCAACTGCACGAGCCCGATTGGGACTGTTATAATTGTCAACGAGTGTGCGCCCGTTACCTTCAAGATAGCCATCATAGTGGCAATATGTTGCGGTCACCGAGCCGTCTTCATTCACAATACCGATCATCGAGGGAGTACCCATAGTATAGTTCCTTTCAAGTTACCTTATAGAATCAGTATAAACTATTTGAAAGCAGTTGTCAACCATTAATCGAAGAAGTTACCTTCAATCCACTTAAATTCTTTATGAGTGCAGTGCATCCAAGCACCTGGATGGTTCACTTCCAAATTACGATTGGCCTCGGCCATCGCTTTGAGATGAGTTTCTGCTTCAGTGACGAATTTCTGGTTGCCGGCGTAGAATATAAAAGTTGTCATCGTGTTTTCCTATTACCAGTGATGTTGAGCAGCAGCGCCGAGTTGAATTTCACGAATCTCAAACGACTCAGAACCGCGCAACTCGGGGTAGTGAGCGGTCTCGAACACTTCTGAAGCGGCAGTCGCAGCATCGGCGGACGAATAGACTCCGAGGATCATCTCGCCTTCGTAGGCAGTTGAGAGCATAAGTGCATATACAGTCGTCATATCGTGTTCTCTTTCAGTTACCTTATAGAATCAGTATAAACTATTTGAAAGCATTTGTCAACCACAAAGTTTAGCTTCAACTTCTTTAATATGCTTACAACGTTTGAAAGACACGCAATCACAAGTAAAACCATGCGATCCCATGATTACCTTGTATGTCTTGTCACCCTTTGACGAAAGGATATTCCAGCACATTCCGATAGCAAAGTGACATTTGGTGGCAATTTCAGTTGACGGCCAAGACTTCGGACCAGTTTTATATGCCATAGTAAAACCTCAGTTAACTATCAGATACCAAGAACTTCTCGTTCTTCAACTGTTAGTTTTGAAATAGCTGATGCTTTGAGTTCTGCTTTGCGGTGTAGTGCAGCTTCTAGCTTTAGTCGAGTTTCATCTGCAGCTTTATGCTTTTTCCACCATGTTTCGACCTTTTTTCGTGTAACTCCAGCTTCTTTCCAATCGACATTAGAAAGCCAGAGTGGCAACATGTCACTGATTTGGTCTTTACCTTCAAGTGCGGTGAATAGACCGCACAGAACTGCTTCAAAATCAGAAAGTTCCATTCCATGACGATTTTCACGAGGAGTGGTAAGATTACGAGTACGAGTATCAGTCGGACCCCAGCCGTCTCTGCAAGGCATTTGATTTCTCCTTTATTGGTTACCTTATAGAATCAGTATAAATTATTTAAGCTGCAAACATGAATTTTGCCATGTCTTCGGCACACTTGTAGCGCTTGCCGTCAGCAGCTTTGAGATATATGAAAGGCATTTTGTGTGCACGAGTGTTATAACCAACAAGTTCATCACCTTTGGTATTTTTCAGTTTCAAACCTTTGAGTTTAATCATGGTTTCAAGCATCGAATCGGCTCGAGTCTTAGCACCGAGAACTTTAGCGGTCACTTTAATCTCAACTTCAGCTTCGGTGAACTTCATATTGCCGACAGCAATTTCAAGATTTGAGTCGATACCATATTTGCTCAGGAGTGTGGACATCTCAGCGCGAAGGTTGTTGAGGTTTTTGCGGTCGAATTTTGCGAACTTGGTCATTTTGATTCTCTCTGTGTTACCTTATAGAATCAGTATAAACTATTTGTAAGCAAATGTCAACAATCAGAGTGAAACTTTTTCACGAAGTTCGATAAATTTTGGTAACCAGTCACGTGCTTTCTCCACAAAGATCTGAGCAGGTGCATCATCTACTGTCATAACAATGACAATGTTCTTTGGCAGAATACCAAGCCGCTCATAGACCATATAAGAATAACATGACGCTTGCATAAAGTATCCATGGATCGAGTCTCGGTCTTTTGCTCGTTTGGATGTTTTGAAGTCGATAATTGCATACTCACCATCCCATTTTGCAAGACAATCAACCCGTCCTGCAACTCTTAATTTGTCAGAATACAGTGGAAGTTCTAATCCACCGACAATTGTAATGTGCTTATCTAGATATGGCTTGATGTAATTAAAGCTTGCAATATTTGCAGGCATGTGACCTTTCTTGTAGTCAGGCCGATTCTTTAGGTAATGTTCCGCAATTTCATGGACTGCAGTCCCTCGGCGGGATGCTTGACCTGAAACTTTGGCTACTTGTTCTTCACCAACTCTGGCTTTCCAATCTTCCATCCACGATTTATCAGAACCAGCACCTAAAATTGTAGTTACGGATGGATACTTATTTCCTTCAGGTGTTGTGTAGAAACGGCCATTTTCAGTTGTTTCTGCACTCAATTCTGGTAATTCAATACCAGACATATGTTCAAACATGTTATTCCTCTATGTCTTCAATTATCAATTTATCATATTTTGGTTTGAAGTCGGGTAGTTCTATATCACTTACATCTCTTTGTTCTTTTGCATATGAAAGTGAAATATGTGGCTGATATGAAGGCCACTTATCTTCCAAACCGAGACTTTCATACTGTTCTCTTAGATCTTTGATACCGCCTGAAAGTTCTATTGAAAATACTGGAATATCTTTATCATCACCAAGAAACTTGATCCCAGTGATTATGACTTCAGTTGGAGTAATATTCTGTTCTTTATTACGAATGTTACTCTCATTAGTACTATAAAACACTGTCGTGTGAAAGTCAAACTCTTTCGGGTCTTGTTTATCACCATTGTATTTGGCAGATAGATCAAATCTATTCTTTGTTGCCCAGTCTCTTAATTTATCTTGTGACTCTTTATCATATTGAACAGAAACGTATTTCCGTTTTGCCATAAATTCTTTTAATGTTTTCATTTATACCGCCACACTTGGTCCGCCAATAAACACCTTTGATGATCCAGTACTTATTGTATGGTCAAAAGATGTTCCTGTATTAAATTTACTTCCTATACGAACTGCTTTCTTTCCACCTATTGATACTTTACCAGCACATAGTGAAGTAGTGGGTGCATGAAATACTGGAGCAGGTACACAGGGTAAGCCATCAGGGTGTGAAGCCATAGCATCACCTTCTACCGCGACTAATTTGCCCTGTACAAATACTTTTGAATTGCTAGTTGATGCTGTTACTTGTGTACTTGAGACACTCCACGTCCAATATGGAGGTGGAGCACACTGAGGACCTTTAGTCCCATCAGTACAAGCTATTTGACTCTCACCGAGAGCAAATGCGAAAGATTCTCCCATATGTTAATTGGAGAGGCTTTCACCTCTCCAACTCCTTCTTTAAATTACGCTGCTTCTAGTTGTTCTTCGGCAATAATAAATTCTTTTACTAGTCCACTTCTAACAATATCATCTACAGTAAATTCAATTGTTTCGAAGCAATCTGTGCTCATTTTGTCAATAACTTTTTTAAAGTGTCTTAGACCTGAAACATCTAGTCTATTTTTTGATGTTGCAAGATCATCCTGTTTCGTGTCACCGCAAAGAATAATTCTGGAACTTTCTCCGACTCTCGTCATAATTGTTCTAAGTTCATCCCATCTCATATTTTGGCATTCATCAACAATAATAAGAGCATTGTCAAATGTCAAACCCCTAATAAAGGATGTACTCATAAATCGAATCATATTTTTCTGCTTCATGATTTGATATGCATCACCTCGTTCAAACAGATCATTTACAATATCAACATATGGTGCTTCAAAATACGACATCTTTTCCTGTGCACCACCCGGCATGTGACCTTGTTCACGTGATTGAACAGATGATCTAACGACTATAATCTCCTTGTATTGTTTTTTTGCCATAACGTCTTTAAGTGCCAAATAGAGAGAAATGTAAGTTTTTCCGGTACCTGCCGAACCTACTGCCAAAATATTCTTGCCATTATTATATGCATCAAATAATTTTGTTTGCGTATCTGTAATAGGTTCAATCCGTTTCATGCCAAATTTTGTATCTATCAGATAATCAGTTTCTCTAACGACTTGGGTTCTTTTTGTTTTTGTCAGACGTTTTCTAGTTGACATGTAAACTCCTGTTATTGATTAAGAGTAAATTTAAAACGTATTGATACTATCCTTCTTATGATGGTGTCTTACGTTCCTTAGAACATCACGAAAACCGTCGTCGGGCTTTCTTATCCCAAGACGGACCGGGTCACCGAATCCCGGAAACTTATTAAAAATTTGTGTGATATGAGAATTGTCTTCTAAATAACCCGCAAGTTCTGAGTATTTCAGAACTACTTCAAACTCTTCTTGAGTGTTGTCATTTCGCATAGAGTAGATTGGCATTTAGTCTCCTATAAAAAAATGGGGTCGGCTTTGTAGACCGACCCCGTATCAAAATATCATTATTCCTACGATCTACAAGTTTATTTATACCAATTATGATTTTCCGAACCATCAATTAGTGAATAAATTTGCTTCCAGTTATCAACTCTTTTGATCCTTGAATTAACTGCATCATTTGCATTATAGTGATGGTTTACTAAAATACAGCGCATGTTATAGTCTAGACCATATTCTGCATTCTTTGTAAGATCTTCCAACCAGAAACAATCTGTATCTTTGTATTCCTTAAGAAGTTCCTTTTTATTTTTGGATGAACCACAAAGAATTAATTGTTCGAATGTTGTTTTACCAAATAGATTGTGAATATTTTCCATCCGAGCTTCATACATATCCTGTGTATTAGGGATTGCAGAGATACAATGAAAAACATATCCATGTTCCTCGTGTAGTTTTCGGATATACTTGATTGCATCTTTGAAAGGTGCTAGTCGTTTAAGTGCAGCACTTTCATTGAAGGCTTGTGTTAGCATTTCAGCTTCACTAGATGAGATACCATACATATCTTCAATATCATAGCAACCCATTTTCAGGATTTTATAACCATTTGCAATCATCCATTTATGGAAACCTGGTTCCCAATATCCGCATACACCATCATAATCTGTGACAATTACATTTCCATAAACTTGCATTATTTTGATCCTAAACTTAAAGCAATGGCAAGATTGTGATTTGTTGTTTCAAAATCTTTGTGGTGAATTGCAAAACCACCATGTTCAGCCCATGGAATACAGTTCTTTTCAAAATCATCAATAAGGACATCGCCGGGTGAATGCATAAACAAGCACTTATTCTTGCCACCCATCATCGGGATAACTGTGATATCAGGTGAAAGATGTTTATAAACCCACTGACGTTTCTGCACAGCAGCTACTGTATAGTTTGATTTTGGGCATGCAGTCAAAATGGTTGGATTCATATGCTCAACTGAACGAAAGAACTCAAGAGCACCTGGCATAAGCGGGAGATTACTAAAGAAATTTCCATGCCCGTTAATCCATTTCCAAAGTGTAGGATCATCAAGTTTATGGCTTTCGATTCCAAATGCTTCAAGAAAGTATTTGTCAAAGTCAGCCATCACACCGTCTAGGTCGATATAAAGCTTAGTCATAATATAGTATAACCTTTCAGGAATTATTCATCTTCACGATCTTCAAACCGCGAAAGTTTTTCATTTGTTTTCTTGCGACGATTATCACGGCGTTCACGCAATTTACGATCCTTCTCGTAATCATCGTTACCCCACTCGTCGTCCCATTCTTCGCGGAACTTCTTGAAGGATTTAGTCATTTAGTGATTCCTTTTCCATTTATAGATATAATATATTATGATTCTTTTGATTTGTCAATAGTTTCTAGCGGAAACTCTTGTGGAAATGCAGTAATAACGACATTTTTTGACAAACCTTTTAGTGGTTTTTGTTCGATCATTTTGCAAAGAAGTTCCGCATCTTCATTATCCACATCTTCCAAAAGTGATATAAAGAGTTGTTCTCTCTTTACACTATTTAGATTATCATATCCACCACCTTTGACAAATATTCTTAGACGTCTTGCTTCTGCATATAACATACCTTCAACTCCAACATAGGAATTTTTCTTCCATGGTGGTGCTGTATTAGGAATCAAAAATTCCACATTTTTATCATATGTATATTTCAAAACTGTGCGAAGAGCAGGGTTATCGTGCTTTCTAAGCCAATCCACTTTTTCTTCCACAGTCTTTAATTCTGTTGCTTTATTTACAATTTCTGCTATTGAAAATCGCATCAAAAGTCTCCAATATCTGTTATAAGGTTCTTTAGTTTACGTGTTACAAAATAGTTAAATAGCGATGATCTACCTACTTCTTTCTCTTTTGCAAATTCTGTTAGAATTTGTTCTTTATAGTTGGCAGGAACTTCAGCAAGATCAATCATTGTCTTGTTGCGGAAATATCTACTTTTGGTAGTTTCATCCATATGTTCAGGGCCCCTCATCAAGTCTTCCAGTCGCTTCGATGTAACGGCTTTTTGGCGTTCACCAACTACAATCGAATTGTCTGGAGACAAAATATTAGGAACTCCGTCACTGCCATCACCCCGGATAATGTGTTCAGCTAGATATTTATTTGGTTCATTATTTTGAACCCACTTTTTCTGCACTGGATTGTATTGTTTGACATTTGCATATTTTTGCAGCTGGATATAGTCTTTATCTCCGGACAATACCAAAATACTTTCAGTACCATTATTCATTTCCACGCCATATTTATGACAGATAGTACCGATAGTATCATCAGCTTCGCAGTGATCAAAGTGTAATACTTTGTATGGAAAAAACTCGTCTAGTTCTTCACGAATAGTATTGATGATACGGAATAATTCATTCCAATCAAGTTCAGACTCTTCACGAGATTTGCGGCGGCCTGCCTTGTAGTATGGAAAAATCTGACGGCGCCAAGACTTTTGACCATCTGCACAGATCACGAGTTCACCAAAATTTTCAGTAAACTTTTTTCGATTAGCTCGTAGGGAATTTAGAAACATATGACGAATTAAATTTTCGTCAATATCAACATTTGTATGATTACCAATACTCATAAAGAGTGAGGCAAGCATGACCTGGTTATAGTCTACAAGTATCATCCTATTTTATCCTTATTCAATTTTATACATAATAACTATAACATACTTTAAGCAAATGTCAACTATTTTCATCAGTGATAGTGAATACATTTCTTGCATAGTCCTGTAGAAAATGTTCTTCTTTTCTTAGATTTAATTGTAGTGATGTTATTGCTTCTTTCAATAAAATTATGGATGGCAGTATTTCATTAAAATTCTCTTCGAGATTATAACCAAGTCTAACTAATGATTCAAGAGATGAACTTAAGATTGTATCAGTGATTACTTCTACTTCATAGTCCAGTTTAGGTTCTTGAATAGTTGTTGTGTTTGTTTTACTCAATCGTGATTTAAAATCAATTATTTCAGCCATTTCCATTTAACTGCTTTAGAAGACTAATCCATTTAGATTGAAAATGTGGTATCGAGTTTTTATTAAGTTCTCTGATTGTATCTGCAGAAAGTGCACTAATAAATCCAGGGTTTTTATGTTCTTGCTTTAGAAGTGACTTTGTCATTATATATGCAACATTTGCATGCATATTATGATTTTCAGTATAGTCATACATGACAGTTGCACCTCCTGCAGTTTCTGGGAGCGCACCTAAACTTGGGTGTATTACTGTGCAGCCACACTTAATTGCTTCAATCATAGCAATACAAGATGTTTCAGTCCAAATGCAGGGATACAAAAATACATGTGATTGCTTGAGTGCTGCAAGTACTTCTTCGTTTGATTTTGTTCCGTGATATGTAATCTTTGGATGTGTTTTCAAAGCATCAAAAAGTTTTTCATAATGTTTGTCACGTTCTTTCCAACCATAGATTTCAAAAGATGAGTAGACATCCAAGTGAATATTATCAAATTCTTTTGAAAGTGCATCAAAAATTGGATACAAAAGTTCCAGCCCGCGATGGGGTGTTGTGTGATATATAAACCGAATAGGACCAATCGGCCTTTCAATATATTCAAACTCAGTTTCAATGGCATTTTCAATTACAGAACACATCGAATACGGAATACCATACATAGTAATATATTGATCTCTTTGCCAGTGTGAAACAAACACTAATTTTGAAAATTTATTCCACCCACCATTTAGAAGGATTTTATTCTCTGGATCGGCTGCCAAATCATGGCAATAAAAGATATTTTTAACATCATCATAAATTTGTCTAGGTCTAGAAAAATGGATGGCAAAATTATCTAGTAGAGATGAGGGAACCGCCGCTAAAAGCCGATCCCTCATCATTTCAGTGCCACCTCTAGCGTTTCTAGATAGATCAGTATCTACTATTGCGCCTCGGTAAATACAACTCATGCAATAAACTCACTTGTAAAATCTTTGACTGAGTCCCATCTAAAACTGCGCCAGCCAGGTGCATTTACATCATATACTGGCTGGACGGCGGGATTTTCTGTCTTCGATTTAGTTGTTTCGGACAATACACCATCAGAAGGAATCATTAATTCATTGAGAGTGCAATACATCACTCGCTCTTCACCATTAACCTTTGTAAATGTTACTTTACAGATTTTCTCATAAAGGGCATTTTTAATTGTGTCTCTATCTAGCAATTCCATTATCAACCCCCAGTCATACTGAATGATTTCTTTTCGAGTTCCTTGCGTGATCCGTGCATAAGATCATTGTAGCGAACTCGAATAAATTTCTTATCAGTCTGTTCTTTATTTGGATTTGCCATAGTAACCCAAGGATTACTACCATTAATCCAAGCACTCTGGCGGTTCAACATATCTTGTCCGGTATCACGATCTGCGCGGATTGCATTACATGTAGCATTTGCTACATTCTTGCGTTCGCCTTTTGAGATATATGTCTTACCGCTTGCCTTTTTAGCCATAGTATATTCACTCCTTCATTTTTTTGGTAATTTTATTAGACCTAAGTCCATGAGAATTTTATAATTAATTTCTGTAAGATCACCGAATGGGTTTAATCTTAGGGCCGTAATTAATCTATCTATATAAATTAATTCTTTTTCATTTTTACTTGCAATACTAAAAGATTCAAAGAAAGTTTCTATGTCATATGGATTTTCACATAATATCCTGGTCGATACCACCTTTTTCTTTTTTATTGATTTTTCTTCCATTGGATTCCTTTTCGTGGATCATTTGAATCGCACTAAAGAACTCTGTCTTAGTGCCGTTATTATGAACACGATAGGTGCGAATATCTGGTTGTTCAGAAAGAAGATGTGATTTTATAATAGGGGTTTGTTTGCCCAAAACAAGTTCTTCCACAAGGTTTCCATTAAAGTATCTTCTTGAATCCGAAGAAAAATTGCAACCTTCTCGTGTAAGCTGAATGACTAATATAATTTCAGCTCCAAACTTATTTATAATTGGAGAAAGTTCCTCTTGGAAGCCGCCGTCACTGACACAGAAATTGCGGTCAGTTGTTATCTGTTCTGATAACTTTTTGCCAAAATATTCTTTACCGTATTTAGGTTTGATATATTGTTCGGAAACATAGATCATTGCATCTCTACGACTTAATGACTGTCCGTTTATTTTTAATTGGGGAACAGGTTGCTCTTTTATTGTTCTATCATTATAACCTTTCATAAACCAACCTTTAGAAACACCAAAGAATTTGAATGTTTCTTTGAATAGTTCTTCTTTGAATGAAAGGTGTTTGTATCCTAGTGTCTCATAAAATAAACAGGCTGCGTCTTTGCCGCAGCCTGGAGGACCATTAAAAACTATTACTGACAATTAAACCTCTGCACCTAGATCTGAAAAGGCGTCATCCCATTCTTCTGCTGTAATACCAGAAAGAATAAATTCACGGTCGCTGTCAGTAAGATAGGGCATAATGTCGTGGATATTCCCATGACCTGCCTGCCATGCCATGTAATCATCAAGATTAACGGGAATGCTACGAGTACGTTCGATGCCAGAGATTACGCTTTTACGTTTGATATACATGTCGATCCATCCTCATTTATATTTGTCGTATAATTCAATATATACTCATTCATTTGGTTTGTCAACCATTTTGTTGAACCCAAGTTTTGCTATATAGTAAGCATCAACTATGTCAGAGACTGGGTTCCATATTTTCTCGTTCATTATGTCGAGTGTCTTTCGAATGTCGACATTTGTTTCTTCTAGAAAACATTCATACAAACGTTCTTTATTTGAATTTCCCTTTCCCGTGGCGTGTTTCTTTATTTCAGATGGCGCAAAAACAGAAAATGGTATTCCATCTTTCCATAATTTATATTTAAGAAGACCAGTGTTTTCGGCAATCTGAAAGACTCTACCTACTGCATTATATGCATAACCTTCAATGAAGCATTTTTCTGCTTTATTTTCCATAATAATACGAGAAGACCAACCTGATATATTATCATATCTGTGAGCATCCGAATCATATTTTTCGTATTCAGTCCCAAAGAACTGCCCAGAAAAAACAATCCATTTTGGTTTTGGGGAAAGATAATAAAACTTACAATTCTTGACATCCCACGTGTCACCATCGTGAACACAAATAGATGGACTTGTTAAACTATAATCAATACCAGCAATAATAGTCATAAATACCTCTACATTTTCTATAGAGGTATTTATTTCATTACTTACATGTTGTCAGAATACCGCTTCATTTGTTCTCGTGCTTCTTCCAAGTAATTAGAAGCACCACCGACTCCACCAGTTTCATCAAACCAGACAAAGACACCTTCATCATATTGATAGATATGACTTTCAATTACAATGGGATATTTTGGTTTGGCAAGATATTCGGTATTATCATAATATTCCATAGTCAATTCCTTCTCATTTGAGCAACATCAATAGCGGCTTCTCTGTTATCACGCCGAATAGGAACAAGATTTGATTTGTGCATTACTGTAATTCCCATAATCTCGTTTCCGGAATATACATTTTCAAGTTTTTTTGGTGTTTGGCCTGGAATAGTATCTGAAGTTTTTGGAAGTGTTGATTTTACTCTGTAGTCTGGTATTTCATTAACGATAATACCCTTATATCTACCAGTAAACCCAACACGAACCAAAAGTAATTCCATTTGTCTTTCAGCTTCAATTAGTGATTTTCTTTTCTTTTTCATGTCAATGGTTTCAATTTGAAGTCGGGAATTTGATAAGTGTAAATCTGCATTAACATACTGACCTTGTATAGATCTTGATTCAATCTACCTTCTAGATAATCCACAAGATCTATAGTTGAGTTTGTATCTACAAGATGCATATCAAAATCAACTTCAAGAGCTTCAGATATTGTACAATCCAAATCAATCATAATTTCTACAATACTTTGTTCATATGAACAAATAGTGACGTGAGTTTTATAATAAACCGATTCTAGTAAATTGTCAATAATTGATTTAGAATGGTTGGTCACCATACCCACCGATCGTATTTTCTACTTCTTTTACTAAATCTTCATAACCACCAATGTATCTATCATCCCACCATATCTGCGGTACTGTTTTTACACTAGGTAATTTTACTTTCATATCGTTCAGATTCTTGTCATCATCTGTGTCTTTCCATTCATATCTGAGACTATATCGTTCCGCAAGTCGTTTTGCTCGGATACACCAACCACATCTTGAATGGCCATAAATTGTAATCATTTCTTTAAATCCTTTCTTGTAAACCAATAACTCCAAGAGTGTAGACAGTGATGTGGATCAAACCAAAATATGGAATCAATTAACAATACTAAATTAAACTTACCTTCTCTTTTTCGTTGGTAGTTTCGTGCGCTGAAACTTTGATTGCTATAACCACCAAGAATTACGTTTAATAATATCGAAAATGCTATAAATATTCGCTGAAAATATTTCTTTATTTTTATTGGTTCCATGGAATAACTCCTTCATAATGCCATGGTGTATTTATTCCATATCAGATATCTTTTATGTGTTCACTCCTTAAACTCAACTGGCACACAAAAGCCATTCTTCCATGACGAATATTTTGCCTTAGCAAGACTAGTTTCAGTTTCTCCGCTGTACAGAATTTTATTGAGCTTGATTTTTTTACGCTTGTCGAGCCAAGTTCCGAGCATAATAATCCCTATAAAGGAAGCAACAAAAACCGTTAATACACCAGTTGTTACTAAAGCGTCGGCTGTGTGGTAGATAAACCCATATCCAATTGAATATACAAGCCAAATGAAGGCCGCGGCGACAGCAAGTACAAATGTAGCAACAACAAGAACTTTAAAGATACTATAGAGAGTCAGTTGCCAATATGAACAAAGATTATCTTTACTCTGGACATATCGCTGGGCATAACCTTCACTTTTTAAAGTACCATTTGTCTGGCACATCTCAAGATTAAGTTTATAATGCCAGGAATTTTTATTTACGGAAAATAGTTTCATTTGATACCTTCTTCATCTAGTGCTTCACGGAGCAGTTTAAGCAATTCATCATATGTCTCTACCATAGGCATAGCATACCGATCACATACCATCTTTACATTACCATACCGATAAAACTCTTTTGGGCAACAAACAATGACATTATCGCCGTTAAATAGTCCAAGTTCAAGAAGAGTGATTGGTGCTTTTGAATCAGCAGTAAAGTAGTATAAATTTGCATCTGCTTGCTCTTGACATTCCAGTTCCCATTCTACTTGTTCATAGAATTTTGTTCCTGGTGTTGGATCTTGAATCCAAGATGAATCCCAATCATCGCGGCGGGGATTTAGAAGGACCAGATCGGTATAATCTGAAAGATCATTTGTTAGGCGTACTTGCCAATTCTCTGCTGCACCCATGTCGATTGATCCGCCGAGGAAAATACTCATTGACTCGTCTTGAATGTAGGGTTCTGGTGCTTTAATTACCCGTGCCATATTATACTCCGTAAATATCTGTTGCAATTTGACCTGCGCGTTTCATGTCAGCAAGTGCGCCAAACTGATCACGGAGTGCTTTCATAATTTCACCTTTCTTAGGTACAGAACTCATTTTACTGTGACCAGTCATGAATACTCTAAGAAATGTAGTGATTTCTTCATCTGATGCCATTTGTGGTAGAACACCAACCAGAATTTGTTTTTCAAAGTTAAGAGAAATACGACGACCATCATCAATATTCAACTTAAGATTTTCATCAATCGTAGCAACAAGTTTTTGGATTACTTTAATTGCTTCATCTTCAGTCGTGGCACGATTACCGTTATTTTTACCTACTTTTTCAATTTCACTAAGAGCAAATAGAATAGCAGGTGCAACGGGGCTTCGTACTTTTCGAAGAGCCATAGACTCGGTTTTTAGTTTTTCTACGATATTCATTTTACTTTCCATTGTTTTTTTACTGATTGAATCGCAGATATCATTGCAACAGAGTTGCCTTGAACATCAACGATTCTTTTCCAATATTTGAGTTTACGTTTTGCAATTAAAATTTCTGCTTCTGCTTGACGTTTTTCAGCAAAAGTTGATCGAGAGTTTACTGCGATAAAGTCAAGATACATCAAATTCGAAAAGTGTTTTTCATATTGTTTAACTCCATCGTAATGATAAGGATCAAACGGACCTTCGAACTTAGAAGAAGCAGTATCGTAGATGATTCCCATGACATATTCTCCTGATTTATTAATCTATAATAATACAAGTGTTAAGAAATGTCAACTGTATTTTACGACACATAAACAACTTAAACTATCACTATCGAAGTGTTCTTCGATTTTCAACAACTGTGACCAAATCAAATCCAATAATCTTGACGGTAACCGATCCTTTATGAATTCCATCTACAGTAATTTCCATGAACCCCTCACCATTACCATATGCTGTACCCCAAATGTCAAGCATTTCATGCACCATTTCTTCGGAGGCATAACCATCAATACACATACGAAGATTGTTTATAGAAGATGAATCCAGTGCATATGGCGATGATCCATATTCAGTGTCAAAATTCATAAACTCAATTGGCAATTCGGGATACTCTTCATCCACATCACTGAGAAGTGGTCTAACTTTAGCATCAAAAACTTTTCGAGCCTGTTCTGCACCGTATCGTTCTGCACCCCAACCAGTCAACGCAACACAAACAATCTCGTCAACATTGCCAGCATACTGGTCCAGTTTTACTACTAGGAATTTATCTTTCATTTCAAATCATCCAATTCAGGGTCATACTTCAAAGTTACTTGGTATTCTTTTTGTAGGTGGTCGCGTATCCATTCTGCAACACCTGGCACCGCTTCACAGAGCGCCAGGTCTTCTAGTGTTGAATAGACTTCTTGAAGGTCTACTTGAAGGTCTACTTGAATTCCCATCAATCGCCGCCTTTCAGCAAAAACGAGTTGGAAATGGTTTTGAAGCTGAAGCTCGGGTCTTCATTGCACTTCCACACAAGGCCTTCGCGGATTTTGTGACTGATACTTGGTCCTTCTGCAAGAGCAAGACCTTCGTCAACGCTGTTAGGCGCTTTCCAGTCAGTGCCAAGAACAGGAACATGATCTAGCTCATGAAAATCGGCAACCCATTGGCGATTTGCCGGAGTAAGGTATTCGTGCTTTACAATGTCAAAAATGTCGAATACAAAGAAACGATGTTCCTTAAAGTTTTCACGGTTACCTTGGATCGAAGGCCCGCACATTTCTCCCTGAAATGCTAGACCATCTTTGATCTTATCACCAATCTTGAGAGCCATAGCAACAAAGGTGTTGCCTGCATTTTCTTCATTGATCTTGAGCTCAAGGTTACGACTGCAAACACGAAGAACACCTTCCCAGCGGAAGATTGTGCAACTCGAACCGTCCAGTTTCATTGTAACTTCGTAGGTAGGTTCTTGGAAGTCAGCAGGAACAACGACAGGATGCTCTTGAAGAGTCTGAGTCTCAGCATTCCAGACCTTCTCAGTAGCAAACCTCTTGGCCCGCTTTTGAATATCACCAAAACAGTTCTGAATACGCTCTTGATCGGTCTTGGGGATCAAGGAAGTCGGAAACATACCCACAGCTTGGCCTTGAAGCTGAGCAGGAATTGGAGATTCCCACTTTTGGATGCCGAGGTATTCAGTGCAGTCGTATCCTTCAGACAATGATACTGAAGTATCATTTGCACCAAACCAAACTACATCTTTCTCATCTTCTGGATTTGTTGCTCGTGGGCCAAAGACATCAAGAATGTCGGTATCGAGTAGAAGCCCTTGAGAAACCTGACCACGCAAGCGAATAGTTCGTAGACGTTCGCCTTTCACTCCGTTGTATTCGCGCGGTTCATTGCCTTTCGACAAGAAAGGAGCAAGTTCAGTTGGGACCCAAGCGTCAATTTCAATGTAGGCTGCAAGGTCACCGACCGCAAACTCACTTTTTTTCACTACGACTTTCCAGCCGTCAATAGTTGCTACTTCGATGGCGTCAGCACCTTCGATGGGCTGAATATCGGCAATCCGACGAATAGAAGCAAGTTTACGTTCGGTCATGTGATTTCCTTAATCGGACGAGGATGAGTAAGAGGGGCCAGAGTCATACGACGAAGAACTCGAAGAGTCGTGTGAATGTGAGTGAGAAGACCAACTAGACCCAGAGTCGTGAGAGTGTTTTGGTGGATCATAGTCTGGTTGATTCAAGGGATTTAGAGGGGAAATTGGATTTAGTGGGTTGAAAGGATCCGTCAATGGATCGTATGTCGAGGATGGTGTTTCACGCCGATATGTCGAGTATTTGTTTCCACCAACAATATCACCAGATGCTTTGGCACCTCGTTGATTTACAATATTTGTGGTTTGTGTAACACGATTACGGTTACTCGAGAAGTTGACCTCTTGAGTCACCTTCACTTCAGTCTTCTTTTTTCCGAAAAGCCATCCGAACATCTATATCTCCTTCATTACAAGATCATATTATACTGATTCTTTAACTATGTCAACCGACAAGTTCAGATTCATCGGTAAAGTATGCAAGTATTTTATGATCGTTTACAATTGATCCCATGGATTGATATTCATCAGGCCAACGTGGTTCATTGACTTTTTCATAGACTTGCATAAGATCAGGTTCTTTCCTGTGATCCGCATGTACTAGATAATGATTGCAATCATATTCAACGAGTACTTTCATTATTCTGTTCCTCTTGAATTTCCTTGATAATAGCAGCCATTTCATCAGTATTAACTTCGGCAAATTCATCAACATAGGCTTGAATTTCCCAAGCAACAGTTTTTGGTTCCCAATCCCAAACTGGTTGGCCATTTTCAGCAGAGTTCTGCATCAGTTCAAGCAATTGCTCTTTCATTTCGTTAACCTCCATAATATTCATGCCCGCTCCAGTTACAAAGAACTTTTCCGATTGCATCATATACGGGACTAACACCGCAATCGGTTGTAGGTTCATATTTAGCCGCATAATCATACAAGTCAGGAAACAAATAGATAGAAAGAATATGAATATTCATCGGCGGGCCTGGATGCCGTGGATTTTGGAACACGTCTACACGCTCGATCAGATTTTTAATATGTTCTTTTTGTTCTAGAGCATGAATTGCGGTTTTCATATCTCTCACTGTAACAATATTACTCGGAATACGCTCGTTAACATAAGAGAGACTTTTATTCAGATAAGCAATAATTGGTGTAAGATCAATAGAATTTTTCTGATCATGTTCATCGATTGCTTTTTTAATATGTTTTCCAAGCAGTCGAGCTTTTGTTGCTGCAATGTCAGTCATAATTAATTTCCTTCACAGCGAATGTAGGTAAGAGTTTCGGCATCAATTGCAGGTGCCAGACTTTTTCCATATCCACCTGCACTATCAAAATAATATTTGACACCATTCAAGCAAGCAACTTCAAACCCATTCACAACTTCATTTGTAGTTTCAGTTGGTTTACAAGCAACAAGAAATAGAACGGATACAATGACAAGATATTTCATTGGACTTCACCTTCAACAAAAATATTGGTAGCATGGATTTCACGAACCGATTCATCATCCCATTGGACTTTAAGAATTGTTTGAAATCCATTATTTGAGAACCCAACGATGTGACCAAACATAGGACGAGCATCTTCTCCAGTGTGTAGACCACCGCAAGAACCATCTTTCTCACGAACAACAGTTCCGATTTTATATTTCCACATTCATTTTACTCCGAAGAAAGTTTTGACGTCCTTCCAGGTGCCCGTCACGAGCGGCTGATTGAATCCATTTTCATGACCCCAAACCTCGGCCCGACCTTTAGTTGCATTAAAACCGGAGGAAGGAATAATGGTGTAAAGAACATCACCGGTTACCATGTCGCAGATACGAATGTCGTCATAGAGACTACCGATCATCGGACAGTTATTCTTGAAGAACACATAGTTCTTTTCAGTGTCGATTTTGGAAGACTTCATGAGACGAAGAACTTTTTTGCCGAGGTTCTGGGTTTTTGCAGCAAGAGAAGTGTCGCGGCAGAACCAGTCATACCAACCGGCTTCAATCTGAGTGGATCGCTTGTTTGCATCAAAGTCACCGCGGAGAAAACGAATAGCAAAGTCGGCGATGGGCATATTAGACATCTTGTAGGTTCCTCTGTTACCTTATAGAATCAGTATAAACTATTTGTAAGTAAATGTCAACCACTAAAAAGTTTCCAAAGTACAAAAATTGGAATTGACAACGGCCAAAAAAGCCCCGCAGCACAAGATACCAGTGCATCGAGACCTTCAGGATCACCATCTTTATTTTGTTTATCAAAATATTTAAGTGACTTAAAATAAACAAATAATCCAATAACTAGGTAACTTGCAAATAAAAGTTCAGTTACCATACACTCAATCCTTTCTTGCGGATTACATTATTAATCCGCTTCTTCAGAACATCTACGTTAATGTCATAATCTTCTTGGATATCATAGAATGCTTCCCATTTTTCATTCTGGGACATTTGCATCTTATTATCTACAAACCATTCAATACGCTTATTGAGATTTAGAACACGAATTTTATCTTCGTAATCAAGCTCTTCGAGAAGATTTTTTCTTTGTTTTTCAAGTACTTCCATCATGCTACGTTCCAATCAAGATCTTCTTTTGTTTCAACAGATTCATAACCATCATATTCAGTGATACGGTACAAATTGCCTTCTGGAACATCTTCGATCCGAAGTTTTGCAAAGGTGCCGCTAGCCTTGTCACCAAGCGTTTCTACGACTTGAACAAGAATCGGATCATCTCGTTTAATCGAGTGGGGACCATAGAAGTTTTCTAGTCCTTCTACTTTAAACGTATTACCCCATTTAGTTTTTTCTTCTGTATACTTGAAACCTTTTAGATCAAGATACATGCGAGTTGCTTCATCAGAAATACCAAATCCACCATAACAAGCATTATATACAATTTTAGTCATTTTGATTCCTCATATTGTTTTAAAACATTTGTAATACGATCATTAGATTCTCGAAACCATTCTACACAAGATTCTGCGCAGGCTTTTGCTTGTGGATCATTAATATAAAATGAAAGCACATGAAATTTATCTTCTGCTTCAAACATATCAACAAGACACCGTTTTAGTTCTGCAATTAAACTAGCTTCAGTCATTAGTCAAACCTTTCCAAAATGAATGTTCCAGAATATATTCGGCAGATATTATAAAAACTGATTTATGTTCATCAGTCCGTTTTTCACCTTCTGGAAGTTTTCGTTCAATCAGATGAAATACTACAGAATGATCCAGTGGCTGGGGTTTCTCAATTCCAATCACAAGTTTATTTCGATGTGTCGGTTTAATATGGTGCAAAAATTGCGTTGCACGGGCTAAATCACTGATAGAAGAATCTGCAAAGTCCACCATATTAAACCTCCATCCAGTTCATCATTGCTTCGTACTTCGGACCGTTACCAACAGAGTCACGTATCTTCTTGATTACAAGGGCCCGAAGTTCCTTTCCGTCAAGAGCAGAGAAGATGAAAGCAGCATCTTCTTTGTTAAGGAGGTTCGGAACAAAGTTGATAGCAACTTCCTTCTTTACTCCACCATGCAGGACACGAGCAAGAGTGACAAGACCTTCGAGTCGACCAAGAACGTTTTCAATAGCAGCATCGAGTCGAAGTTCATATGCGCGAACAACAGCAAGATCAGTTGCATCCAACAAAGGCAGGACGTCATCGAGTTGTTCATTCACGATGATATCAGCAATGTTCCGATCAGAACGGATCAGGTCCTTGGTCTTGTGGATACGGACATACCAATCATTCTTGATTTTCAGCATGTGGCCCGTGGTAAAACGGATGATGTCACCCTCACGTCCCTGTTGTTGGCGGGCACGTACGATGTAGTCTGACAGCCCACCGTCTACAGACCCATACTGCGGAACAACCTCGAAAGGAGCACCGAAATGCAAGTTGCTGATATACTCACCAGTAACAGTGTTACGAATGGCGGTCAGGATCAACTTCGGCTCAGAGTAGTCAATAACGATCTTGTTGGTCGGTGCAATGTATTCAAAGATCGGAGTTAAGCCATCGTCCATCATATATTCAAGCCAATCATACTGATTAGCATCAAGCAACTTTTCAGACTCGACAGCGATATCAGTCACACCCATCTTGGTGGCAAGACGAATCATTCCGTTCATGCGGAGCGGACGAATCATCGAGCCGTCCATCTTTTCCATGATAACATGAGGTTGAGTCATGTCAATCATATAAATCTGAGTCTCTTCACGCTCGTTCACGTTGAAGAACTTGTGATAGGGCCGCGACATGATGTTGCCTTCAGTATCGAAGATGATACCGCGGCACTCACGACGAATAGCAGCGCCAAGATCATCAGGACCAGCCATGTTGAAAGTATCCGCCATGGCCACAACATAGTTAATTACCGTGCCAAACTCGCGCTCAGCAACAATAAATTCGGAACGGCCTTCGATGTAAGGAAGGACATCAGTGATGGTACGAATTTCAGGAAACACATAGTTCATTTTCAGTCTTCCATCATTACAAAAAAGTTGTGGGTGCCAGCAAAGAAGTCGTTCAGCCAGTCATTGATCATTTGCTTGTAGTCGCTATAGTGAGCGACTGGATGAGTCAGGAGCTTTAGACCTTTGATTGGATCAAAGGTCGTGTAGGCAGTTTCATAAACCGTGTATTCTACATTGATCATGGTCAGTTCCTCTTACCTTATAGAATCAGTATAAACTATTCAGGTGGTAATGTCAACCCACTTAATCAAATTAAAATCAGGAAAAACAATTTTTGCATGCACAACTTCACAGAGACCATTCTGAACTCTTGCTTTCCAAAAATCATCAGATCCTTCGCCCTTACCTTCAAGTTCAATTAGAATTTTTGGATATTGCAAGGAGACTCGCGCGCAATCTTCTTTCCAGTCATACCATTTTGATTCAAAATAATTTGTAAGTGTGGTCCCATCATCCAAAAATTCATAGTCATGAAGATCAAGATCTTTTGCAATCTTCAAACCTTGGTTTGCATTATCAAGATTTGAAATTTTTAACTCATATTGTGTGTAGTATCCCATTAAAATCCCCCGTTAGTGTCCCAGTATTCTGCATTTTCTTTTTCAATTTGATCCCACTGTTCTTTGAGAATCGACACATCATATTCATTAGCCAAATATGGCTCTTGCCAGTAAGGTTCTCCGACAGGTGCCATTACAGAGGTTCCACCTTCATGAACATAGAACATATCGCTGTAATCTGCATCTACATAGATGCGAATTTCCCCGCCTTCTTCATAAGAAGACCAGCTAGCTTCATAAACAAGTTGCATTTTAAACCTTCATACATAGAAGTGTAAGTTTGGCATAGCGCCGAATTTCTTCATCGGATGATTCTGAAAAGTCAAACGAATACATTCGTTCATAGACTAGACTGGCAGTTTCCATAGGAATATTCAGAAGTTCAGAGATAACACTAACCCAGTACATTGTGTTTCCTTTTCATGCCTTATAGAATCAGTATAAACTATTTGAAATCAAATGTCAACAAAAAAGGCGAGGAATTTCTCCCTCGCCGAAATTTATTTGTAAGGATAGATCTTATTTTGTAGTAATGGTTGTATCCACTGCAAGATCTTTTGCGGTTTTCACCATCAGCATGTTCATGAAACTTTCAACAGTCCCAAGGGCCGAACCAGAATTTCCTGAACCATTGCCACCAGCAATAACTGTGGATGGAACATTGATCTTGGAAGCAGCATCAGCCCATACTTTTTGTGCTTCGGTCCATGCCGCAAGTTTTTGTGCAAGAGCACCATCGGCCTCAAGGATTACACGCTTTTCATATGCAGCAGCATCGGCACCAACTTGAACAGATTCAGCATCAATTCGAGCACGTTCAAGGTTAATAGCAGCAGTTTCCTTTGCTACACGAGCCTCTTCACGGACACGTTCAGCAGCAGTAATTGCAAGTTTCTTCTGGGTTTCGGCCTCGGTGGTCAACTGGATTTGTTCGGTCTTTGCTTCTGCTTGACGCTTTGCAATTTCAGTATCACCTTCTGCAATTCGGAGCAGACGCTGTTCCTCTTGTTCAAGCCGCTGTTCCTTTGCAATGACCCGACGAGATACAGCATCCTTACGCTTCTTTTGTTGTTCCTCGAATGCAGGGTCAGCCTCGATTTTTTCTAGGATTGCCTGACTAACTAGGATACCATATTGCAGATATTCCGGAACAGTACGAATTTCTTTACCATTACCATCAAGCACCTTTTCGGCAACCATGATAGTGACGGTGGTAGCACCAACATCTGAAGTATCAGCTGCGTTTACAGTATCAGATGCAGCAGCACCGGAAGAATCAGCATTCAGTGCATCAATTACTTTTGGAACAAGTTGGACTTTGGGTTGACCTTTCATCAGAGTATCTTTGAACTCGATTTTAAATTGATCTCGCATCTGGCCAGAGAAATACTGTTCCATAGTAAACATGTTAGCAACAGTGTCGATTGCTGTAGTAACACTTGGACGAAGTGTCGTGGTAATCAGGCGCTCTGGTGACCGAAAGTCGCGGGCCATTTTCAAGAATTGGTCCGAATCTTGAGGAATACCGAAACGAGTTGTTTGGAATACATCGCCAGTCCAGTTATCACTCATACGAACATTATATGAGCCGCTAACTGAACTTCCTTCAGCGTCAGGATCAAGTGTATGTGCTACAGTAATGAAGTAAGGCCATGCAGTTGAAGTTCCCCAGGCAGAAAAATACCAACCAGTTTCACAAGTTGAACTTTCAGATCCAAAAATTGTTCGGACGTGTTGGCAATAACCAGCATCATTATAACTGATGGCACCAAAACCACCGATGAGAAGACCAAATGATGCAAGAATAGGAACAAAAATCCTTTTCAAAGTACCAAGTTCTGCCGGCACCCTGACAAGTTTAAGTACAGTAGCAAGTACCAAAAATAGTACGGCCATAAAAATAGTAAACATTGTATAGTTTCTCCTTAGTGTGTTTTATTTAGTTGTGTTTGTTGATCTTTGTATTCGGTGTAAACCCATACAAAGAATGGAATATATGCTAGAAAAAGTGCAATCGCTAAGTTCATTTATCTTGTTCCCTATTATCAACTACCTTTTCGACAATATTTCCATCTTCGTCCTTATCTTTGACATATGTATAAGTATTTTTACTTTTAACAGGCCAGAAGATACCGATAACAAGAACGATAAAACATGTAATAAGAATTAGCGTAATCATGATAGAATCTCAGCTGGTTCAAATTCTGTTCGGACTGTTTCAGGAGTCCCGTAATAGACACTCCATTTCATACGAAACTTCTTTCCAGTTTTGTGTAAAAAATCACGGGTGAATACTCCATAATCCTCTTGACTGTCAATACATTCTTCATCTGAGATTGCAGTAAAAAGTGGATGAAGTTCATCAATGATGCAGTGTAGGTGTTGCTCGATAATTGATATTGTCATTAGGTTTTTCCAATAAGTCCTCTGATAAATGCCCAAATGAAGAAGATAGGAGTTAGAAAAATCAGTAACAATAACCCTATCCAAAAATGTTCTACAAGTACAAGTGCAGAACCATATACTGTTACTAGAATGAAAGCAAAAACAATAATTGCAAAAACCAGTTCAACCATTATGGTCTCACAATAATATTGTTGTCTCTATAGCGAGAAACTAGAATTACTTCATAACCTTTGAGTTCTGGGTGTTTCCGAAGATGCCGCAGGAATGCCCGATATGATTTGCAATCAGAATGAGTAGATGCACCCGCGGGTGTCATCGTATTAGCAGTTACCCACTTCTTTGTCTGAAAGCACCACCAAAGTGAAGGTTGATCATCATTCCGAAATACGGTGATTCCCATGAACCATCGACGGAGAATACGTTGACCTTTTGGTGCTTCGAAAGTGATGTTCATTTGATTCTTTAATGATATTAAGTAAGAAGATTTTGCGAGTTTGCTGTTGGTCATTACACTTCCACATCTTGATATTGAACTTCCAAGATTTCATAGTCATGCTTTGGGTTTTTAGGAATCCAACGACCTGTTACATAACGATGTTTATTACCATGGTTTGGTAAATCCAAGTATGCTTCTTTCGATGTCGGCCACGATTCCAATACAGACCTGTCACCTCGTATGGACATACCATATTGATCTACTTGTTGAATGACGACTTGCCACTCACATCGCATTGTTTTGATACGGAAATTCTTCGTTTGGTTCATTTTGTACCTCATATAGACAATATATACTGATTCTCTACTGTTGTAAACAAAAATATTATGCCAACACGATTTTAATTTCTTTCAACTCAAAGTCAGGAAGATCATCTTTTGCATATGAAGGTTGATTTGTCATTGTACGAGTTGCTGCACCTTTCGATGTGTAGACACGAGCTTTCTGAAGCTCATCGGTCAATGTGTGACCCCATGCATCTGTTTTCTGCAGATATTTCAGAGTAAGTTTATCTCGGAGAACATATGAGGTCATGGTCGTTTCACCTTTTGTTTTCATAATAGCAATATATACTGATTCTATTTCATTGTAAACCAAATTATTTTACTTAAGTACGATATTTTTAGTTGACATTATCTTAACACATGGTATAATTGGATTATCATCCATAAAGATATATGAATCAGTTAATTGAATTTAAACTGAAAGAATCAAGAAAAGTATATATTAGTCGTCCCAGGCAGCATTGCTCCATCCTTCATCCCAAGCAAGGTAAAAATCCCACTCGTCATTGTTGTTATACTGGTTATCCTCCGATCCCATACCGTTTTGATATGCACGATAGCATTCTTCACGTGCATCCGATACAGTATGATCCGAAGAATGAACCCAGTTGTAGTATTCTTCGTCCATTAACTTGCTCCCAAAATTAACATCATCACGCCGAAAACAGTAAACAAGATTGCAAATGCAGTACCTACTTTATCGGTAGATATAACAAATAGCAATGGTGTGATCACAAGCATAATTAGACCTGCGGCAGCCATTTCACTTCACTCCGTCACGAAGATAAGCGGATTCCAGAAGAAGAATGACGCCAAGAGCTTCAAGCGGATTAAGCTTTTCGCCGAGAGCACTTGCAGTCACAGCCCGTTTTTCAAAGAAGTCGATTGCTTCGCGAACCGGCTTGCCTTCCATGTATCCAATATTTGAGTGGATACCCATCTTAACAATGTCGTAGTCAGCACGGTTCACCCATTCAGGGTTGTGAGGAGTAAGGTTTTCGCGCATTTGTTGAAGCAATTCTAGAAAGTTCATGGTCGGTTCCTTTATACCTTATAGAATCAGTATAAACTATTTGAAAGCAAATGTCAAACGTTATCAATACGCCTGTTGTGCATCTTTAAAAACTTTTTTGCATTCTTAAAAGTTTCACGATCTATAACATCAAAGTCAGGTGTCCATGGATGATTCGAAGAATAAGGATGATCAGAAAATCTGAACAAGTATGTTTTATTTCGTACATCCAGTTCAATATACCTTGAAGTTTGCGACCCACGCACACGATATTTGCACATCCTTTTGGTGCAAAGATTCTTGAAGAAACCGTAAAACTTATTCTTTTCAGTAAAGTTTTCCATGCTGACCTCTTTGATTATAGAATCAGTATAAACTATTTGAAAGCAAATGTCAACGGATAATTAGTTCTTTCTTTGCAAAAACCATTTCTGGATCCAACCCAACAAGATCAATACCACAAAGATCGAACTTCTTGTAACTCAAGCATTCTTTATAATCTAGAATTTCACCAAGAAGTTCCTTGATCTTTGCGATGTATTTCTCTGGTGCTGTGCTGTTTATTCTTGAAACATTTTCATAGAGACCAATTTCATCATATCTAATACCACTTTTTAATTTTGGAAATGTCGGTAATTTTTCCATTATTTTAAACCTTTTGCCATGTCTTTAGTTTCAAGTGCCCGTTCCAGTGTATCGGTTTCGGTTTTATCATCACGGACCTCAATGAACCGAGGATGTGAAAGTGCATAGTGCTCATTTGCACGACCACGAGTCAAGTCATTGCACCGAACAGTGACAATTTTACCGATCATTTCTGCTCGACGAGAATTGAAGTCCTGAAGTAGATCATCAGTAAAACCAGATGTCCGACCTTTAATCTTACCATCATCAGTTTCAAAGAGTATTGCACCAAACGTTTCTGCACGTGCAGTTCCAGGTGTTCCTTCTTGGAACCCAGTAATCCGAACCTCAAGATCAATTTCGAGCTTCAGCTTCAACTGATGTTTACTAGTCCCATTCTTGAAAATACCATCTTTATCCTTCAAAACACCACCTTCAAGATCTTGATCCATCCACATTGAAGTCACTTCAAGTGCTTCATCAATGGTTTTGACCTCGTGATACGCAATCACGTGAATATTAGACGAATTCATTTCCGAAACAAGATTTTCAAGTTGTCGCAGTCGGTCTTTGTATTTGGTCTTGTTTGGCACTTTATTATGTGCATTTGCATATTCTTCTGGTGTAATATAATCCCAAACATGAAAATCAATAATATCGTGTGGCGGTGTATCAGAATTGATCAAGCCGTTTGATTCTGCACGATTTGGTGACCCACGGACAAGCAACTCACCCACGTAGTAACCGTCTGGCGATTGAGCCAGGTACGATTCTAGCACAGGATATGTATATGATTCGCCAGATCGAGAAACAAATTCAACTTTGCCACCGGAGACAGATGCCTCACGATAAGTACCATCAGCTTTCAACTGAATATATGCAGGGAACTTGATGTCTTTTGCGGTTTTTGGACCAAAAATGCCGCAGCGCATATAGACGGGTTTCATAATCAGATCAGGGAACACTTTATTGATCTGAGTCCGACCCATGTTTGTACGAAGGTCTCGGTTTAAAATTCGTGTCGCAACAATTGTATCTTCCGGAGAAAGTCCGATCAGACATTCATGCATCTTGGCAATAGCTTCATTGCCAGTAACATTACGAGTCGAAAGTTTATTTGCCATGAACTCGAGGACTTCATCAAGTGTGTGAGTTACAGTTTTTGTTTCCGCAAAAACTTCATCATGCATATCACCAGATAGCCAATGTTTAATAGAAAGACCATATGTAAACTTGACTCGATCATGTGTCATTTGGAGAACACGTTGTAATTGTGTATGATCGGTATACTTTTTGAGAACGGCTAGCTTGTAATTACTACCATTCTCGATGTTTAATTCATTGATAATTTCAAATACTGATTTCATTCTTTTTCCTTCCATTCAATCATAATATATGCTTCGTCACCTTGGTCGTAGGCACCATATTCATGCCGGAATGCAACTTGAACAAGTTCGCAACCTTCAGGAATCCATTTATTGAAGAAACTCATATCAGAAAAAGCATCACAGTCCAACTCGTGCATTTGAACATTTACATAACCTTCAAAAGGCTTTTTCTTTTTCATTCCACGTTCCCCACAAGTTTATAGCCACGATCTTCTTCCCAGATGAGCATTTGTGCGTCAATCCAGATTTCTGCCGATATAGCAGACGCAAAAGGTACCGAGTCGATAATCTCCTCGGTACGCATGTCTTTTACGAGAACAGTCATCATAGCAGGTTCCTTTATTCACCTTATAGAATCAGTATATACTATTTGTAAGCAAATGTCAACTCAGAAGTTGTGTTCTTCCTTATATTTTTGAAGCCATTTCAGTCTTCATTCTTCATCACCATCATCAGTGTCGTCATCAATATCATCATCAGTTTCATCATAGATCGTATCTACTTCGTGACCAAGAAGTTCTTCCAGAACATACCGATAAGCATCTTCTGTATTCATAAATAGGCGATCTTCGACTTCCTTGCCGTCAATATAAAGGATAGTTCCATACTCGGAGCAGCAACCAGGTTCACCACAAGTCCAGTAATAATCTTTTGTTACAATTTTCATTAGAATGCTACCTCATCTTCATATGTTTCTTTGACTCGTTTCTTTTTCTTGGCAAGAATATAGTTTGTCTCTTCACCTGATTTATATCGTTCTCTGGCATCTTCAATTACAGAATTATAACCAAAACCAACTGGATCACCGGCCCAAGTCAATTTTGTTTTACTTTCTGTCACTGGTTTCCAACCATTGGTTTTCTCTCCGCGGCCGTTATATGCTTGAAGAATACTTGAATTTTCATCAAAGTGTAGATACCAAGCACCATTCTCTACCCAACCAGTCCAGATACCATTCTTGTATGTGACATCAGAACAGTATAACCAATGGTTTTCATCAAATAGAAATACTTTACTAGCCACGATAATCACCTACACCGAGATCACTTTTTAGACCCTGTCCTCCTGGCATAAATCCCACAGAGGACCTGGTATTAGATTTTACTTTCAGACTAACATCAATCGTAATTTCATTCCCAAGTTGATAGATTTTATCACCATTCTCTGGTTTATATTCACCACTTTTGTAGACCTCAAGCGGATCATCAATTAATCCTATAGCGCTTTCACCAGTTTCAAACTTTTTTATGAATACATATTTCATAACCAATCTCTCCCAATCTTTTTCTCTGGAACATTTGCAACAGCAATAGAAATTTCTTCGATATAGAATTCGGATTTTAATCCATTTTCTTCATCATCATCGTGATACCATTCAGACCAATAATCATAAACAAGACGAAATGATTTACCATCTTCAAATACAAAATCATGTGTTTCATTACCACCGCAGTCGTAGTCCCAATGTCTGATGTGAGCATAAAAGTAATTTATAATTGAATTTTGATATACATCACCGTGATCATCATAATTTTTGTCTGTATATTCAATCCAAGCTTTAGGTATATTACCAATACCAGCTCTATAGACAGTGTTTTTGGTGGTTGTAAATTTCATTCTTTGTATAACTCATCTGGTTTTAAAAAGTCGACTTGGCACGTTGTCGTGAATTTATTATCGGGAAATGCAGATTGCTTCAACTCTATTAGAGTATCTTGATCCGAATATGACGCATTTATATCACTCGCAATAAGTTGAGTTAGATCAAGACATTCTCCGAGTGTCTGGCCTTCGTATCCCATTGAAAATACTACGGTACCTGCATACCATAATGTAGCCCAATAAGTCATATTGTAGTGAACCACTTCTTGAGGTATTTTGCCATATCATCCCTGCATTCAAATGTAAAACTTTTAGTAAATTCAGATGCGTCATATACCCATTCAAAGAAACTCATAAAAATAAATGTGATATAAGAAAATACAAGGAATGCAACAACAAATGGTGTTGCTGGTAATTTAATTAGTATACGAATTATTTTTTTCATTCATCATCATCCTCGTGAACCCATTCTTGGTCCTGATCGGTGAATCCATCTTCTAGCATTGCAGCAAAGATATCATCATAGATATGATCATCACCTTCGATAAGCATCATGCACCATTTTGCGTATTGTTCAGCCGTTGCCATCTTGTATTCCTTCTTTGTTAATAAGTTCAATTACTTTCAGTATTGAGTGCCGAGTCATATAACACTCATCCTTGTAGCGTTGTATAATTTCGTCTTTGGTAAGTGGACTGTGTCTGAAACCAACTTCTAGCGGATTGTATGTTGGATTTTCTAGACAGTTTGCCCAATATTCAAGATTCACTAGAATATCAATAGTCTTCATCTGGACCAAATACTGTTAGGATACTTTGTATTTCTTCAAATACTAGTTTATATTGTCTGACTGCTTTTAATAGTTGTTTATCTTGAATATCATCAATGTTTAGATAATCAAGGAACGTATGTTCAATTCCTTCGTACTCTGCTTTATTCCACAGTTCTTCATTACTGAAACCTTTAACTAGTTGTGCCATTAAATCATTCCGATACTTTCAAATAGTAGCCTATCAATAGGCCACTGCTTTTCACGGTAATTCTTTGCATCAAGAGCAAGATCTTCAATATTGACTGGTGTATAGTTCCGCATTTCTACACATACGGAAGTATAAGGGCCCATTTTTGGCGAACCCATTGTATGGGTATGACCGTGAACTTGGAACATCGGTGTGTCAATATTCTTGCCACGGAATAGTGAAGATGGATGTAATGGCACGTGATGAAAGACTAAACCATGATCAGTAAACATTCTCCAAAATAGTGTCTTCTTAAAAAATCCACCACTCGATAGAAATTGAATATCATCGTGATTACCAACGATCAATCGCTTGGAGCCATTAAACTTTGGCCACGCGATTTTAAACTCGTCTTTGCTCCCAAAAAACGTGTCACCAAGTGTGTATACAATATCACCAGGCTTCACAACAGAATTCCAACGGTCGATCAAGAACTCATTCATCTGATCTACAGTATCAAATTCACGAGTACGATTACCTTTATAGTCAATAAAATTCAAAATGTTAGCGTGATTGTAGTGTAAATCCGAAATAACCCAGATATCTTTACTCATGATATATTCTTTCTTTGTACTCAGTTTACTATATACAAAATATAGTAAATGTCAACCATTTTTTAACTTTTCCCACACTTCTTGCATTATTTTTAGTGAAAGTTGATCTGGGTGCTCGAGAGCATAATCAACACCATCACGTATCTCGGGAGTCCAACTTGTATCCCAGAGTTTAAATTCATTCCGAATTGTCCTTCCGATAGTTCCATGATATACTGACAATTTGTCTTTTGGTGTATTTACAAATTCTTTCTTTATTTCTTTAAGTGTTTCTTTATTCAGAAGTTGCACGACTTCACTTACCATATCATCAAACATCTTAGTTCCTCACCAATTTAATTTTTTCACTTGCTCTTGTTACCGCAGTATAAAGCCACTTCCACCTATCATCACGGAAACACCACGACTCGTCTTGGATCAAAACATACGGCCATTGAGAACCTTGTGCTTTGTGAGTTGTAATTGCATATGCATAATCAAATTGTTGTGAACCCTTTAGGAGTTTCCAATCTGGTTTTGCAACATCATCCATGAATAAACTTTTGTGAACCTTTGCCATAATCGGTGGCCGTTCTTCATCTTGTGACTCAAGTCTCATGTGCATAAAACTTGTTTTATATTTAGAAGTAAGAATTTGTTGAATGTCAAAAATCCCGCCATTGAAGATACCAAGGTCTTTATCATTCTGTAAACAAATAATCTTGTCTCCGACCACTGGTGTATCTGGATCAAGTTTCTTCAATTTACGAATTTTTCTATTCATTTCAAAACGAGTAATATTTCTTCCAACCAATAATTGATCTGCTTCTAGAACATCTTTAGAACTTATCTTTTCAACCACACTACTTTGCTCATAGTCACCATAATCTGGCATGATACCTTGCCGAACTTGAGTTGCTAGATAGATAATTGGATTGTCTTTTGCCTGGCGATGAATTTCAGTCAACATGAAGTCCGGTGTTCCGGCAGTAAAATATCCAGTGCCTGAAATAGGTGGCAACTGACCTGGATCACCTAGAACAAGAATTGGTTTTTTAAACCACAAAAGATCCTTGGCAAGATCTTCATCAACCATGGAACATTCGTCAATAATAATCAGTTTTGCACTATTAATGAACGAACCTTTATTTAAGTGAAAAGTCACTTCCCCTGTATTCTTATCTTGTTCTGCAAGGTAGATCATGCTGTGGATTGTTCGAGCTTCCTCACACCCATTTTTGCGCATGACCAGTGATGCTTTACCTGTAAATGCCCCGAAAAATACGTCACCATCAATACCTTCCGCAAAATGTTTGGCCAGAGTAGTCTTACCTACACCAGCAAACCCGCCAAGATAAAAGAATGGTTTGTCGGGTCTTCTGCTAGTGTAATACTCTTGCACCCATTTATCTACGGCCTTTAAAGCCTCATTTTGTTGTGATGTCCACATAAAATATCCTTTATAGTATAATGGTACCAATTTAACATATATATTTGATTAGTCAACTAAAAAAGCGACCGAAGTCGCTTTTTCTTATTTTGTCTTTTCAAGAACTTTTTTCATGAACCTGTGCTCTTTAATCTTAGGGTATAGAGCGATTCCAATTTGTCTTGTATTTTCGAGCATTTTCTCTGTAACAACTGGCCGTGTCAATTCAAATAATGCTTGATTTTCAACTTTGATCCGGTTATTTCGTGCATCATTGAGTTTCCAAACATTTGCCATCCATTTAACATACTCTTTATATTCTGGAGTATGCATTTCATCGGCTGTGAAGTACATTTTCATGTTAATACCTATCTACAATAACGTCTTCGTACTCTGCTGGTTTGAGCTCAGACCGCTCACGAACTTGCTCGAACGTAGACTTGTTGAACAGCTCGCCGTTCAGGTATACCAGCTTCAAGAGGTTGTCTTCTGGTGTTACCATTTCCTCTGGTAGAGTTCTGTATCCGCAAGACCCCAAACCACATTGGCGTACCAGAGCAAGACGACCCTCTTTAGACTTTTTGCCGTGATCGCCAACTGGATCCTTGCTGAACCCAACCCAAGGACCGTCAGCAATTCGAATTGCACTGGCCTTCATTGCATATTTCAGAGTATCACGATTCCATGCTTGCAACAGTCCGCCTCCCATACCAAATGCGATATTCTCTAGACTATAACCTGCCGCAATGATATTGTCAACAAGTACTTGCAGAGTATGTTCGTTCAAACCGTCACCTTGAATAACTTTGACAATAGGTGATCCGTCTGGACGTTTTGCAAGAACTTTGTAGCCCTTGCTATTGACAGTGTAGCCAAAGCATTCTGCGAGGATGTCCATGATTTCAATTGGAACGGTCATCGGATCGCCAGAGTCAGGGCGGACGACCAAAGTGCCACCACTGTCGATCACCAAGTCTTTGAGTTGATTACCCCAAAGTTCACGAACTGCTTCGTAGATGTTGTAACTATCAGACACGCAGGCATAGATGCTTCCCGCAAAGCTGAACTGCGTAACCATATTGCGGTATGCTTCAACCTCGTTAGCACGACCCCAGCTGGTAACGGTGCTGTGCTCACTAGCAGGAATGGTCCGAGCAACAGGAGGTGCATCCAGACTAGTAATGTCAGCATCGTAGTATGCATATGCACCAAGAATACCTTCGACTGTATCCGACCCCCAGAAGTTAACCAAGTGACTCATACCACCAAGAACAGCACTTTCAGTTGAGCTTACACCGCGTCCACCAAAGTCGTGCAGAGCAAACTTGATCACCAAATTCATCAACACGTCAACGGGAATGTCAGAGGTTTTCACCAGAGCCTTTGCAATGATCTTCTTGAACTTACGGCTCTTGGTAGCAACAGTAGAAGGATACCAAACCCCACGCAACAGTGCCATTTCGATGTAGGAGGTCAGCCAGCCAAATCCACTCGTGGTATTTTTGACCTGCACTTGGACGTTATGAGTTTCCATAACGGTTCCCTCTGGAACGGCAGTGATTTCGAGTGGCAAAAATCCACCAAACTCGTTGAGCACACGTTCCCAACCTTCACGATTGAAGGGAGCGCCGTATACTTTGAAGATCAGCTCAGCAAAGTTGATGTCCGCCATAGTAATTGGTGTGGTCATGTAATCCATGATCCAAGCCTGTCCACCAAAGAAGGTACTTTTGTCTTCCCCACCACGAGACTCAATATATGAGCTGATGTGAGTTGTGCCTGGCGGGTATTGTTTAAATTGGGATGGTTTGTAACCGTCAGTGCGCAGAATCGCAGTGAGTAGGTGTAGAATGTTTTTCATAATAGAACTCCTCTATTGTTAGTGTTGTTACCAATTCTCTCTGAACTGGATTTAGTTTAAATATATACTACTTTACTTGTTTGTCAACTGATTCTTATGCGGCTTGATCTTGGGCATCATGCCATTCTACAGTCCATTTTTGTAATTTTCTGTGGCCTTTTGGCCAATCATTCATGCCAAGGTATGTGACTTGATCACAGCATGGGCATTTAAAGCATACAGTTGGATTACAATCACATTTTTCATCAAAGTAACCTGGGCGATAGCGTAGATCATTCCAATCAATTTCAAGTAGTGCTTCGCAGCCTTCATTATCGCCACCCCAACCAGTGCAGCGATGTTGAATGGTCCATTGTTCTTTTGTTTTGCCTAGTTCAAGAATTTTCATAGCTTCTCCAATACTTCATCTAATTCTTTCAGGAAACTCCAGGCGGGATTATCGCCCGAAGTATGTTTTCATTATCAATATATAATGAAACCAAATAACCTAATTCTTGAAGTTCTCGTTTATTGGCAGAGATATTCAAGACATAATCTGATGCTGTTAGTTGTACATCCATTTGTTTATCCAATGTTAATGAAGTTGTCGATGATATGAAAATGATCTTCGAAGAGCTTCTCTTGTTTGACTTGGTTGAATGGAACCCAGAACGCTTTTTCAGCATCATCGGAACCTTTGACCTTTGGAAGTTCACCAACACCAAGGTCAATCAAGAATGCCTGTGTGATGGTACGACCACGAGATGAGCGGTTCGGAGCATCAAAAGTCTTGGACTCTTTGATAGAACCCTTGAGAACGGGAACAGGAACCTTGATTTTTGTTTCCTCTTTCAACTCACGGATAGCCCCATCAAGCATAGTTTCATCTTGATTGAGGAACCCGCCAGGCAGCGCCCATAGTCCTTTTCCTGGCATGTCGCCACGTTTCACGAGAAGGATGTGACCTGACTGAATAACAACAGAGTCAACAGTCATGAAGGTTGGTGGGAACGGCGCAGATTTCCAAGCTTCCTTGTATTTCTTGACCATATCATATTCTTTAGAAAGAGTATCCCATGCACCGCCAATTTTGGCATTTTGCATGATAGTATTAGCCATCGCATCATATGAAGGTTTTGGCATTGCGGCAGCAATTTTACTTGGGGACCCATTTTCACCGAACAACATCTTCCGAATATCAGTAGCATTGATACCGTTAACATCACCAACTTCGACATGGTCCTTCCAACGAGGAAAGATGTTCAAGTAGTAACTAGTACTGTCCTTCGAATGACCGATAAGACCAACATCTTTTGCATCAGGGACGGTTTCATCAACAATCTTCTGGATCGCGTTGACCCACTTGTTGTCGTCATATGGAAAGTCAGAGACTGGAACCACTTTGATGCGAGGTGTCTTGTTTCGACCCTGTGCACCGTCATAAGTGAAGTGCTTTGGTTCATTGAAGCAAGCTTCAATCATAGTCTTGCGTTCTTGGAATGTAAAGGGATTTCGGATATTTCGTGCGGCAAAAGAGGAACCGACTACGATTACTACTTCTTTTGCTTGTTCTAATGCAGCATCAATAACTGCTTTGTGTCCATTGTGAAACGGTTGGAATCTTCCGATAAAAACTAGTGCATCGCGCATTTGCAAAAACTCCTTTTGCTATATTGAGTGATCCTCTCTGGATCACATGTTTATTTATAATCTATAGTTGGTATTTTGTCAACAATTATTTACGACCAGTTGGGCAATTTCGTTCGGCACCACGTTTCTGGTATGTTTCAGCAATCGCCAATTCATGATTAATTGAGTTACCTTTCAGTGCATACACATCTTTTGAAACACTGATTTTAACAAATGTACGAATACCAGGTTGAATGTTTGTATCAACTTTATGCAAGACTCGTTGATCAAGTTTCATGAGGTTCTTATTTGCATAACGGAATTGTTTTGACGGATCAGGTTCACATAATTGGTTCATTTCATCTAGTGAATGAACATGATCAGCAGAAAAACTGTGAAGTGAATTGTCACAGAAAAACACTGTGGGATTTTTGTCAGACCAAATGTAGTTTAGATCACCCGTCATAAAACCATCGCTGTGCCAACCAGGGCGATTGCCAGGTGTTTCGGGTTTGACATAAAGTGTTTTTGCAGTAATGTAAACATAATCATTGTCCCATTCATCGGCACGATCAAGTTTTACTTTTTCAACTAATGGCAAGAATTGCATTAGATTTGCGGGGATTACGGTATCAGACATGCCAGGAGTTTTAATTGGACAATACATCCAAAACATCATTTCAGTAGGATCAAGTTCTACCGGACCTAAATTTTCAGGTTGGGTTCCATAAATCTTATCAGTCGTCATGATGCAAAAACTCCTTTTGCGGTATCAATGATCCTCTCTGGATCAGATGCTTATTTATTAATTTGCTTTACAGATGCGAACCATCCAACGGTAAAAACCGAATTTTCGGCTTTGACTGACTTTAGCACCTTGAGAAAGAATAAAGTCACGGTCGATATTCATCTTACGTAGAGGCATGTGTTGTTCCTTTTCACCTTATAGAATCAGTATAAACTATTCAGGTGGTACTGTCAACCCTTCTTTTCACAATCGGGATAAGTACAATGCAAATTATGTAAAGGGCAGTTACCGTTTTCATCTTTGTTTGGACATATTGACTCTGTTTCTTCTAATAGACTAATGAGTCGTTCAGCACCTGCTTTTGCATCAGCTGCCATTACATCAGGTGAATATCCAAGCAGATATGCAGCAACCATGGCACCATAAAGGGAAGCAAGAAGATCATCAGCATCTTTACTATCTTCAAGTTGTTGCAGCCATTCCTGTAGGTGAATGGCTGCATTATTATTGATTTTCTTTACTCGTTCATCTTCACTCATTTCACATATCCTACTCTCTGGTCAAGTGTATAGTCACCAAAGAACACAAGATCAAGTTCTTGAATTTTAGTTCGTTTAACAAGAACATCAGCATCTGGACGTTTATGTTCTGGTATCTTCATAAGTTCTGCTTGAGTCAAATATGACTCAACAGTAACTGGCTTTGCATAAGTGCCATACTTATATTTGTTTGGAAGCTCGGCCCAATCAGTAAAATAGTCAGACTTAAGAAGTGCTTTCATTTCTTCACCTGATAGACCGTGCATCTTCGAATGACCCACAGTCCAACGAAATAGTGATGAAATACTGTTCTTTCGAGCATCTTGAACACGCCACAAAAGTACGTTTGATGCTTCGGCAAGGTCAGGAACAGCCCATGCACGGCAGTCAAAGAAAGCAGGTTTATCCATCTTTACACACTCAGAAAGAGTGGCATTAAAATGGAATGTTGCCATAGATGCAAGGATCGAGTTGATCTTTGATACTTTACCACCGAACATATATTCAGATGACTTCTCACCTGGTGTGTAGATCAATGTGATTTCGTCCGATTGTGTATACCCAATACTTGCATGAGTGTACTTGACAAGGTTCATCATAGTGTTGACCATGACACCACCAAGGATATCATCGAATGGCTTCTTGAAACCTTTTGTGAATTTACTGAAACCTTTGCCGTCGATCCGAACACAAAGGATCTTATCAATTGGTACATAAGCTTCTGTATATTCGTGTTCGTGTGCTTTCATCCTGTCGCCAAATTCATCGTTTTTCATGTCTTGCTACTTCTTTCACAACTTCAATAAAATTATCCCATGTTAATTCTTCTCTGGTTATATTAATTTTCCTACCCTTATGAGAATCATTGGGCTCCAGTGTCACCCAAAAACAATCTATATCATTTTGTGACAAATGTAAAGGGAAAAATCCAAGTTCTCGAACCTTTGTTCTAAGATCTTCTAGAATATCTTCTCTTCGTCCAAAGTGACCTGGATCAAAACTTTCAATTGTCTGCTTTAGATTCATCTTTTGATTTCCAGTTAAGTTTAAACAACTTTGCAAGCATCCATGCACTTCCGATAATAATAATAGCAGGGACTGTAATGAACCAAAGCATAGCAAACATAAACACCATGAAAAGTCCAAGTATTGTATCTTCAGTTAATGGATATTTCTTTTTATTTTGGTGGACAAATACAAAAATACTTCCGACAAGCATTGTAAGTGCAAACATAATAGCATAGATACTCATTACAAATCTCCTTTTAGAATACGGGCTAGATTCATGGTAGATACGATACCTCGCATCACTTGTTTGTAAAATTCACGATGATCTGGATCAGTTTCCATGTTCTTTTGAACTCGATCATATAGACCACCCATGAACTTGATGTTGTTATCTACAAATGTGACTTCATTAATATTATAGAGGTTCATTGATTCATCCATAATAGATTGAAAATTGTAGAAGGTATCAAGTGGACTTGTCAATGCATGAAGGTCTGCACGAATGATAGCAGAAGAATTAACTACACTTGCATGAACAGCATGATCGGTGGTCCGCATAATCAGACTGTAAACCTGAGCTTGTGTCGAAGGACTCAATTCACATCCGCTATACTCAGAAACCATTTTAACAAAAATCTTAGCAGATCTAAGTTCTTTTTCCGGCAATGCGTCATACACAATATCATGAAATAGAACAGCCCAATCAAGAGCTTCATCATAAGGTTCGTCGGTTTTGTGTAGATACTCGTACATAGCAAGAACATGACATCCATTGTGGTATTCGCAATCAGAATAATCTAGAATATCCCAGGCGGCGCTTCCAAGTTCCGTATCTGCAATTTTGGTCCAGTTCATGTAATAACCCAATCATTTTTGTTAATAACATCCGTAGCATCAACTTCATCCAAAGTTTGGAAATGCGGTGCCAGTTTTTCTTCATACTGTTTTGCGACACTCATGCCATATGAACTTGCGCCATATGTATCTTTATGACACGCATATGTGGAACCACTAGAACCAATGAAGAGATAATAATCATCTTCTTCAATCAGTTTAGTAATCCCGCTATTCATACGCCAGCTGTCACTGCCACCGTATCCACCATACCAAGATCCAAAGACTCGGTAGTGTGGATCTTTACCAGTAATCTTGATAATCATCCACTTATCTGGTTGATAGTAACTCATGGTTTACCTCTCTTTCGTTGCATCTCTGGCCACGTAACTTCCAATGTTTCCATATCTACGTCAATGTAGCTGAGTTCATTTAGGCAAATGAAGCGCGTTCCATCAATCACCTCGTCTGCATCGCAGTGCCAGTGGCCAAAAATGTGAAGTTTTGGTTTATGAATTTCAAACATCGTTTCAAATGCCGAACCTGTTCTAGTACGATATTGAGCACCAGATAGTGATTTATTCCGTTCAATAAACAACTTGTTTGAAACTGAAAGCGGACAATCGTGAGTCACCATCACTCGAGGCTGAACAGTTTCATAGATCGAGATCAGTCGATTAAATTCTTCATATGAAAGTTCTTCATCTTCAAATAGATCAATACCTTTTGTGCGCCATTGATAATCAATAGACCAAGCACCGCCAATAAACATCACGTCATTTTGAATAGTACCATCTTTAATCCATGGCAGCATTTCTCGGCACTGAGCAGGATTATCGTGATTACCACGGATGAAGTGGCCATTCACTCGAATTAACATATCTTCGAGTGACTCATGCCAAAAATCACCTTGACCCATGCCGACATTCATGTCACCGACTTGGATCACAGTATTGACATCATTGGGAATATTGTCTAGTACAAGACTCAACTCATATTTGTAACCGTGTACATCACCAATAAACCTAGTTTTAGCCATTCTTTTTCTCTTTCAAGTAAACATAGACTGTGTTCATTGAATTACTATGCGCTGGTCCTGCAAAGTTCCACTGAACGTGATCAACCCACCCGCCTGCTTTATCACCGTCGACAAATTCACCAACTCGTGGGATGTGAAAAGGATCATCAATGTAAAATTTATTATCAGAAACTCCATTCTGATCAATTTCTATAACCCACATACGAAGTTTCATTTGATTCAGACTCATTTGATTCTCTCCATTGATATAGAATCAGTATATACTATTCTTCGAAAACTTCGACCCTATCACTAAAGGTCTCGACCATTTCCAAAACCTCAAGTAACCGATTTGGCAGGTTTAACAGGCTTGTTAGCCTTGCGGAACTCGCGGCGGCGCCGCGCAACCAATTCGCGAGTAGCACGGGGAGATTCGTTGCCTGGTGCCAAGAAAGGTTGGAAAACAGTTGCTCCTTTATTACGAAGGAATTCGTCAATCAGATCGCGGGACTCAGGTGTAATATCGTCGCGGCCAGTTTGAGGTTGTGCCATGGGGTATTTCCTTTTGTTGTATTTTCGATATATTATATATATCAGGTTCTGTAGGTATTGTCAACCGATTCTTTTGGTACTACGAGTTTTTATTTTACAAGTCCTTGGTCTAACCAATCCATCATTAAAATTTTGAGGTCCTCAATTGATTGACATTCGAGGACCTCTTGTATTCGTTTTTCTTTTTGAATTAGTTCACGTTGTTCTTTTATGATCTCGCGAACTTGACTTGGTGTCAGACCGATTTCTCTGCCTTTTGCAATCAAGTTCATTAGATCTTGTTTCCATAGATATCATACAGATGAACCTCATCAAATCCTTCACCAAGAGTCGGTTCAACATATGAATCAGCCATGGTTTCAATGATATGCATTGGAATGATCTTACCAGGACGTGCACCTAGACGAATACCAAGTTCAAGCCATTCATCTCCAGTCTGTGGAGGTACACGACAGATACAGATTTTCCGATACGACTTTGGAAACTTCGACAGGATACCAAGGCGCTTCTTGGAAGACATGTTTGTCTGGTCGATTATGACATCTTTGCCTTTTTGTATAGCAAAACCAAGAAGACTATTACAGGCGGCTGTAGCAGCCTTGATAGTATGTGCAAATTCTTCATTGTAAGATGTACCCATTCGTCTAGCTACATCTTCAATATAATTATCGGTGCTGTAAATAAAACCATCAAAATCTTCAGGAATAGAAGTAGACTTGCCTGAACCAGGCAGACCAACGAGAACAGTTAAAGTAGGCATTGTTAACTCCAATCCATATCAATTTCTTCAGTTTGCGAACCGGGTGCATAAACGACACCATTCATGCTGATAGTACCCGGACCTATCCATGTCCAATTCATACCTGAGCGCCAGGTATTTTTTTCTGACATGCCAACCACTCGTAAGTCACCAATAGCAAGGGAGTGAGCAGAATATGATGCGTCAATTACAGCAACAATTTCACCCGCAAGCAGTCTTTGCCTCGCATCTTCAACTTGTTTGACTTTTTCGTCATGCGACATAAGTTTCAGCATTTCTGTTTCCTCTACCTTATAGAATCAGTATAAACTATCTAAGAGATAATGTCAACTTGTTTGTTTGATAAATTCTTCATCAACAATACGAGTCATATTGATTCATCCAACCAAAATGGTATCTTTCCAGACTGACCAGTAACCTAGACCAAGTTCTTTTTGAAACCGAACATCTGGGCCGTGAACCGACCCCTTAAACATTTCCTTTCCGACTTCTGCTGAAGTGACAGCTAATGGGCAGGAAGGATCAGCGGCGAGAATACAAATATAATGAAGTTTTTTATTTGAATTTTTATCCCAAAACTTTCATATAATCACGACTCCAAGCATGGAGAGTTTGAAGAAGTGCATGGTATGTCCCGCACTTGATCTTTTTGCCGGACTCTTTGTGGATACCAATCCACCCGTTGCATGTGTACATTGTCCACTCTTTTTTGAGTTCATCGACAAGTTCAGCGGTAGGTTTGAAAACAGTGAAACCGGTCATATTGGGGTTATTCATTTGAGGTTCCTTTCACCTTATAGAATCAGTATAAACTATTCTAATGCAAATGTAAATAGTAAAAATTATCTTTTTGCTATTTTGTTTCCTCGAAGAAACCCCAAGTTGTTGATCTAGTATCTTTTTTTAAGTTGTTCCAAGACTTTCAGCAGAATTTCTCTGTCTTTGTAAGATCCGGTTCTGTTGATTAGTTGTTCTAATTCTTGGATGAGTGACATAAAGAATCTCCTTGTGCTCCAGAAGATTATTTATCTTCCACGGTCGAGTTTCAGTTGTTCAATACGGGCTTCAGCCTCTTCTCTACTATAGAACCATTTTTTTCGGTCTATATCAAAGATATCAGTTTCATCATACTCTGGATAAATTTGGCCATCAGAGTGTTTAAAATGATACTCTGTTTGTTTATCTTCATCGAATCGGACATCACCTCTTGCGATAAATGTTACCTTACCGCAATATGTGATTTCTTCAATTTCGTAAGTAAACCGATCCCTATCATAGCGATACCATTCAATTCCATCTGTATCAATCATCGTGATTCGTTTTTGAGCAAAGACGTGATTATCTTCTTTGACAACATATACCTTATCACCAAATTTAAGTTCTTTTAACTTAATCATTTATTTCTCCATATGTCCCATCGGTTAAACCGATGGGACATTTGTCAATTTATTCTTGAGTTTCTTTTGCTTTTCGTCTTGATTTAAATTTTGGTTTCTCTTCGGGTTCTTTATCAACTTCTTCAGTTGATTCTTTATTCTTTTCTTTTTCTTCTTCTGCATCCAGAATTTCTTGTCTAGACTTAAGTCTTTTAATTACATCAGTCCCATCCATCCAGATGTCTTTGTTTTCTAGCATTGATGTAATTTCTTCGTCGGTAAGAAAATGCTTGTATATATCACGTAATAGATTTTCAGACCATGCACGTTCGTGTTTCAGCTGGTCAAACATTTCACCACCTTTACCGAATACACCACTTGAATAGTTATGGAACATAAACATAGAATGTTCGGATATTTCAAATGTTTCACCACAGAGCATAATCATTGTTGCAGCTGAGGCACATAGACCTTCAACTGAAATAACTATATTTGCTGATGTTTCTCTCAATGCTCGCATAAATTGAATTGCTGTAAATACATCGCCACCATGCGAGTTGACATATATTTTAATTACATCATTTTCTCCAGCGTGACGAATAGTATCAAACCATTGAATGTAATTTTCCGAAGATTCAATATCTCCACTCAAATAAAATTCGTGGATATTTACCAATTGCTTATGGAATGTTCTATCGTCTTGTTTTACACCTTTACCTAGTAAGATGTCCATAAGATCTAATTTATTGGCTTTCAATTATTATTCTCCTTTTTATTCCAATAGTCTGTAGGCATATTGGTCCATTGTGTAGACCAGTAGATAGTAAAAAAGTATAGATTTAGTTGAGCATGTGGACAATCATACCAAAACTTGTGAAGTCCAAAGTTAGGTAAACCAAAAACTTTACGAACATGTGTATCATTTTCAAATTCACGATATGCATCTCGCATATCTTTATCCATCAACCCCCAACGGAAGTAATAGAAGTAGTGGTTGGTTCCAAGAGTTTTCTCAGATTGCCACCATTCAATTCCCGTCCAGTCGAGTTTAAATTTCCAAGGATACTGTTTCATTATCAATTCCCTTAAAATATAATTCATATGCAGATGGGCATACATCGCATTCTTTGCCGTCAACTTCGCCATATCCGCCATTGCAAGTATTATTTCCGCATTTACCGCAGATTACAACCTCGTGGTCGCAGAGACTACAATGTATCCAATAATGTTTATCTGTCATTGATCTTCCATCCAAAATTTTTTGCAATCTGGGCACCTAAATTCAATCCAATAGCAATCGGAACTTCGATCGTAATTTCCACTGCTACCATCTTTCTTCTTGCTTACATTCGGATGAGGACACAGATTCTGAAGAATTGTTTCTTCAGTATCCCATTTCAGTTGATTTTTAGTAATTGTTGCAAGTTTACGTCTTACTTGTGCTGGTGTCATGTTTCATCCCATACTCTTTCACAGATCTTACATTTACATTCTGTATATTGCAGGAAACCACCGCCTGAAGTACATTCACTAATTGATTTTCGTTCAACATTAGAACTTATAATACTACGAATTGTATGTGCTACATTCCAGCATTCACATCTTTCTTTATTCATTTTCTATCAAACTCACTTGGATTGAATGCAGCAATCAATACAATTATAACAATAGTAACAAATATAGAACTTATCATAGTCACCTCTTTAAAATAATTTTGTTATATCATCTCGGACAGACATTAGGATTTTACCTAATTCATTGCGGCCTGTCCCGAGAGGTGACTGTCCCCAAAATTTGTCACCCCAGGTATTCCCTTCAATCAACTCGTATGATCTTGTTTCTTGGAGTAATTTCATTAAATTTGCATTCTGGTCAAATTTTGACTCTACTATATTCTTCATGATAGAAACTTTAATAGAGTCCCAGTTGGATTTTAATTTCAAAGTTCTCCCGAACCGTTTTACATCAGAAGTATTTGGTATTTCTGATATTGCTATTTTTTGAAGTTGATTGTCAGTCTTTGCTGCGACATACGCGTGTTCAGAAGAAGGATATTCAATACCTTCATATGAGACATTACACGGATAGAAATTTGAAAGAAACCTAAAAGAACCAGAAAATGATGTTATTTTAGCCATGTAATCCTTTTGCCTTCATTCACTCGGCGCTGATATTCTTCTTCGGAACCAGGATATCTCCAACCCCAAATTGCAACAAGTAACATAAAAATACCAGAACCAAGAATAGCAGCAATATTACCAGTAGTAAACCACATAATGATAAGTGAAGAGGTCATTGTTGCAATCATGAAATATTTGAATTTAGTAGGGAAAATTTTCTTCTCTTGCCAACCAATAAGGAATGGGCCGAAAATCTTATGTGAATATATCCACTTATGCATACGGTCACTCGATTTAGCAAAGCAAAAGGCTGCTCCAACCGCTGGTGTACTCCAAGGAATACCTGGGAGCACCACACCAGCATATGCAACAGCCAATAAAAATATTCCTAAACTAAACCACAGTATCTTTTTCATTTTTCTCTTTCCGGCAATATGAACATTCTATATAACTTTTCATATCACTCATGTTAAACACGTGGTGGTATTGGTGATTTCCAAATAAACAGTTAATCCAGCCTTTGAAGAATCTGTAATAACCTTTGATACCACCACCGTGTGCGGTTGCCATTAGATGTATATTTATCCAATGTCCGCCATACCATACAAACACTCGTTTATGTTTAAAGAGAATTTTCAAGTCCAAAGACTATTTCTGTTTTTAATCAAACGTATCAGCATTTCGGTATCTTCTGCTTCATATGCAGCCTCAATCTCTCGATTTTTGTCAAGAATCTTTCTAGTCTCTACGTGATCTTCCTCTGGATCATCATGCATGAAACCAATTCCGCGCACACGTTTACTTTTGCAATGTGCAGACCAACCGCTTAGATCATAAGGGTCTGGGCGGTTAGGATACACCTCTGTCCACCATTTATAAAGTGCAATGATTTCTGTTGCTACTAGAGCTTGAGCAGTAGGCTTTACTTCGTGCTTTTTATCTTCATCGAGCCACTCTTCATCTGTAAGACTAGTTTCCCACTCGAGGTGTTGAAGCCCAGCTTCAGGACTACGCCAGGTTCGAGTTCGCCAGCGACCTACCTGCCACCACTTCATACCTTTTTGTTTTTCTTCACTCCAGCGATAGTTGCTGTAAGCCTTTTCAATCTCGACAAAATCCGCAAGTTCGTCAAAGAGACATATAAGAATTCGACTATCAAAATCACGATACTGCCCGGGTTTGATGTGTTTAGGGTGAGATACAAGAGCATGACTCTGGTCCACCCAACGATTCACAACGTAGTACTTTAAACTATAAACGCGGTCGGGAACCCATGTAATAATATTCTGGATATAATCTATTAATTCATCAGCAATCCAATAACGAATAGGATACTTACTTTTAGCATCAGACTCCCAGTCTTCCCAACCTTTCGCACTAAGCACAAGTGGTTTACCAGTACCTCGAATGATATTCGCAATTTTGCTACACGACCAGTAGTTCTTCATGATCTAATCTCCTTGAGTAATTACTTTATATCATCAATTAGTAGGTTTGTCAACATTTTGTTTGGACTTAAATAACTTTATATCATTGATAGCACTCTTGAGTGTTTCTGCATAGTTGAGTGCAGTCTGTTCATTCATCACGATGGTTGTTTCCATTTCAGCATGCCCTTTAGTAAGGATTTGCCAAATTTGTTTCCAACGATTATTTTCCCACCACTTTGTGTGATTTTTCACATAAACATGAACCTGAATACCGCATTCATCTGCTTCAATATTTACTTCATGAGAACAATCTTCATTTCCACAATCACAGCGAATGTGGTACCACTTACTATCACCCCATTCAGATGTTTTTAAGATACCTTCAGCTGGTTTTTGTACTCGCATTATCCGTGCCTCTCCATTGTATCAATAAGTATATCTACATTATCTTCTAAATCTTTTTTGCCGGTTCCGCGGACCTTATCTAGGTTCTTCATAATACAAAGATCACAAATAGCCAAGTCAAGATACTCACCGGTTCCCATTGGATCAAATATCGAAGACCCGTAGTGCCCATATGTACGAAAATGAAGACCACCCATAGGATGAACTTCAACTATCTTGTCTTTCATATCATATTCGAGATTATCAAGTTCTTCTCCACATGCAATACAATCAATTTTGGTTTCAGTTTTCATTGTCCCTCAATCAGTTCCCAGCGAGCATCAATTGTTAATTCATTGTGATAATTAGTTGTAATAATTTTTTGGTATAGTTTGCCGTTGATAAACCTTAGTTCATTAGTTTTTTGTTCGCCGAGGATAAATTCCCCAGCATCATCAGCAATTATAATGTCTCCATCATAGATATTATCTTCTTCCATTACTGTGTTTCCTTAACTTCTTGCATTCGTTTATAGTGTTCATATGACTTTACAAGAAATTCAAAACGTTTTGGATACTGAAATGGATTTGGAATGTTTTCTACACCATAATGCTCTATAAATTCTTCAATAAATGCATCATCTCTGTTCACCGAATAAGTCATAAATGTCCTTTTTTAATCTTTTAGCATATGGTGTTAACATTTCTTCATCTTCTAAAATATAATCTTTGATGAGAAACTTAAGATAGTTTTGAAGTTCTTTCATATAGTTTGGAGTATCAGAAACTATCACTCGTTCTATGAAACCTGAAGGATACCTAAGTCCGAATACCTGGTATTCACATGATCGCTTAATACGAAAGAATGGAAAATACTGTGTTGAGTAAAGTTTTCCTTCGTATTCTACTTGCATTTAATCCCAGACTTGTGATACTCGATACGAATATTTATTATACTTTTCTTGTTTTGGGTCTGACCATTCAAGAGTATTTTTATCAGCAACTTGTGAAAGTTTAATTGCTTGATCAGATGTTGCAGCTTCGACTGTTAGGACTGCAGTCCTATATGAAGTTGCAATATCTTGAACTTCTACTGAATACTTACGGAGAGGCTTTCCTTTTGTCTGCTTTTTAATACCAGTTACCATTTCTTTAAATTTGCCATAAGGCAAATCTTGCCATTCTTGAACTTTTTCGGGAGTTGGTTTTCCAAGAATACCCCATGAATTCATTTTCTAGTCTCCTGTTCTTTTCTAAAATCACAATATAGTTCAAAGATTAGATATGGTATGAATACAAGTATGCTACCTACAAAAAGCATTGCTGTAAGATAATCAGCAATTAAGAAACATACAATGTAATCATACCATTTCATTTTGTTACATCCTATAGAAAGTGTGTTCACCAATAGTTCCAACCTTGGTGAATTTTCTTGCCCACCTTGGCAATCTTTTTATGTCATGTTTATTAATAAAGTGTGTCGCTAAGTGACTATATGATGTAACATTTTCATCTAATAGTTCTTTTGCAATTGACGAAGCTTGTTCCCAAGCTTCGTGTTCACTAGGTGTTTTATTCTTTCTAGAACAAGTCCAAGCAAATTGGCAACCTTGATATACTACAGCGCATATAGTGTCAGGATAATGCAGTGAAGCAACACGATTGATGGTGACTTCACCAACCATTCTCATTCCTTTTTCTGATTCTCCGCGTGCCTCGTGATAGATATTTAAAGCGAGTGCTTGCAATTCTGCCCGTTCATCGCAATTTCCGGCGACGGCAGCAGTACTCATCAAAGATAAAGCAATACATACAGTCGCCACAAATGTGAATAATCTCATTTGTAGTCCCTTTTTGTTTGTTACAGATAGAGCAAAGGGAGCATAAGCCCCCTTTGAAGTTTTATTTATTTACGAGTGATACCCCGAGATCCTTCAAAGAAGTGGCGTTCAAGAACTCGATTGTTCTTTCGAGAGAACTTGATATTCTTGATATTATCACCAAGGATGATTTCATCTTGAGTTCGTGAAACAATGACAAAGTCAGATGAAAATTCTTTAAGAACAGATTTCATCAATGCATCACCGCCGATACGAGTCACTTCAATAGCATATTTGTTCATTGAGGTTCCTTTCACCTTATAGAATCAGTATATACTATTTGAAATGAAATGTCAACTCATTTGTTTAGAATAAATGCCCCACGGCGATTTTGTGACCAAGCAGCTTCAGTGGAACCTAGGACAGACGGGCGCTCTTTTCCATAACTAACTGTTTGAATTCTGTTGGCATCAATTCCTTTGGAGATAAGACTTGCTTTAAGAGTCGATGCACGCTTCTCTCCTAGATACAAGTTATATTCTCTTGTTCCACGTTCGTCCGCATGCCCTTCGATGGTTACCACATATGCAGGATAGTCTTTCATAAACTTTGCTACGTCATCAATAAGCCAATTACTCTCAACATTAGCAGTATCTGCGCTATAATTAAAAAATGCGCGAGTATGTCCAATTTTATCTTTGCGAGTCATTTCATCAACTATTGATTTTAATTCAACAACTTGGTTTTCTAAAACTTCAAAATTTGTCTGAAGTTCGGATTTATGATCTGTAATAGTATTAGTTAGTTGTGTCACTGCATCAGTAATCTGATCATTGATATAAGTTTTAATATCTTCTGCCGGTGCAGTAATAGGGGTCGTAGTTTGTGCAAATGCAGCCGTACCTAGTAACATAGCAGCAATTAGTGTAAGTTTTTTCATTTTATTCTCCATTATAAATTAAATTCTGATATTTGTTTATTTCCACCATTTCTCGCCTTTAGACTTTGATTCCCAGAAATGATCAATAATTTGATTGCAGATAAAAATACCTTCTTTGTTTAGATATCTATCACATATTGAAATACTTAAACCGATCTGCTCGTCTAGTTTATTCCCATATCTAAGTTCTGGATCTTTTCCGTCATTTAACCTATCAACAATCCAAAGTGCTTTTCTGCAAATTTCTTTTCTATCTAGTTTTGGTATGTATATAACGCCAGTATTATACATGATGTATGATGTATTAAAGTCAATATCAACTTCATACCATGGTAAAGATGGAAGAATTTTATCCAAATTACGGAATTGCGTAATATAATATTCGGCAGACCATAAAATTGGATTATTTCCCCAGATAGAATTATCTATATGTGATTTAAATGCCGTATCAACATCTAATAGTACAACATCTTCACTATCTGAGAAGTCCATTAAAATAAAGATCTTTTCGATCAAGATTCTAATCAGACCAGTAAAAGGTCTGCGGGACGTGATAATTTTAGAGATATATCCATTTTCTTGACAATACGTCTGGATTTCTAAATCTGAGAAAGAGTGATAAATGTATATAGCAGGATTTACTGTATACATTTTCAAGCATTCTATTGACTTCTTTAATTGCTCGAAGAAGTCAACTTTATCTTGCGCATTTTTGTACTCGTTAATATAAAGATATGCAAAATTCAAATTAATACTCAGCAACTGCTGTAAAGTTATCCATTGTCATGCCACTTTTAAAATTTTGAAAACGACGGATAGTGTGGCGCCCTTTAAACGCCACACCAATCTCGGTATCATGCCTGTATGGATGCACCTTGTGACCACTCCCACGGCCATTTGTAGTAATAGTATAAAGCAGTCCGTTTTTCTTGTAGCGGAACAGTGTCATGATCAAGCTCCTAGATTATATTTGCCGATATTGACAAAACCGAAGTTGTCAACGATGTAACAATCACCGTCCTTGACAAAGATATCACCGACAGATCCACTCGAACCACGAGCAAGCCGCCGAACCAATCCATCTTCCCAGAGGTTTGTCGATTCAAATGCTTGATCTAGGTCATCAGTATCAACTTCATAAGTTGCATCGTAATACTCTACAAAGTCTTCATTCCACTTACGAGCACCGAGCATCATATCTGCACGAGCAACTGCTTTAGGAACTGCGTCCCAACCTCGTGCATTGACAGCGATAATGTCAGAATCACTCAGTCGGATTTGGTAAATAGTGATCATGTTAGGTTCCTCTGTGTTACCTTATAGAATCAGTATAAACTATTTAAAAGCATTTGTCAACCCACCAAAGATACTTTTTTCAACTCATCCAACTTTTTACAGACTTCATCCACTTGTTTCCAATCTTGAGCATTTTTAGCGGTTACCAATGCAAGAATTAGATCAAGTTTGGTATTTACACGATCAAGAGCAACATTCACATCACGGAAGTTTTTCATGGTGTCTCCTTTTATTCATTACGGTACCATTATATACCGATTCTTTACATTTGTAAATAGAAAAGAGGCCCGAAGGCCTCTTTCTTAAGCTTCACATGCAGCGCACCCAGCGGCTGTTACTCTTTTTCTGGTCAATGCTTGGGCGGCCGACATTGAGTAACTGTAATACAAGCTCTTGACACCCATTTCCCATGCATATAGATAAAGTGCATTTATTTCTTTTACAGGCATATCTGGATCAACCATCAAGTTCAAACTTTGACCTTGGTCAATGTATTGTTGACGAACACCAGCGTGATCAATAATAGTGTAAGGGTTAATTTCAGCAAAGGTCTTGAATACTTCTTTTTCATTTGGAGACAAGAAGTCTAGATGTTGGATTGAACCATCTGCATTTTTAATTGTTTCCCATACCTCTGTTGTGTTTTTACCTTTTTCTTCTAGCAATTCCTGAAGGTAAGGATTTTTAATAGTCACTTTCATCTTTGCAAGATCTTTGACATAGCAATTAGAGAACTCAGGCTCGATAGACTGACTTACCTGTCCTAGAATAAAACTACTAGATTTAGTAGGTGCAATTGCCATGGTTGTAGTATTACGCATACCATAACCCTTAAGTAATGGTGGTTCACCTAGTTTTATTGCAAGTTCACGTGATGCAGCGTGTGAACGTTCCTGTAATGTTTTTGCAATTTCCATGTTCTTCTTTGCTGCTTCTTTAGATTCAAAACCAATCATATTAGATTGAAGATATGAATGCCAACCAAGAATACCAACACCGATTGCACGATGATTAATTGCAAATTCACGTGCACGCTTCAGATATTCTTGACCTTCAGCTTTACGGATAAACTCTTCACAAACTGTATCAAGGAACATTGTCATAACTTCGATAGCGTCTGTTTCAATAATCTCATCCCAGTGAAGAGCATTAATTGATGAAAGGACACAAGTAAAAGTTTCAGTGACAGACGACGGAAGTGCAATTTCGATACAATTATGTACCAATATATCGTTGGCAAAAAAAGATGATGTTTCCGGAACTGTTATATCGTACACGGGTATTTCTTCATCATAATCAATGTATTCTATTCTTATACCCAATTTTTAGTTTCCTTTTTTGTAAATTGTCTCCATTCGTTTGAATGGAAGCTGTTATATTTTTCTAAAGTTATTCCATCTTTTTCGGAACATTTTATTAATTCATCTACCATACCCCAAAATCCTCTATTTGAAAATCTAAACATTTTCCAATGTTTTAGATGAGGTAAATTATAGTAAACAGAATGTTGAATCCAAAAACTACCATTAACCAGTTTATTGTACTTATAGCAACAATTTTTATAAGATTCTAATAAATCTGTGTCGGAATATTTGCTATTTTGATTAGCATATCCTAGACTCTCGTTACTTCTTATTTTATTCTGTTCAGCAGTTTTCTTTAATCCTTTAGTAATATGAACCCATTCGCCATTTAAAACCTTTGGATCATTCATTGATACTATACCCAATCTTTCGCCAGTAAGTAGATTTTTTGCTGGCATAGTTCCAGTTTTACCTTTACTTATAGCTTTATTTGTTTGTATTTTATATTTTTCATATATTCTTGAACTATAGTTATATACAGACCTTTTATTATTTACAGGGCCGCCATTTAAAAACATTTTTAATGAAAGATAGCAGCGATATTCCCATTTTGTATTATTCCATATCTTACAAAGTATTAAATGTGCTATAAAATGTTCTCTTGGAGTAAGATATGTAATATTACCTACGTGCTCGCCATCACCTTCATATATTCCATCATTATGACGAAGTTTTCTTTTATTATTTTTATAAAAAAATACCGGTACTATATGATGTTTTTCCAAACTACCGCCCCGAATTTTTTTCCTTCTTATACCTCGTTGGCACATATTTTGGTATATTTTTTCATAATTCATGCAGTAAAATCTCCTTTTTATTTTTATTTATAATAAGGGAGATTTCACTACATTATAGAGTGTTTAGAGATTATTCACCTATTAGAAGTTCATCATCTTCTGTAAGATCTTTAGCTTCTACCCAACCTCTGTTTTGAGTAAAGATTTTATGATCTGGTGTGCACTCAACAACTTTGCCTGTTTTATCATCAGTAATACGTATCATTTTTTTAGTAGAACCAGTTTGGGCGGCCGCAGTAACTTTACAGAAACCTTTTTCTGTTTTTACTTTAGTCTCAGCTGGTATTCCACCTATTGACCAAAGTTTAACAAATGTTTCTATATCTATTGTTTGTGGTTCTTTTTCAAACGGAAACCACACTGTCATAATACTATCACCACGTAGACACATGTTTGACGCATGGATCTTCATCTTTTTATCTTTATAGACTTGAGGCTTGTTATTGTTAACATTATCACCAAATAGGATATAAGGATACCCAATCTCTGATCTACGCTGAAGTACTTTTGCCCAGATTCGGCGCTTCTCTGCATCACCTTTTTTCATTGACTCTATAAATGAGTCTGAAACAACAATACCAGTAGTTAGTCCCTGAATTGGATTTCCTTCGGTTCCAATATCTAAAAACTCGTCGGCATCTGGATGATCAATATCTTGATATGCAGCAAAGAAACCTCTGCGAACTGAACCTTGTGAAACTACTGATGCGAGTGTATCATATAGTTGCATAAAGTGGACGGAACCTGATGATGCGCCGGAATCTGTAATATTAGCCCCACGGTGACGGACTGCACCGAAGTAACCGGAACAACCACCACCATTTTTCATTAACATACCGTTTTCTGCAACGCCAAAAAGAATTGATTCCATATTATCATCAATATAAGAGCCAAAGCAAGAAACTGGTAAACCACGCTTCTTACCATAATTAGCCCAAACAGGTGATGAGAGAGAATAGAAACCACGTGACATATAATCATAAAATTTGTCTGCATATCCAGGAATACCTAGATATTTTTCTGCTGTTGCGGCGATCTCTCTAATTCGACTTTCTGCAGTTTCACCCGCATCTTCATTGATGTAGCCCCTTGAAAGAAACTTTCGTGAGTCTTCATTCAACCAATAAAATTTTTCGTACGTCTTTGTTACCTCTATCAAAATAGATCATCCTCCGTAAATGCTTTTGTTTTCTTTGAATATGCTGTGCTTCTCTTAACAAAGAAGTCAACATTTTTTGTACTTAAAATTTCTTCAACAAACCAATCTGTGCTTGAAACTGCAACTTGATCTACTTCATAAATTGGTTTAATATCAATTGCTTGTAGTGATTGGTTGAAACGATGCTTTAGAAATTCCTTGACGGTCTCTTTTGGAAGGAAGTCTAGATCTGAATCACCATAGATCCAATCTACAATCATGGACTCTGCCTTATATGCTTCTTTGCAGAGTCGATTTACCTCTGAAATTGTGTCTTTGGTCCACCAATCTGGATTTTCAGCTTTGATAATGTTAACAAGTTCAAAACCGAATCTAGCATGAATGTCTTCTTCTTTTGAAGTCGCTTCCACTGCATTAGAGATGCCTTTCAACATATTCTTATGCTTGTTGAAAGCCATCATGATTAGAAATTGCGAGAATAATGAAACATTTTCTACAAACATAGAAAATAGGACAATATTGTGGAAGTAATCTTTATCATCGACTGGGTTCTGAAGAGCTTGTTCTAGGTATGCAATACGCTTTTTTATTGCAGGAACATCTACTATAGTTTCAAACTCTTCATTTAAACCCATGATTTCAATGAGATTTGAATAAGCATCGGCATGGCGAACTTCAGATTCTGCAAATGTTGCGCCGACTGCTTGTACTTCTGGTTTCTTTAGTCTATCACCGACTTTACCCCAGAATGCTTTGACTTGAACTTCTATTTGTGAAATTGCAAGCATTGCTTTCTTTACAATTTCTACTTCTTCTTTTGTCATTCTTACTTTCATGTCTTGGATATCAGATGAGTAATTAAATTCTGTATGAACCCAATATGAATGACGGATAGCATCTTTATATTCGTCTAGTTGTGGATACTCGTAAGGTTTTAAATTAGTTCTTTTACGAAAAATATCTGGCATGTTATTATGGCGATATACAATGTATTCTCTTGCCAGATCGTGTAGGCCCATGTCCATTATTACATTTTCAACGGTTCTATGAACTGTATCGACACTTACAATAACATCATTTACTGCACTTTTATTTAAAATATCTGTTACTTCTGTTGCCACTTCTTCTGGCATTGTTTTACTTCTGATACCGATGGACTTCATTGCTTTAGATACAGCAGTGCTGATCTTGTCTTTGTCATAAACTTCTGTAGTCCCGTTTCGTTTGGTAACGTAATTTACTGTCTTAGAATGTTCGTTTGTTGAACTATCTAACATATGTAAGTACCCTTTCGTTTGAATTGTTAATAGAGAAAATAATTCATAGCCCTAGAAACAGGGTTACAATAAATATATTTAAAGGATTTTTAGTCTGTTTTGGTCAACATATGATATTTATTATCTACTATCTTCAACATATTGACTTGTTACAACAAGTTACCAAAATTTCTATACGGCCATAGTTGCTTTTATAGTATCATGACTTTGATAGTTTGTCAACTTAAAACAGTCTACATCATTCAATCTAAAACCACTTTTCAATCTATCTTCCAAATCAAACTCAGTGTCAATTTCCAGCCCGGGTAATGGATATTCTTCTCTTGAAAGTTGTTCTCGAACTTGATCAAAGTGATTTGAATAAATGTGTGCATCGCCAATTGTGTGCACATAGTCACCGACTCCAAGACCAACTTCTTTTGCAAGAATATGAGTCAAAAGTGCGTATGATGCAATATTAAATGGGACACCCAGAAACACATCTGCGCTTCTTTGATACATTTGGCAATTCAACTTGCCGTTAATAACCCTAAACTGGGCGAATGCATGACACGGAGGGAGTGCCATTTCATGTAGCTGGTTAGGGTTCCATGCTGATAGGATAATTCGTCTTGAATCTGGATTGGTTCTAAGTTGGTGTAGTATGGTTGTGATTTGGTCGACACCATTGTCGACCGAGAACCCGCCGAATTTACGCCACTGGAAACCATAAACGGGTCCGAGCTCTTTTGTAAACTCGTTGTTGATATAGCCGAGGTCCTTACCCTGTTTATCGGCATTTGCAGTCCAGATTGTATTTCTTCCAACCAATTCCACTCGGTGTTTACCAAATGTGAGTTCTGAAAGCCGTCTTTCATCTGTACTTCCTTCAAGGAACCAGAGAATTTCTCCGACGACTGATTTCCACGCAAGCTTTTTCGTTGTAACCGCCGGGAAACCTGCCGAGAGATCGAACCGCATTTGATATCCGAAAATGGATCGTGTTCCCACTCCAGTTCTGTCATTTACATCTTCTCCATGTTCTAAAATATCTTCTAATAGCTTATGATATTGTTTCATACTTTGCTCCAAATACTAAATGATAACCCATCTTGTTCTCGTGATGCCATTTCAGCGTAATCAGAAAGATATTCTTTCATCGGAACAAAAGTATCACATTGATAGTCACCAGGAATATGTGTTGTATAGATATTATCACATAAATGTAATGTTTGTTTATAGATATCAGCTCCACCGATAAACCAAGTTTTTAGATCGGGGTATTCGAGTTTCAAAAGACGAATTAGTTTATCCATATCTCCAAAATAGCGACCATCGGGTTCACCTTTTATTTCAGATCTTGTAACAACAATATTAGTTCTATTGGGCAATTTTTTATTACCTAATGATTCCCATGTTTTCCTGCCCATCACAACAACATGACCATTTGTACATTCTCTAAACCATTTCATATCAGCCGGATTATGTGGCCAGGGCAGCCCACCATTTTTACCAATACCATAATTGTCATCATGGGCTAAAATTGCATTTATCGTCATAATATCTCCGTTTTATAAATACTCAGTGAAATTCGTTCTGTAAATATTTGACCTATACCATGAATTTCATCACTAGAAAGGGAATAGGTCGATGAATATAGGAATACTTGGAATGTATATGTATTTACCAATAATTGCCTTAATAGTTGGTCTTGGTTTTGTATTTTTCTCCGGTGACGTGTTTAGATATCCGTGTCAAGATCCATTAAATTGGGAAAATGCAGAGTGCAAACCACCAGTTTGTAAAGCTGCAGGCTTGTGTACAGAAGATCTAATAAAATTTGATACTACCACAATAGAAGAAAAAATTACCGAAGATGTAATTGCTACTGATAATATGTCCGCTGTAGATGCTTTTATTGAAGATACTCCAGTAATTAATGACCAATTAAACACATGCGAAGGGTCGTCAAATGTCCAATAAAAGAAAAACAGAAATTACCATAGAACTATTAAATGCTAAACTTAGATTCATTGTTGGAATTTGTCTAGCGTTTACTCTTACAGGAACAATTTTTGCTGTTTTATACTCGTTGATACATGTTACTCAACCCATGTATACTTCACCTAATGATCAGCAATTCTTTGAATTAATACAACCGATTGCAACATTTTTAACTGGAACACTTTCTGGTATTATGCTCGGTGGTGCAACTATATCAGGCCGCAGAAAAGAAGACGATGAAGACTCAGTAACTGAAACAAAAGAATAAAGTAAATACATACTGAAAGGTTGGTGCTTTATGCGCCAACCTTTTTCCACGACATCATTTTTAAATTAGCTTTCAGACCTTTGTACGTATTATCTAATAATACTTTTTCAATATCAGTCATACCATTCATTACCATTTCATTAATATCTTTGCCTGGTAAATTAGATGGCCAAATGCATATTGAATAACCATCACGGATAACTTTTTCCATTCGTTTGTGAATTTCTTTATTTCTTGGTTCAGAATCAAATACAAAAATTGCATTTTCAGGATTCTTTAAACCAGAAACATTACCATCAGCACCTGCCATGGCAACAGCATTTGATAAAAACATACTATCAATTGCACCTTCAACAACAAAGTATCTTTTGGTAAAATCAACTTTATCAAGTCCAAAAACTTTTGGAACTTCTTCCAACATAATTGTAATATAGCGAAGACCATTTGGTTTAAACCCACGAGCAGATAATCCAAATACCTTTCCTTCACCATCAATAAAAGGTATTATTAAACGAGGTTCATCTTTGACCACATTAGGAAATTTATTCGGAATTAATGTATTGATCCATGTCATAAATTTCGGTGCATAATATAGTCTATAATGCTGAGCTGTAGGTATCTGTCGTTTATCAATATATTGTTTTACTGGATGGTCAAACGCAAGTTGACTAATCTTTTTGATAGTCTTTAGTGGATTGACATATTTCTTAAAATCTGGTTTTGATGATTTTAATTGATCCAAAGGCTGTGGCTGGGCATCTTTGGCATTTTTCATATATTTTTCAGTGATATAATCATTATATACAAGGTTATCAACATCTTTTAGAAATGTTTTGAATGTCTTGCTTGCATAACAATTATGACAATAAAAATGAAATGAATTGTTCTTTTCAAGTAACCAGCCGCGGGCCTTTACTCTGCTTTTCTGTGAATCGAGACATACAGGACATCTGAAATTTATTTTATATGGGTTGGTCGATTTAACTTTAAATCTTTCTAGCCTAGAAGACAAAAGCATAGTATATTGAAGATCGACATAGTCAACCATTTCTAATCACCTATTAATGTAATATTATTGTACCATTATATATTCAAGTTGAAATTTGTCAACCGAAAAATATCGCCCAAGGTAATTTATTGATTATAAAGAGTAGAACTGCACCGATTCCTAGAATGTACCAGCGCCAGTTTTCTAGTGCCTGTATTCTTTTATCTTGGGTTTCAAGTTTTTCTGACATATTCCTGTTCATATTTTCAATAGAATCCAATAGTTCACGATGATGGCGCTCTCTTTCTTTCTGAGATGTTTCTTTCATATCATCAAACTTTGTTGTTAATTCTTTTCGAAATTGTACTTCTTCATCGTTGTGTTTTTTAATTGTCTCTTCGAGTGTTGTCACTCTTTTTTCATTATTTTCCAAGATATTTTCCTGAACTGCGATAGTTTTAAGTATTTCAGACATTTGACCAACAGCGCTGTCTATTTTAGTAAAAACATACTCAATCTGCTTTATATCTTTTTGTATCAATGCAATGTCGGTTTTTAAACTATTGATTTCATTGTCTACCATTGGTGACATCCTCGTACTCAGTTTTTAATCGTTGGATTTTTTCGTTACCACGAGTCCAAGCAGCAACACCAAGAACTGCGCCCATTGCAGCATGGAAAATACCGCCTGATAGTAAAGTCAAAGGACTCCATTGCAATGATACTACACCTGTCACACCATATACCTGCACAATACTCCAAAAGATTGGAAATACTATAAAATCGAACAAGATAATAACCATATAAACTACGGCCATCATAGGTCGCCAATATTTTTGTAACCAGGTATCTGCTTTCATATGCTTATTTATATTGTGATTCATATATAGCTATAATCTTCTTCTGTTGATCAATTAGTGCTCTCACATCAGATAAATTTAATGCTATATTTTCATATCCGCTAGTAGTCAATGCAAAGAATACAACTTCACCAGTTTTAATTTCTTTAAATTTTTCAACTGCATTTTCGGGAGTTATGATAATCCATTTAACTTCACGTAATCTAAGTTGATCTACTGTAGGAACTACTGGTGCTGGTTTTTGTATTTCAATAGTTCTAACTTCGACCGGTTTTACTGGTTCTATTTTAGTAGATGATCCGCAAGCTGCAAGAAAAACAATAGATGATAGCATTACATATTTTATCACTGCTTCAACTCCAAGAATAACCAGGGACATTCCGAATTAAATTGGCGCTCAGTTGTTGCCGCCATTTCTTTTTCATTTAGCGGCGCGCCGGACATCAATTCAAAACATCTTGTTGCATTTGACGAAGCACTATTTATAGTTCTTTCTACAAGACCTGGTTTTGCTGCGGCAAGAGCGCCTAGTTCATGACGACCTAGGCGCTCTTTTAACTCGTTATTTTGTAATCGTACTATTTGAAACTCAGACTGTACTCGTGAAAAATCTTCTTGAACTTGTTGATATGATGCTTGTAGATTATCAATAGTTTGAACATTTTGATTATTAGCATTAGTAATAGTAAGATTATTTGCTTCAAGGGTAGCAGTATTTTCTATAAGTTGAGCAAGTTTCTTTTGAGTACTATAATAATAGGCGCCGGCAGCACTACTCATTAAAGCAACTAAAACACCTATGATAATCCACGATTGCATTTATTAATCTCTTGTAAGCTTCTTGATTGCTAAATCAACACCTGCAAGGCGCTTAGCTGCCTTTTCGCGTGGTGCATTAACATCTTTGTTGGTGGTTTTCATGATACTGCGCATCTTGTCTTTATCATCATAAGACATATGACGGTTCATCATACGATCCATTTCATCGGACTGTGCTTTCTTTTCACCATATTTAATAGCATTTGAGGCAGCATTATCTGCAGCTTTGCTTACATATGATGCAAGTGTTGACTTTTTAAGTTCGTCAAGTTCTTCAGCTTCTTCAGACATCTTTACTTCGCCACTGCGACGCTTAAGGGCCATTGCACGACCGGCTGCTCTCTTCTTAAGAGTCTCGGTGTCTTTGCCGTCTTTAGACCAATCACCACCACCGACCATCATTTTGCCGGTGATGTCTCTGCCTTGCTCACCAGCCTTATTGTAATAGTTACGGACAGTGTCTTTTGAGAGTTCGTCAAGTTCTTCAGCTTCTTCTTTCATGTCTTCTTCATCATCATCTTCATCTTCTTCATCTTCATCGTCGCTCATTTTTGCTTCAAGAGCAAGACGAATACGGCCACGAAGTTCTTCTGTAAGTGCTTCTTTTAGATCACGAGGATTTTTATTAATTGCCTCTTGAATGATTCTTTGAATTGTCATTTGTCTATCCTTTAGTTGTAAAAATTATTTTTTCTTTGCCGCTTCTTTTGCAGCAGCCGCGGCGGCCTGAGCTCTTACTTTATCAGCCTCTTTATCCGCTTTTCTTGATGCTCTCATCATATTTTGTGCACCACTATCACGATATGAGATTTCATCAAGTTCTATTTCTTCATTTGCCTTTTTTCTATTTGCAAATTCAGCCTTATCATATCCTTTATGATAAGCGGTTTCAGCACTATATTTGCCAGAGCGCATTCCAAAATGTGGGCCATAACCACGACCTAGTCCGTGTTTAAATGCCATTCTACCAGCTTCTTCGTGTTCACCGGTAGATTTTAGTTTGTCAACAATTTGTCGACCTTCTGCTTCACTCAATTCAGTTTCTTCTTTCATCTTAACTGGAGATTCACTTGAAGTAAGGTGCCATTTAGCAGAGTCTTTGGCTGCTGCAAGAGATGATTCAGTACCCACTTCGTGCTTTGCAGTATTACCGCCGATCCGAACTGAGTAACCATTACTTCCCATGGAAGAAGTTTTAGTAATTCTACCTACGGGGTTACCATTGTGGTGAATGTGATGGTCGCCAGAATCCGTTTTCTTAAATGAAACTGATTCATCAAGATTAGCTTCTTCCATCTTTGCGGCAAGTGCTTCGGCAATTCTTGCTTTTAGTTCTTCAACAAGTGCTTCTTTCATCTCTAAAGGGGCACCGTTTATTGATTCTTGGATTATCTTTTGAATTGTCATATTAGGCTCCTAATAATTTTCTGATTTGTTCATTATCCATAATACCATCTGCAGTATATTTATTAGTTCTCTGCCATGATCTGACTGCTATTTCAGTCTGGAGACCATAAACACCATCAGCACCTAGACCTAATTTAGCTTGAACCTTTTTAACAACATCACCAGTTGATTTTTTCTGGATTGTTGGATAACTTGCAGGAGCTGCCTTTTCAGTTACTACAGCGGCAGCAGGTGCAGATTTAACCGCAGGTGCTGAACTTACTGAACCACCAACAATTGCTTTTGCCTTTTTGTATCTAGCAGTTCTATCTTCAAGACCGATAGTCCCACCATTAATTTTCTTTGTCATGCCTACGATATCATCTGCATCTGCAAATTTTTCAAGACCATTCTTTTTCCAGAACCAGCAGGCAGACTCAAGAGCACCTTTCTTTGTTCTTACATAAGCGGCAGCTTCATCGGCAGTCATACCAATGTCTTTAGCAAAGACGGAATAATTATTTCTACCGGTAAGTTGCTTTACGCCACCACCACGGAACTTCCAACCATCACCTGGTTGTGTATTGCCTAGCGCACCTTGCTTTGATCTATTTACATCCATGTAAACATAATTAGCAATTTTTTCTGGATTTCTTGCATATGCAGCTGCATCTTCCTTACCAGCACCAAAATATCTTGGAAATACCTTCAAAAGAGACTCTGTGCTATAGTTAAGATTTTCCTCAAGTGCACGAAAGTCTTGTGACTCATGCGAACACTGAGCCATAAAACTAGCTATACGTAATGGTGTAGTTATATTATACTTTTCAAAAAAGTCAACTGCTATATCATACCACTCAGCTGCTTCTTTATTTGATGGGATCATTTGTTGAAATTGTGAAGTTGTAATCATTGTACTGCCATTGTCCTTATATGTTTATTATATCTTTTCTTTGGGCGATAACCACTGACTGCGGTGTCGCCGGTTCCAGGTTCACCAACTACTGTATCAGATACTTTAATATCGGGCACCGTTAAATCATCTTTTAGAAAATCTGAAAATGTTTTTCTACGCTTTAAGGGATCTGAATTAAAAGTTGCAGCTGCTCTTGTTCTATGCTTTTTCTGTTGAGCACGAGTTAAACCAGGTTCACCCTGTGGTCCAACACCAATACCTGCAATAGCACCAGAGCCAACTGACATACCAATTGCTCCATCTTCCTTTATTTTTTTGTTGACATCTTCTGAAAGTATGGTATAATTGATATACATATCATAAAATAAATCTATTGATTCATCCAATACATCTTCCGATATATCCTCATTGAGAGTAGAGGAATCAGAAAATTCGTTCCATTCACGGATTAACCAGAGTGCAGCCGCATATGATGCAACTTTAGATGAACCACCTGGTACTTTTGCAAGTAGTTTTTTCAATTTTAAAATCATAAGATCATATGTACGCAGGGAGTCTTTTTCTTCCTGGGTTTTTCGTTGATCTTTTTTCTTAAGAATATTCCCATCGGTATCAATAATACCTAGTTTATAGGCACTCCAATCCTCAAAGGGTGTTGTTAGTCTTCTTAAGAATTGATAGACAAGATATAGATCTACTAACAAATCAGTATTCCTTATTATTTAGTAAGACGATTAACAGCACGATTAATCCCAGTTTTTCGATTTAATCTCATTTTATTGAGTTTCTTGTATTCTGGGCTTTTCATATCGGAGGTATGACCAATATCTCTTTGAATATGAGTAAGATCATCTGCTGATTTCTTGACATATGAACCAAGAGTTTTCTTGTCCAGTTCATCAATCTGTTCTACTTCTTCATAATTCATTTTAGACATCATGCGCTTCTCACCTTCTGCATATGCGTGTAGAGTTTGCATTTGGTCGTGTATGGATGCAAGTTTATTCTGATACCATTCTTCAGGGTCTGAACCCATGTCAAGGTATTCCATGATTTCCTCTGCTGCGTATGCAATGAATTGAAGTTGACGCATCATCATTGGAACTTCTTCCCATGCATTTTCATCAAGATCAGTTTCTTCGTTTTTCTCGATACCCTTAGCAATCTTATGAGCTTTTCTAATTGTGCTCTTTTCAAGCGGTGGTTCGTCACCAGTGGCCTTCATAGCAGCAGCCATACCTATTGCATATGGATTTGTCGCTTTTTCTTCGAGCTGTTCTATCATCATTGAGATAACTAAATCTTTCATCGACATTTATATTTCTCCTAGTTTTTCGGTTATTATAGGGTCAGAATTAATCTTATTAGCATATATAATTTTGCCATCATATTCTATATAATCTGGCATAAAATTTAAATAGTCTACAAATGGTTTTAAATAGTCTTGATAATCACTTAGTTTCATAAAAAGCATATTAGTTGCTTCTGTTCCGAAACAATTATATATGATAATAAGATGATTGAGAATCAACCTCTCTTTCAAATCCCCAAATTGTTTGTATCGACCAAAAAGTTTTCGTAGATATTGAAACCTTTTCATGTCTTCTTCAAATTCAGTAATATCATAACAATGTGGGTTATCATAATGCTTTGCAGCATATAATAGAAAAGTTGATTCCCCTAGTTTCATTCCAGATTATGATGAAGTTACAGTTAGAATTGCTGTAGATGATGTTATAATCTGAGAAGTATTAGTTGGTGCTGAAACAAGTACACGATACTTGTCGCCATTTGTTGCACCAGCTCCTGGAGCTACTGCAGTTGCACCTGTGGTATAACTAGCAGTTGTTCCGCCGCTACCTGTGGATACGTTGGTCCAAGTAGTACCAGATTCAGTGGATTGCTGTACTTGCCACTGATAGGTAATTGTGGTTGAAGGTGTTGCTGTTGCTGTAACAGAGAATGTTCCAGTAGCAGGCGCGACTCTAGAAATACTTGCAGGTTGTACTGTAATTGCAAGCAATGTATCTGGAACAGTAAGATCTTCTGTTGCAGTATTATTAGTAATACCAACGTCAGTTGCATCAGCAGCAGATACTTTCATTGGAATAAGTGGTTCTACGCGAAGTCTTCCATTACCAATATCTTGAACTAGGTTCCAACCTGGTGTCTTGATACCTTTTGCTCTATTTGTCTCTACTGCAGCTTCTGTAGTATCTACAAAGAATGCATTATCAACATCAGTTTGTGGTGATGCTCCGGAAGCACTGGTTAGATACTTTGGTGCTGATGCAGCAGTATCAGTTTTTCCCCATAGTGGCATTTTTAGTCTCCTTTTTAATTTCTTCTTTTGTTAATTCAAGTCTGGTAAGTTCATTAATATGATACGGATCAAAGTTATTAATTATGTCTTGTAATAAAGTACCATTAAATAATTTCTTCATTTGTAGCACCAACTTTAACATACATCTTACGCTTAGGTGCTTGGCCAAACTTATATGGTTGTTCAACACGACCTTTTAATTTAGCATCGGCAGTGGCGCCACCAATCATACGTCCACGGAATTTTTCACGTGTAGAATACTTTGGATTTGCTTCGCGCTCTGCAGCTGATTTGTCTAGATAACTTTTTGCAAGTTTCTTTGAAATTTCATCAAGTTCAACTTCTTCTTTTAGTGCATTTGCTTTATCACTTAGTTTTTCAGCATATGCGCCAAGTTCTCTTGCGGGATTTATGTAATATGCAATATCTTTTGTACCATGTGATAACTGAGCATGTGCAATTTTATGTCTTTCAGCTGCTTCTTTATGTGCGGCTGCAGCGGCAGAATGTGCTCTTACATATTCAGGTGCACCCTTTGTTGATTTTTTATCATGAATCTCCATGGTGTCTTTATGAAATTCAACTGCATTCTTAAGAGCGGGAATAGCTCTTTTTACATAAGCAGCATCATATGTTTCATCAAGTTCAACTTCTTCTTTTTTGACAGCAGACATGACTTTAGAAATATTCTTTGCTAAAACTGCTGCATTATGCCCAGGTTTTGGTTTTTTAGCCTCATCAAGTTCTTCATTCTTATTTTTCCAAAACTGGTGATGTCTAGCAGCTGCTTCAAGTGCGTGCTTAGGATTAGCATGACCATACTTACTTGAAACAGACATATCTTTGGACGATGATGGACCCTTATCTCTTTCGAAGTGAATACCATATTTAGTTGCATCAGTCCTACTAGTAACAATTCTAGCACCAGGTTTTCTTTTTTCATTATATGCGGAATATGGTTCCACTGTTCCAATTTTTTCACCATTATGATGAATTTCGTGAACAAATTTTCCTTCTGGGTGCTTTGATGTAGGCATTTTCTCTTTTGTTTTTACAAGCGAATAATCACCTGATGTAATAGCAGCCTCATCAAGTTCTATATTTTCTAAAAAGAATTTTTTAAAACTCTTCATTTATTTTAATCCTTAATTTAGTTTTACCAGGTATAATTCTATGATAGACCATTTTTGGTATTTCAATAATATTATTTCTATTTATAAAGAATGGTAGTTCATTATCAAATTGGAATTGCCAATCATCACCTTCAAGTATTTGTACTTTTCTAGTATTTAAATCTCTGTGCCAGACATATTCTTCAGATTCTGTTAGTTCAGGATTAAATTCTCGGATCCATTCTGTATCTGATATTCTTGTATCTGTATATGGTTCATTCACGTTTTCAACTCCACATATTAAACTTATAGTCCATTCTATAAAATCCTCTTGGCTTACCAAAAGAATGAGCCACCTCCAGAAAGACCTAGTGCTTTGGCATACATTGGCGTTCTGCAAGCCCAGTACCCAGGCGCGGTTTTATCTGTTTTAGTAGAGCATTGATGTCTAGCAGCAAATGATTTTCTGGCCGCAGGGTCATTAATCTTGACACTGAGACCTGTTGTATCACCCCATTGAACCTTTTTTACATTACCAGATGATGGATCTTTGACATAGACATAGAACTTCTTTTCACCGCCACGTTTTGGCTTGCCTAGTTCTACTTCACTACCTTTGTACTCTGCTTCCTGTAATGGGAAGTCTAGCGGAACAGTTTCACCTTCATATACATCAAAATCTCCAATATCAGTTTCAAGTAGGTCCTTTTCAAACCAATCTTTTGGTTCATAAGCACCTTCATTATATAGTCTCTTTGCTTCCATAAAGAGCTTGTTGCTCATTTCAGAGTGAGGACGAAATACATTTTCATAGAAAGGTACTTCATTCTCAACATGATAGGAGATTGCTCTATTGAGAGTGTGTTCCGCTAGAGTTTTCATTTTACATCCTTACTTAGATCTTGGACCAATTTGTTTTTGCTTAAGGTAGGCGCCGACTCTTTGTGCTTGAGTCTGTGGTTTACTTGGAGCTCCAAAGTTTGCTTTCATGTGATCTGCTACTGCCTTTGTAATTCTATGGGCAGCACCAATAGAAATACCGGCAACAGTTTCAAGATCGTCTTTTGTTTTTGTTCCAAAGTTTTTTGCTTTATGTAGATGATCTACGATCTTATCGTGTTTTGGATCATCTTTAGGTACAAAAGTGTGTACTACATCTGAAATATTCTCGCGGTGGACTGGATCATTATAGCCTTCAGCAACTTCTTCTTTCACTGGGCCCTTATATGGTGAGAGGTGCTCATGTTTTGCTCTAACAGTGGTTGTATCATATTTGTTTTTAGGACTTGGGTGTAGTAAGTTCACGCTTCCAGTTCTAGCATAAGTAACTGTATGACGTTCACCAGCGTGCGGCCCAGCATGAACTATTACTTGATCACCTTCTTTGAACTTAATATTATGCTTAGGAACTGTTCCTCTTGCTGGAGTAGGTAAAGTATCACCAACTGGAGCCTTTTGAAATTTTTGGTTCCATGGGTTTTCAGAGAGTTGTTCAACTTCTTCAGCAACTTCTTCTTTACCAGATGCTTTATCACGGAACATCTTTTGAAGTGTTGCTTTTGCTACGCGCTCAATACCTCTAATCATGTCAGGGTTCTTGACTACTTTTCTAAGATTGTTCTTAATCTGTGAGGGATTGTCACCTTTGACATACATCTTTGGAAGACCTTCAACGTCTACTTCGTAGTCTGTTTCTTCATTCTTATAAGTTGGACTCTTATAGCCAGCTTCAGAATACCCTGGCCATTTCTTTCCTACATTTTTAGCTTTCCATGTATCTCTAAAGAATTTTTGACTAGCATATTCACGATCAGATTGATCTGCAGAAGCTGCTCTATGTATCTTACCTTGTGGACCAAGTAACGGTGCTTCATCAAGTTCAGTTTCTTCACCATACATAGAAGGATATTCAAAGCCAACATACATTGGTTCTTCTTCATCATATTCATCGGAATCAGTATCCATCATATCATCTTCCATTTCGTCTGCACTCATACTAGTGTAGACTGATGCAAGCTCTTCCTTTGCTTTCACAATTGCACTAATCTGCCAGCGCTGGATCATTGCTCCATCTTCTAGTCGCTCAAGGATATTGCTTGCTGCATAGCAAGCAATCTTCAATTCACTGATAGTCATTTCATCGGCTGGATACATTTCGCCGCCTTCATTAAATAGTTCTTCTGTGAGTTCTTTAAATCTCTTCATTTTATCCTCTGTGTTTAAAATATTGTATTCTACGTTCTACTTTATTGAACCATTCTTTGGAAGGTTTTCCATCACCTTGATAATACTGTAAAACTTTAGAAGGATCGGATTTGCTTACAACAGCCCATTTTGTTTCGCCTTCAGGTGTTTTAACTTGTTTAAGCATTTCATCTAATGCTAAAAATGATTTAAACGAGATCATCCTTAAAACTCCTTAATCATTTTTTCTTCGGAAGGCATCTTCATCATAGAACCATCTGCCAATTTAACATTCTTAAATCTTGTCGGATATTGGAAGAATAGGTTACCTCTGGCACTATATTTGTAAATAACACTACTTTCTAATGTAAAACTACTAGAATCTTCAAATGTAAACTTCATGGTATTTTCTACCATTCCATTACGAATATTAGTCTTTACTATTTCGTGTGATTTAGGTTGACCTTTCTTCTGAAGGATCAAAGCAAGTTTGGAAGTATTCTTAGAAACAAACCCATCAACAATTTCGGATACATTATTCTCGATTAGTTTCTTAATTCTTGCAACTGCGTCTGGCATCTTTTCAAGATACTTCTTGCCTTCTTTTGTTCTCACAATAAAGATTGTAGTTGCAACAAGTTGGGATGTTTCATCTTTTGGTAGATCAGGACCACGAGTAATGTCACGAATATTTTCATATGCTGTCATAATTTGACTTGTGACACTTTCCTTCAATTCAGTTTTAAATGAATCGGTGGCTTCCTGCATGAATTTAAATGCAGATTTTGTCGCATCAAATGAAGCAAGAGGTTTTATAAATTGACCTGGTTTTGGTTCTTTCGGTGGCTTGCCTTTTTGAACATAACCTTTGATTACACTTAGTGCTTCTGGTATATCTTTTACGGAATTAAAAAATGTTTTTAATTGTGAAGGCAGATCAGTTATCTTTGCTGTATCTTTGATTGCCTTCTTAATATCACCAGCAGTATAGATTGAATATGGTATTTTTTCAGATGCATCTCTATTGGATTGGCGATAATCTATAATTGTTTTTGAAACTATATCATATGTTAATCTGACAATATTAAGTAAACCAGATGAAGCTTCGGTAAATCTTGCATTGTAAATTGATTTATCTTCTGCTGCCTTTATAAGTATATCTAGATATTCAACACCTTTGGTTTTATATCTATCGCTAACCATATTTAAAATAGGTTTTACTTTTGCAAGCGCGGTGCCTGCTTCAGAACTTTCAACAATATATGATTTAAATGTAAACACATCAATCTTCCTTGTAATATGGGTTTTTAGGATCAGTATCACCAGTTACATCCGGCCACCAATCTAATTCAAACCTTTTACCATCGGCGAACATTTTTTTCATAGATTTGATACGTGTTTCATATTCTGATTTAGAAGGAGTTATATTTCCTTCAACAACATCTATTACATACTGTATTGTAACTGCGTTAGCACTCAAACTAGCACATCTAGCACCAACTTCACCCTTTAAATGGTCTATTAAAATACTCTCACTACTTTTAGCAAGATCATCTGATAAATCATGCGATACCTTTAAATCTACATAAGAATAAACATAATCATAATGTGGTAGTGGAGATGAATGTAAAATAAACTCATCTAATACTTCAATTCGTTTAAACCCATCTTTATTATACCAAATTGCTCTCTTACTGGTTAATTCGGTAGGCATACCAAAGAATTTTTGGAGCTGTTTTACGTAATTAGCAGGTTCAGTATTTTCCCACTGATTTAAAATAGAATTAGATTCTTTAATATATTGTTTAAAACCTATCATACTTTTAGCACCGGGTTTGGAGTAGAGAAGTTCTTCTTGCGCATGATAGTTTTTGCAATAACAACTAAATCATCACTTTTGCGATCATATTCAACTGCGATTGGCATATTTAGGTCACTTTGAAGATCCTTTACTACTGCCTCTGCATCTACAAATTTACTAAGTGACTTTTCACCGTGTTGATACTTCTTATAGATCTTTTGGATCATAGCAGCAAGTTCTTTCATGTCGATGCAAGGATCATTTCGTGAATCTGTCATACGCTCACGGAAGTGCTTTGTGAAGTCAAAGTCAATATTAAACTTTTCGAACATCTTGTCAACAAACTTTTCAAATGCCTTCATATGTTCGGTAGTTAGTATTGGGCATGTTTCTGCTTCTACTACAAATTGCTTAAATCTTAGCATTATTCTCCGTCTCCGCTTCCGCCATCTGAACTACTACTTTTGCCACCTGGAACTGATTTTAGTTTTCCATCCATTGTTCTGATTTTTGTATTTGGTACATCAATCATCTTGCCTTCAAATCCTCTTGCTTTACCTTCGAGGAATGTTTCAAATTTTTCATCAACACTTTCAAATGCAACACCAACTTTAGTATGTTTTGCTTCTTTTTCATACTTTTTTCTCATTTTTGATGTTGCTTCGCCTGGTGTCTTTGTTTTATCAAATGAAGGGTCTGCAACAAGCTCACCGCCACCAACTGATTTAGTATCTTGTGCATCAACATCACCGTCACTATCTGTATCTTTACTTTTGAGAGCATGTTGTATCATTTGCTTTAGATTAAGACCAACACCAAGGTGGTGCTGATTGTGCTTTGAAACTAGAGCTGAAATATCAGGTGTTGCTGGTTCTACAAAGTCTGGTACAGTAGTCTTAGAGTGCTTGAGTGGTGGAACATATTTTATTTCATCTAATTCACCTGGTGTATCACTTTTTAGTATTCTAACAAGACTATCAGTACCATCTTCTCTATTAGTAGCTTTTGATTTGTCAATGTTTATCTTGAATGATTCCCAAGCATCAACATTACTATATGCCTTTTCATAATGTTTTGCATTTTTAATTCTATGGTAAAGTTTTACAAGATCGGCTGAAGTCATTGCCATATTATGAGACTTGACTACTTTTTCCGCATGATGCGTGTGATCACCCGGACCTGCATTTTTAACAAGTTCAGAGAAATCTTTAAGAGCTTTTGCCATCTCTCTATGCTTCTTCTCACGTGCAATAATCTTATTAATGATTTCAGATGATTCTGTATTCAATGAACGGCGGGTTGAATCAACCTTACGAGCATTATCAAGCATATTCTTGTGCTTTTCAGCATCAGCATCTTTTTCTCTCGATATAGAAGCCCTTACCATATCCAGCGCATTACCTTCTTGGACACAGTTTGGAACCATTCTATTACCTTTTTTCTTTAGACCGATTTGTTTATAACCGTCCCAGCAATCTTCCTCTACCGATTCTTTGCGAACTTTTGCTGCTAGATCAGCGTCAGCTTTGCCCCAGGTTCCAGGTCCTTTTGTTGCAAAGCTATTGACTCTGGCATAACCCCATTGTTCTGGAGTTGTTCCTGGTCTGTGACCTGTTCTCCAAGCAGCAACCCCGCGATCAAATACCTTCTTTAGAATACCATATGAAATACCAGTTTTCTCTGCCTTTTTCTTTAAACCCTCTTTTGGTTCTTCGAATATCATTTCTACTGAATTAATAAGATCATCTAATTCTTCAAAATATACTTCGGTTGATTCATAGATATTGACTTTTGGTTTATATCGCTTAAATCTCATGTCGTGTTTGACAGTACCTTCTTTATTAAAGATTTGGTGAAATCTTTTTGTGTGCATAGAAGGTTTTGTTTTAGCACGAGCATCACCCGGTGCTGGTTTATATGCAGCAGGATTATTATCATCCATTGCGGCACCTTTATTAAAATGTGCTTGTCTTTTTGCTATCGTTGATTTTGAGAGTCCGGCATGATAGTCTTTATTTAGATTGGCGGACTCCAGCATAAAATTTTCAAGAAATATCTCGAATTGATCATCAACACTTTCAGTTTTAGATCTGGACATCGCGCTTATACGGTCTGATTCTGCTTTGCGTACAATTGGTAATTGTTTGGTTGCAATTCTATTAATAACTGACTGTGGTATTCTAGATAATCTTTGATCTAGTGATAATTTTTCAGCAGATGACATGTCACCATACGATTTAGTTTTTGAAATTTTAGCACGAAGAATTGCTAGTGCTTTCTTTTGTGCCCGATCTTTGATTTTTTCTGGTGATGCTCTTCTCTTTTGTGCTCTCTTTCTTGCAGCTTCAATCTTACCATGATATCGTTTCATGACCATCGAGCGCTTGAGTCTTTGCATAAATGTAAGAGGAGTTACCTTTTCTTCTAAGGTTTCATCTTCAAAGTCTTCCATTAATTTCATTCCCTTTAAAATTGCTTTATATACTTCTTCGGCATGTGATTTTAATTTAGAAGGAAGTCCCTTCTTGAATGTTTCAAAGTCACCTTCTACTGCAAGTGATCTTAATTTTGAAGCAGACATTCCAGAAACATCATCTGCATCAGGATCTCTTTCACCTGCTGAGACAACATCTATAGTTTTAAAGTCAAATTCTTTGCCATTATATTTGTCAAGTAATGTCTGAAATTCTAATACTCGATCAGATCCTACTACAGCAATAAGTGTATCATATTTGCCAGACAGTTCTTTTGCTACTTCAATAATTGTTCTTGCAGTTGTCCTTTTAACTAATGACCCAAACGCAGTTTGAAGAAAGTTTATCTTTTCATCATATGTAAGTGGATTTTTCTTCTTATCATATGTATGTGATGTAAATACCATAGGATCTGCTTTACGAGAAACAGCAACATCTTTTATCTTATTTACAAGTTTTTCGTGCCCTACTGTTGGGGGTGAAAATCTTCCAAAGGTCAATACAACTGATTTATTTTTAGCTTCAGACATTGTTCTGTCACTCAATGTTGGCTCAATGTCTATATATTTCTTTGGATCAAAGCCTTTAGGATTTATTTTTTTTACTGATTTCTTTTCCATTTAAAACTCTAATATGAGGGATAATATTGTGAATATTTATAATGCATTAACTTTACATTTATGATCTTAATCTTACATTTGATAATGATAAAAATTCTGTAGTAATATATGCCTTTTCTGTAGCAAAATCGTGTGGACAACCTCTATCTTTAATTCGTTTTGGATCTGTATATGTTGGAGTTTCTTTCCAGTCAAATCCATATATATCTAAAGATGCAGGGCTAGAACTCATTATCCAATCTAATGCAATTAAACCAGTAGTTGGATTATTATGTTGTCCTGATTTTTTTCTTAGTTCTGTATAATTTGGTATCATTGGATAAACAAAATCAGTTTGTTTTGTATTTGCGTCAAATCTTGCCTGGTGGCCTGCGTGCATTTTCTTTACTTTTGGATATTTGGAAAATTGATTCTTGTATTCACTAGTATTCCAAAATATCCAAACATCTGTCTTTTTACCATGACTTTTTTCAACATCCATTCTATCATATAGCATTGCAGCTTTATTTAGTCTTACTACTACATCATGTGAATCAATTTCTTTGCCATAATTTTTATCAAAGAGAGACATTGCGTTGCCGATAATGGCAACTGTTTTACCTTCAAACCATTCTTTCATTTTCTTAACTCAAAAATATTAGTATTAAAAAATTTATTTGCACAATATTTATTTTCTAATTGAAAATCGTGCCTATTGTCGTGTAGCTTAGTATCATGAAAAGATGGAGTAGCTTTCCAATCAAATCCATATACACAAACCTTTTTAGGATTATAAAGAGAAATTAAATGTAAAATTCGCAAACCGGTTGAGGGTCTGTGGTGACCTAAATCACTTTTTAGCCATTCTATATCTATTAAAGGGCTATTTAATATTTCTATAGTATGATTACAAGTTTTTGTTGTGACCTTTTTCGGGTTCATTGTTTTAAACCAATTTAGAAACCAAACATCAGTTCTTTGGCCATGTGATTTTACATCACTTGGTTTTAACATGAAAAATCCCCGTTTAATTCTACAGACAACTTCCGAAGAGTCTATTTCGGCTCCATAATTGGTATTGAATAGACTTTTAGCATTACCAACTAGAGAGATTGTTTTACCTTCAAATAGTTCTTTCATAGTCCTCTCTGTAAACTATAATCCATATAAATTCGTTCTCTGTGCCATTCATCTGCCATAGGTGTTGTCGCAAAATCATGGAAACAAGGGGTGCCTAGTGTATAGTGAAGCAATTTTGCACTTTTATTTTCACCGAACTCATCTGGTAACCAGTTCCATTCAATAGGAAGTTCACCTATTAAACTATCATCTAACCAAGAAAATCTATGTACTTGTGCACCTGTTGCATTCTGAACAAACTCCGGTGTTACTACTTTGTTTGATTCGTGTCCACAGTTCCATAATATCACACTTGACCAATTTTTTCTAGGATAATTTTCATTTTTTGCACCAAGATATTTCTCTGCCATTCGTGTTTTATAATCATGTTTCACCACCATTGCGGCTTTCGACTCATCTCGCATGTTCCATAGTTCTGTAATATCCCCACGGAGAATCATATCACCATCTAAGAATACAGCCCACCCTTTGTAACCCATTAAATGTGGTATTAGAAAACGACTGTATATAAAATGATTACTTCCATCTGTATGCTTTTCTTCATAACCATTCAAAAGATTTAATGAAAGTGGGTTTAAACTTATTGGACTGGATGATAGTCTTATAATTGAATTGCTGCAAACGTGGTATGCTGTTGCTTCTCTCTTATCAAATCCTATAAAAATTGGTATCATTTAGGTTTCCTTCTCATTAATTCTTCATATGCTTTAGTAAAAAATCTTTTTCTATAAGCACCACCTTTGACATCTATGACTATATCTAAGCTTTTAACAACTAAACGGCCAGTAGCATCTAATGGTTTTACATATGCAGAACCATCATAGTCCATAATTTTTACTTTTAGGCCATCATAATCAAAGAAGTGATTATTTTTATTTTCAAAATACTTTGTAATTAAGCCTTTGCTTTCGAGTGCTCTATTAATACTATACATATCAGCACCCCATTTCTTTTCTTCCTCGGTAGATTTGTAATAAAATTCTTCTCTAGTTTGAAAGAACTTGTCAATTCTATCTTTATTGTTTTCATTTGAATTGACTAAAACTACAGAGTTTCTTACATACCTTTTTTTAGGGTGCACAAAGAAACAAAGATCAAATTCATCTTTAAAGAAAGCTTCAACACTACCACATATTAAATGATCAGCACCTGTTAGGATTAATTTACCCATATGATTTTTTACAAAATTAGTATTTGCTTTTACTATTGCACCCATTAATGGAACATCAGATAAATTACTTCTAAAGCAATCTATACCATTAGTTTCAGTAAATTCATCAGTTTGTATTACGAATTTATGGTCTTTAGAGTTATATGCATAGAATGTATTCTTTAACTTTTCTATTGCATCCATATAATCAAAGAAATTTACTCTTTCTCTTAATTCTGTAGACATATTTTCGGAAGATTTTTTTAAATTTTTATAGAACGGTGCAAAGGTTATCATCTATGGTTTCCTTAATTATTTCAATAACTGTATTTACATCAAGATTTGGATATATCGGAAGACTAAGTTGTTTCTTTGCGAGTTTATTTGTGTTTTCTAAGCCGCTTGTATTAAATATGTAAGGACTTTGTGAACTTACGGGAATATCATAATATACTCTAGTCTGTAATTTACTACTAATTTTACTTATAACATCTTCTCTATTATTTACTAAAATAGTATAAATGTTATAAGAATGATTTACGCCAGGTTTAGTTTTTATATTACTAAAATATTTGCTATATTCTCCTGCAATATCTTTCTTTGCAGACATGACGCGACTATAATGTTTAAGTTTTACGGATAGAAATTCTGCTTGAATATTATCCATTCTATAGTTATAACCAATATCTCCAACTTCCCAATTCCGTAATCGTTTGACTTTATCATAATGTTTTTCATTATTTGTGATTATGCATCCTGCATCTCCAAGTGCACCTATATTTTTACTTGGATAAAAACTAAAAGTACCTATATCACCGAATGTTCCAACGTGTTTATCATTTATAGTAGTACCATGTGCCTGACTGCAATCTTCTATTACAGGTATACCATACTTATCTGCTATTTTCATAAGTTCTGGCATATCTACCGCATTACCAAATAAATGCACTGGTATGATACACTTGGTCTTCTCTGTGATTTTTTCTTCAACCTTTGAAACATCCATGCAAAATGTTTCTGGATCTATATCTACATATACTGGTATTGCACCTTCATACATTATTGCAGAAACAGTTGCTCTGAATGTATATCCAACTGTAATTATTTCATCACCTGGTTTTATGTTTAATGCTTTGATTGCAAGATGAAGTGCTGCAGTACCACTAGCAACACATGCAGAATATGATGAACCTACAAAATTTGCAAATTCTTCTTCAAACTTTGATGTACCTAAAATGTAGTTACCACTTTGTATTATTGTTTCTGCACTAGCATTTAATTCATTAATACAATCTTTATGTATTGCTTGTAGATTAAAGAATGGTATTATTCCAGCCATTTTTGTATCCTTCTTGCCTGATAGATATCACTAATCATATTGTCATTATTAGCAATACCATTTATAAATGCTTGTTTAGCCATTTCTAAACCAGGCATTTGTTTAATTTTTAATTCAATTCCATTTTTACAATTTTCAAATGAAAAGTTTTCATCTATTGGTTTATCAATATTTAAAACATTACAGCGACCATCTAGATAATTTAAAAGCAATTTTGAACCAGCAATAAAAATTTGTCGTTGTTTAATCGGAGATACCCAACTACATGTAATAGTTGCTCTAAAACCACTTTCAAATTTTAAATTTATTATAGCGTGATCTGATAATATATTTACATGATAATTCTTTATTTCAGTCTTAGAAATAAGTTTTTGATTTGGAAAAAGAAAATCAATGATACTCAAATCATGAATTGCTAAATCATATAGTACATCAACATCCGGTTGAAATAGACCTTGGTGTAATCTATAACTTTCAAAATATAAAGGTTCACCAAAATCAATATTTTCTTTTATGTGTTGTATTGTAGAGTCATGGCACATAATATGATCAACAAAAACTTTTACTCCCATGTTCTCAGATAGAACAATAAGTTCATTTATTTCAGTTAAAGATGTGCACGCAGGTTTTTCAATCCACACATGTTTGCCTGTTACTATTGCCTTTTTAGCAAAATCAAAGTGTGTAGCAGCTTTTGTCGCTATAAGTACTGCTTTGATATTAACATCATTTAATGCTAAATCAAAATTATCATAAATGATTGCATGTGGATATAATTCTTTTAATTGTGGATGTATTGAGTGATTAGATTCACATATAGCATATAATTCTTTATTGAATGTTCTTGCTATATTTTTACCCCAATAACCATGACCTAATAATAAAAACATTTAATTTAACTTTCGAAGTTGTTGATATCTATTTATTTCAACGTCTAACATTGCTTCATCTATACTATTTCTAGTCAATGCAATTGTATTTTTCTTTAAATATTTTGCAGGTGAACCAACGTATGTATTTCCTGGTAATATTGTACTCTTTTTAGTAACAATTGTTCCCATACCTAACATTGAATAAGATCCAATCACTTGAAATTGGTGTATCATACAACCAAAACCTATATTAGCATTTTTCATTATTCTACAATGCCCGCCGATCTGCACGGAATTTGATATAGTAGTATTATCTTCTACTATGCAATCATGTGCTACATATGAATACATCATTAAATAATTATTAGAACCTATTTCAGTTACTTTAGATAAAACAGTTGGTTTATTTATTGAACAATACTCTCTAATAACATTGTTATTTCCTATCTTTACAATGCCGTCAGATTTCTCTCGCATATGAACAGCATCAAACCCAATTGTAACATAGGGGTATATTATATTACCTTTACCTATGTCAACTACATCCCATTCAATTATTGCAGTTTCATGAATTAGATTACCATTTATCTCTTTAAACCCTTGCATTTTTTTCCTCAAAAAATTTATATGCTGCTTTATATAATAAACCTTTTCCAATATCATCATAACTAAAATGCGACATTGCTAAACGCTCTAACCATTCTTGTCTATTATCTGGCATATCTGGATTTTCAATTAAACCAAGATTTATATTTGACATAGGATATGCTTGACTCTTTTTTGGATCAAGATCTAATAAAAATACAGGTATACCTTCAATAGTACTAACAACTGAAGGTGAACTATTATATACTATACAGCACCATGCATCTTTTAGATCTTCTTCTATTCTAGTATTTGATGTTGCACGAATCATATTTTTAATTTTTGTTTTGTAACTTGCCATCACATGTTCAACTGCAGTATGTAACCGCCCATCACCTGGGTGTTTTCTTATTACTATTTTTCTATCTGTGACTTTAGATATATCCAAAATAGTTTGTGTTAACCAGTTAATAATACCTTTTTCATAATTAAATGAAAATCCATTTGTTCTTTGTAAACACAAAAGAACATGATTACCTGATTTTCTCCAAGGCTTTACCTCGATAGATAAATCTTTCTTTATTGTTTCCCATCTAGTTTTATCAACATCTCTATCAAAATAGTAACCGGTATTTGCATACACACCATCCATACTATATCTTAGATAATTATATCTATATGATTGATCTTTATAGACAAAAAGACTATTATCAATAGCCATAACATGATTTGAAGATTTTAATTGCTTATTTATTATTTCCTTTTTAAACATTTTTATACTGGTTTTAGCAGGTTTTTCACCTGCAATAGATTTTCTTTCTGTCATCCAACTATATATTATTGCTAAATCGGATTCACTGTAATTTATTTCTTTTATTAATCTACTATTTGGAAATGTTTTAATAATATCATCATATTTTTTAAATTTACCATTTCTATCAGTTGATGAATATACATTAGTACTAAAATGTTGCATTATTTTCTCACTATAAACCAAGATTTTGCAAAAAAAACTTTTTCACAGTAATCTTTTTCTTCTTTAAAACTGTGTGCTACACACACTCTTTTTTCGTGCCATGAAAATGTTTCTTTCCAATCAAATCCATAAACCTTTACTTCTTTTGGATCCGAACGATATACATAATCCAGAACTCTTAATCCAGTCGAAGGTTTTTTACTTAAATTAGATGAAAGTTCTTTACACATTTCTTTGGTATATACCAAATCTACCAAATCTATAAAATGCGGAGATACATCGATTGTATCCATCTGCATTTTATGTGCTTTAGTTCTGGTTACAAATGGCTTATTTTGTCTGCCATTCTGCATACACCAGACATCAAGTTTAGTGCCCATTTGTACCGGAAAATCTGAGAACCTATAACCGCCTCTGTTAATACGAACTACTACTTCGGCTTGATCTATTTCTTGACCATATCGCTGTCTTATAAGAGATTCAGCATTCCCAACAATAGCAACTGTTTTACCTTCAAACCATTCTTTCATGTATAATTAATCTCATCAGTAAAATAAAAAAAAGGTGGAGTTTATCCCACCTTATATTTATTCTTTTGTGTATAGTATTACTTTATTCCAAGTCTGTCTCTAATATCTTTAGCGGTTAATTTGATACCATTTTGCCAGGCACCGTACCATTCTCTATGATACTCTATTTTATAGTATTCTATAATACCTATATCTGAAATGCTCATTTCTTCTTTTTCTCTTCTTTTTCATCTTCGCCGTAATAAGGAATGTGTGACATTATTTACCACCTTTTTTCTTTTCACACGGTGTGCGAAATACTGAGTGATCTGGATCTATCATTGTGCCCAACCATGTGAAAGGTTTCTAGCTCTTACTTGCCATGGTGCAAGACCTCTATCTAGATCTTTAAGTCTATTTTCAAGATCTACTACATTTGCGGATTCTGCTAGATATTCATCAATTTTATTCTTTTCGGTCTTTACTTTAAAAAAGTCACGAAAAGGTTTAAACTCAAATTTAATTTCTTCGCCATCTGTTGCATCGTGTGCAACAGATTGAATATCTGATCTTGTAATACCTAGATCATGTAATTCTCTGTCGGAAAGTACTGATAACTCTTTAAGAGTTCTAGTATACATTAAGTGTTTTTTATAAGCAGCAATTATTGCTCTTAGCATGTCTGTCTCCTACTCTGTGTGTCATACGCCCTTATTTATAGACATTATAACACAAGAATAGGTAATGAGTATTGACATTCCTGAAAGGCAGGTATTCGGTTATGTTATGGCAGGATCGGATCACTTACATCAGCAAGATAATAATTACATCCTTCATATTTAGGAAATGATACTAATGACATCACATCTGGATATCTTCGACAACCTTCTGGCCTAGTTTCATATATATTACAACGAATGGTTTCTTGATTGAAATGTTCACACCATCTTAGAGTAAACTTTGTTTTGTCTACATCATCATAGACACGAAATTTGCAACATACTGCACCACACTTGTCAGTAACACAGCTGCCTCTTACTTCTAATTCTCCCATTTAAATTATACCCAGGCAAAATACTGTATAGTAGTTGCGCCTTGGTCAACGTTACCGCCATAGTTATGAAACTCTATACTAAGTGTATCTGCAGCAGAAACCCATGCTCCTGCGATCATTAATCCATAAGGTAATGCAGTTCCAGAAGTTATCACAATTTTGTGATTAGTTGTTAATCCGCTTACAGTAAACGTTAATGTACTAGCTGATGTTTTATTAATTGAAGCAGGGTCTATTGATACAGAACCAGCAAGTATACTAGTGGCAGCAGAAAGATTTGTAGAAGTAGTAGCAGTGTTTGCATTACCATTAATTGAACCAGAAATAGTATTTGTGACTGTTAGATTAGTCAATGTACCTACTGTGGTTAGACTACTTGTAACTACATTGCTTGCTAGTGTCGTTCCAGTAATATTAGCAGCTGCTACTGAACCGGCAGTTCCTGACACATTCCCAGTAACATTACCCGATAATACCTTACCCGATTCGAGTGTAATCCCTATGCTGTCTACTGTTGCAATTTTGGCAAGTGTAGTAGAGTTTAATGGGGTAGTCCACAACTCAATGGCACCGCCGTGATTAGTCAATGTTTGATTTCCAATTGCCTTGTAAATAATCCGAGTATTTCCAGCGCCTGGGATAGATGTACCGTCATGCGCTGTTCCACTGATACGCATGATCTCTTCGTCAGCCAATACTGCTGTAGGAGCGGCAACTGTACCGTTAAACCGACGAGCAACAAATGCTGCAAACGCATTTTGACTATCATTGTAAATTCTTGATGGGATTCCAGGAGTATCATACTGTCCTGTTATGTGTAGCATAACTCCAGTGTTGAGAGGAGATATAAATGCGCCAGTTGCACTACCTACTATACTCACGGCACCTTCGATACTATCAATAGTTGGCACCAACATCTTAACTTGACCATCTGATTTGACTGCAAACACTGGCTCTTCTTCTAAAATCTCGGTAAGTGATCCATTAGTTGGGTGTACATGAAATTGTCCAACTACGTTAATACTGCCAATGCCATTGGATGCAATAACTACATCTTCATCATCATTTATTGCTTTTAGAATGGCATATTCGGTATTAGATGTATATGTACCTACTGTGGCTGCAAAATCACCGAATGAGAAATCTAATCCAGTAGAATCAATAATAATTTGATCTTGATCATTAACTGTAACACCTGGGCCCAGTTTAACACCGCCAAGATCTGTATTAGTTGCTACTATAATCTGTAACGCGTTAGAACCGTCAATCTCAAATGCTTGTCCTATTTTTATTCCACCGAGTACTGTTGGTGATGCAACAGAAAGAGTAACTTCATTATCTGTATTCAGGTAAAGACCATCGCTGATTCCTACAGTATCAAAATAGAATTTTCTAGTATTTTGATCATATGTTAAATATTTGTTTAATCCAACAGATGCTGAATTAATATCATCTAATCTAGCAAATTTAACTTCACCGCCACCACCCATGGTTGACATCTGCTGTTGGATTCGCTGCAGGAATAGACCATAATGGTCGTCCATTTCCTTAAATGTTATAAACTTTTCAGTAGAACTTTTACGAAGTGGGTCATCCCATCTTTGCTTTTCAATATTTGCAGGTGTTGCAGGAATATCATCACTCTTTTTAGTAAGATATTTTGCAGTTTTTTGTGCAATTGTTTCTTCTTCATTCACTTGAATATTAGTTTGCGGAGTTAAACTAATACTAGTTTCTTTTGATTCTTTAACTTCTTTAATCTCTTTATTTTGAAGTTTATTAGCTTCAGCAAGAAGTTTTTTAAATTCGTTTAGTGCGCTCATCTTTGCCATCCTTTGATATATTCAGGTGAGAAGTTTGCTTTGCTAAATTGCAATCTATCTACTAATTTCAGTGCATTTTTACCGAGATGATCAATAGCAACAAAACCTTCTTGACCTGTTACTTCATAGCCATCCTTGGTTTTAAGAAATGTTCTCATATTATTTACTCTATTGAGTTTATCCAATAGTATGTACTTAACTTCGTCTACAATATTATAGATACGGAAAACATCGACAACATCAGACCCATGTTCCTTGAAGTATGAAAGTATCTCATCACGCTTTTTAAATGAAGATTCTTTACCAGCATCTGACTTCTTTTTGTCTGCGTCTTTCTGATAATAATCTTCTATATATTTAATCATATCAGCGATAAATTTCTTGGGGTCACCGATTCTCTGGCCTTCTCTCACTTTGACATTAATGAAAGCATTAACACGGATTCTACGCTCTTCATTATCTGAAAGTCCATCCAATACTGGTCTTTTTATCTTTGCAAATATTTTTCCTGCATCTGAAAGAAGAGCAGTTACGTGCTTTGTTTCTTCAGCAGTCATTGTAGCACTACCAGAAACATCCTTAAATACAGCATCAACAGACCAGACAGTTTTTACTTTTTTGAGATTTGTTGCAATCTCCTGTCCAAAACTCGCTGACATTGATTCAAAAGAGTCTCCTCCGTATGTTGTGTGCCATACCACACCGATTTTGGATCCAAGTATTTGTTTAGCAAGATCGCTTGTTTTTGGTACCGCATAAACAATCGTGTTAGGATGAAAAGTAATATACGATTCTCCATCAATGTTAACTTCTTTAATATCTTCGCGCGCATAAAGAAAATCACCCTGTATCACGCCCTTAATACCAAGTTTTGGCAACTCAGCAAGAGCTAATTTCAATTTTGTGTTTAAATCACCTGATGTATCTGCATCAACGTCTGCATTAGTTTTATAGACTTTTGGGTTCTTGTTAAAGATACCTTTCTTTGCCACAAAGAATTTACCATCAGTTGGATCAATACCTGCAAAAACTGCAGGGGCACCATCCCACTTAGTAGAAATATTCATTGGGGTTTTAGTATGACCGGCAAGTGTATCTCTTAGAACTCTCAAATGATTAATTGCTTGACGAGTACCTTCAACACCGCCATCAATGATTGCATCAGCAAGATGCACCATATGTGAATTTTTTTCTTCTTCTAGATACTGTTTGAATGATAGCATTATACTTTCCTTACCGATCCATCATGTTGGACATGATATGCTTCGAATGTTATATTAGGATAATTTTTTGCAAGAGCCTTAAACATAGTAATATTGGGCATTGCATCATCAAAGAACCTGACTCTTTCATATTTACCACCACGCAAGTATTTATGGAAAATAAACCTCTTGTTTTTAGCAGATGAACCAAGGTTTAGATTACCTGATCGTTCGACATAAACTTTGTCAATGTCAATTCCATATCTACGGAATGTATCAAGGAACTTGTTCTTGTTATCAAAATCTGGTCTTGCAGTGACAATAATAACCTTTGATCCCACATTGACTGCATTCTTAATAATTGCCTTTGCTTTTTTGATCATAGACCAAATTGGAATTGAAGTATCGTGAAAAATTTCGGCACTTCTAAATTCACCATAGTCGTATGTTTCACCTGGTTTTATTTTATATTCATTGTATTGTTGATTGTCAAGGGTTCTTACTAGTTTTCCGTCTTTCATTATCTTGACGAGTGCTTTAGTACGAAATAGAGTCTCATCAATATCAAATATTGTGAGACCCTTTCCATTAGATTGCTCAGTAATGAATTGTTTAAATGATTGCATTTATTTACTACTTTAAATTATACTAATTTACCAGTTTGGAGGCAAGTACTCCCTATAGAAGAAAGTGGATCACTTTGAGACTGAAATTTATGGGTCTGTGTTGCAAATTTCTTATCGTTGTGATAAAAACTAGTAATAGAACCATTTGTTTTTACTGTAATATTTTTAGGATCATTAAGAATGTGTTCATGTTCTGATTCTGGGTGTGAGGTATGATGTTGGATACCTTTGGCAGTTTTATATGTAGTATGTTTTATAAAATTATGACCTGCATTTTGTAAAGGTGTATTTCTTGCCTTTAAAACATCACGAATGTGATTAACCACTTCTTTATGTTGTCCGCTATCTAATTTTTGTTGTAATTCAGCGCCGTGTTCACCTGCAATAGTACGTAATAATTTTTTATTGCGGCTTATGATATCAGCTTTTACTGCCGGATTTGAATTTAATTCTGCTTTTCTATCATCTCTATTATTTTTATTTAAGTTAGGATAGTCTTTAAGAATATCACTTTTATGTTTTTCGTGCATTTCTTTAGCTTTGGAACCAGCAGATTCAATACCTAAATTAGAAGTTGTTATATTTTTATTAGAATTATCAGATACTTTTAGACTAACTCCGTGATATGTCGGTTTATCTGAAGATTTCTTTTTAGTATGAATCATAAGATCAGAAGGATCTTCTTTTTGAGTAGAATGAATACCAGTAGATCTATGTATGTCACCAGGTTTTGAAGTCCATTGAACTTGGTGTATTGTATGGCCCGCAGGTAATTTTGTTTTTATGTTGTCTGCTGCCGCTTTAGCTCTATCATTTGCTTTTTTATAATCATCAGGGTGCATTGAAGCTTTTAATTTATCATGTGCTTCTTCTGGACTATAACCATTTGAATCTTTATGGTGAGTCATGTGTTTACCACCGTTTAAATGATATCCAGTTAATAATTCATGCATGACACCTTTAGTATTATTAGAAACAGAATTTTTAGTTTCCTCATCAAGATGCATAAAAGATTTAAATCTCAACATTAGATAAACTCCTATTTTTTACTTATTTATAAAGTAAAAAAAATTAAGTTCCTTGATGAAACTCATGTTTTACTGCAAAGAACATTGGAGTCCAGCCATTAAAGCCAGAGCCAAGATTTAGTTTTCGGCAAAGATCTTTTGCTTTCTTTTCCTCAAATGATAATTCAATAAGTACATCACCACCTTTTTCATAGATGTTATATGCGGCGGCTGCATTAGTCTTTTTTACAATATAACTCACAATATATCCTCTGCTTCTTTCAATTTCTTTTTCCGTTTACTTGACACATCAGCCCATTCATCATTAAATGCACTTTTGTCAAATACAGGTTTATCTTCATCTTTGGTAGTTTTACTTTCAGACATTACTTTGTTTTGTGCATCTTCCTCCAGATCAAAGATTTTCATTTTTGCACGGTCGATACCAACCATGAATCTCTTGTAATATGATAAATCACCCCATCGGTTTTTCAATTGTTTTATCATCAATTGTTTACGTTCTTCAAGTTCCTCATTACTGATTAAACCAAAAATAGCATCAGCTGTATGAGCTATACCCATGGATTCTGATGTATTGGACAAGTCAACATCAGAACTGTCATACGCGCTACGGTTAAATTGTGATGATGTGACAATAGCAACACCAAATTCCATTGCAAGACCACGAACTTCTTCGGCAATAGATTTAACCAATGTGTATGAATTTGCAGAAGCAGCACCTTTGACACGAGATGACGAACAGATATTTAAATAGTCAATAAAGATGATATCCGGCGTAAAATTTTTCTTGAGTCTAAGTTCGTTTAATAGATGTCGAAAATGTCCAGAATGTGCAGAACCAGTTGGATATTCTTTGATGATTAATTTACCAGGTGTTTTACTTTTGATTTTATTGACACGAGATTGGTATACTTCCTTTGGTAATACCAATAAATCATCAAGTCTAGTATCTAATAAATTAGCATCTATTCGGCGGGCAACTTCTTCCTCGGGTAGTTCCATTGTAATATATAAAACATTTCTTCCGAACATCAAACTTGTCGCTGCCAAGTGACATTTAATAAGTGATTTACCACCACCAGTCGTAGCAAGTAAAACTGTCATTGACTTTCTTGGAAGGCCACCTTTTGTAATTTTATTGAAGATATCAATGTCAAATGATAGACGCTCTTCTTTTCTGTGATAATATTCATACCGATCATCAAAATCCTCAAGAAAATCGTGACCTACACTGCTGTCAAAACTGATACCCAATGAATCTGATAATAGTTTAGGTAGAGCACCTTTATCAAAATCTTTATCTTGACCATCTAGAATTAGAATTGCTTTGCGGATTGAGTTATAAAGATCTTTGTCTTGACAGAATTTTTCTGTTTCACTTAAGAGCCATTCTTGATTTGTATTATTATCAATAGCAAGTTCATCAATAGATTTGCATACCTCTTTATATGCATCTTCATTCAAGTCTTTTCGATTGTCAATGGAAATTTTAAGTGCTTCAATCGACGGAGGTTCTTTATACTTTTCTACATACTCCGAATAAGTAGAAAAGATCTTTTTGTGCGTATTTTCATCGAAATACTCATCTTTAATATAAGGGAAAACCTTGCGGGAAAATTCTTCATTAAATAAAAGATTCGAAATAATTGTCTTTTCTATCATAAACCACCTCTTTGGAAACAAATTATGCTCTGATCATTGCTGATCAGAGCAGTCTTAAATCATAATAACATACTTATTCGTCGATGTCAACATCTTCTTCATCATCGTCAATACGTGTTTGTGATCCACCAGATCCACCACCAGTCAATTTAAACTTACGTTCAACATAGTCTTTAAAAACTTTGTCTTTGATTAGATTTTCAAAGTATGCATCATTATTCTCAATGTCTTTTGCACGATAACTCTTTTCAGAGATTTCACCGGTTTCCATATCCACAGTCTGATACCAACCAACTTTTGGTTTAATAATGTGTCCAGATTCTTGAGCAAGCTCAAATAGTGAGGACCATTTATAGATACCGCTGTCAAAGAATACACTGAATGGAAGCTTTGACTTTTCCTTGACATAACGAGACTTTTCAATGTTGATAGTAAATTTGAAACCCGCGAGTTCAGTTCCATCTTTCTCCTGTGATTTGGAGATGATAAAGATTTGGTTGGCCGAGTAATAGATACCAGTATTATGTGTTACTACTCCATTTCTTAGAATATAATGTTCGACTTCGTTTACAGATAAATCGTAAACAGGCTTTTTACCTACACTTTTAATTTGCGATATTTTCATCTTTTTTCCTTTTGTTGTTATTCCAACCCTGATAAAGTCTACCGAACTTCCACCCTTCTGGCAATTCTTTTTCTGACTTTATCTTTATGTTTTCTATACCATTATTAATCCATTTGCTACCAGTGGATTTTTTTTCTGATAATGTGTAAGGATTAACCCACAGTTTTTTGTCATATGAATCTGATAAATCTTTATGGATTCTTACAGTTGCACCTGTTTCTTTATTTTTTAACATAATAAGATTTTTTCTTCCTATTTTCTTTTTATGTTCTTCAGATTTAGGTTTTTTTGCTATATTTTCAATCCATTCTTGAACTTTCTCAGGAGACCTAGTTTCTCTGCTATTGGCGATTGCAATTTTACTTCTAGTTTCGTCAGAATGAGTTTTTCCATAAAATCCATTTTTATCACCCGAAGATCCTCTTTTCTTTCTTTCCTCTGAGGTTAAAATAGTACCTTTAGAAACACCTACATATTCACCGTTTAGAACTTTTTTATGATTTCTTGGCAACCTTACTGTTTTACCTGTTCTGGTATTTTTATATGTTGCGTAATCTGAATCACTAAAAGTATTTACTGATGCTAATGATAAATTAAAATATTCTGTATCTGCAACAACATCTAAGTGTTTTTGTATTTCATACTCATACTTTAATGTTTCTTTATAATCTTCAAACGTGGCTAAAATTTCAGTTTCAATAATATCTTCATTTATGTAATCTTTAAAAAATTTATAAGTCGAAGAACCATAGTATGGTTTATTTCTTTTATCATAAATAACACCCTCAAATAGTGTTGAATTTGATTTAGAACCTATATACATATATGGTTCTTCGCCTCTTTCTTTGCGTTTTGTAAAAGTAAGTTTATATACACAGTGCATTTTGGTATCCTTAGTTAACAGTATAGTAGATACCTGTATTTATAAATTTAAAGAACTGTGCAATCAATTCCTACTGTTAGATCTTTGGCTTCTACCCATTTACCATTAACTAAAAACTTATGCTTATCGGAAACAGTAACTGTATAACCATCCTCAAATGTAATTTCATAACACTCTGGCATACCATCTTCTAGAGTATCTGGGTTCCACACGTGAGTCACAATTTGCTCGCCACTGAGTGTAATAACTTTTTCACCCACATTAAAATCTTCTACCTTTTTCAACCCGTCTGGTGTTTGTATTTCAGTACCCGCAACAACACAACCACCAGAAACAATAGCCTTTGGATAAAGACCCATTTCCTGATAGATATGATTGACGGCAAGACATGGGATATTCTTTGTAGTCAAGTGCGGAGTGATAATGCGGAACAAAGATTTTAGACTCTTTGCACGTGACATATCAGCAACTGACTTTTCATTTTCTGCATCTTCTACTTCTTTCTTGGAAGCAAGGTTACCGATAGAGTCAATCATAATAAAGACATTATCCTTTTTATCTACTTCTTGTAGACGTTGGACAATATCAAATTTAAGCTGTTCAACATTTTCAAGTGGTATGTGAATAACGCGGTTACTATCAATATTAAAACTTTCAAGATAATCGGGCGTGATACCAAATTCTGAGTCATAAAGAATAGCAACACCTTCTTTATACTTATCAAGATATGCTTTCATACAATATAGTGATAGCATGGTTTTAAAGCTCTTCGAAGCACCAGCAACTACTGTTAGACCTGGTAGCAAACCACCTTCAAGTGAACCACTGAATGCAATGTTTAAGATCGGAAGATCTGTAGGGATTATATCTTTAGCGTTAAAGAATGTTGATTTGGAAAGTACTGATGCAGCTTTGATATTACCTGCTTTTAACATTTTTTCTAATAGACTCATCTATGAATTCCTTCTACAATTCGTTTTAATTTTTCTTTATATTCTTGGATTTTTTCAACTCTGTTTGGCCAATGTATTGTTGATTTTTCTGGATTTTTACAAAGATTATCCAAGAAAGGAATAATTGATGAATATAGAAGTTTGAGTCTATCTTCTAAATCTTCTATTTTTTCTTTATCACCGCGGATAACTGCCCCTAGGCTTTCCTTGACCTCATGTACTTCTTCATCAGCAAAACTAAAACCAAAATCAAAGTCTTCTATTTTAGCCTCTTTTTTCATGTGTATATCCTCTCATTAAAGTATACAATAAACTCGATTGAATCGAGTGAATGTTAATTGGAGAGGGAATTAACCCTCTCCATCTTTAAGTTGTGATTTTAGGTCTTTGAAAGGTTTCTGAAGAACTCTAGATCATCTTCATCTTCGTCAGTTGAAGCGGCTTGTTCTTTCATTGGAGCTGCAGGTGTCTCTTTTTTAGGGGCCTGTGCTTTACTCATATCGAGTTCACCATATAGATCTTCCTCTGCTGAAGACGCAGCATTGGAGCGAAGATCGGCATCAGCACCAACAATGCCAAGTACACGATGAAGTTTTGCCTTTAGTTCATCATATGGTTTGAAGTTCTTTGGATCAATGACATCCTTGAGAGAATGTGATTGTTTCCATACTCTTTCAATTTCAGAATCATCTTCGAAGAAAGCAGACGATGAATCAAATTCAGATTTATCATAGTTTGGATAACCTTCAAACACCCGGATTTTCAATCGGAAGTTAGCACCTTCCCATAGATCGAATGGGTTAACAGGCTTTTCATCTTCGAATGAAGGATTCATAAGATCATTGAGTTTGTCCCAGATCTTCTTGCCATATTTAAACAAGAATACCTTGCCATCATTTTCTGGGTTGCCAGAATCCTTAACGATATATACGTTAGAGATGTAATGAAGTCTGCGTTTCTGGTCACGTGCTTGTTTACGTTCTGGAGCACTATCGTCAGTACTCACATTCCATAGTTTGGTATTTAGTTCAGATACTGGGTCTGGTTGACCAACTGTCGTAAGTGAATTTTCGATATACCAACCACCAGGACCTTTAAACCCGTGGTCCCATAGACGTACGAATGGCATATCCTCGCCTTCTGGTGAGTCTAGAAAGCGAATAATCGCAAAACCATTACCTGCTGAGTCTCGAGTCGGTTTCCAATATTTACCTTCATTTGGATCGGCATATGATTTGGAACTGATTTTTGTGAGCTGTTGGTTCAGTTTCTCGAGTGAATTTGAACGGTTCTTCTTTAGTGCTTGAAAATCTACAGCCATAGTGTTTCTCCTTATATAGCATTATATGCAATTGTTTACAATGTATCGTAATGTTTATTTTATCATTACGAGTTTATTTATTACTCGAAAAAGTGTTCTTTGACAATATCTGAAAATTTTTTTCGATTTATTTCCAAAAATGGATAATATTTTTTGGATAGTCTAATAATATCACCTGCCACGATTTTGTCAACTACTTCCTTTGACCATCGTTCATAAACATTTGAAATGTTTGCTAAAATTGTAAACGTTTCAATGGATATTTTGTTTTGTAAATATAGTGATATTACATATGGGTGCTGACCATTAACAGGGATAAAATTCTCTGCATAATTCTCTTTTAATCTAGAGAGATCATTTTTGAATATGTATGTTATTGAGTCAATTCTGCCTTCCCATTCAGCAAAAATAGTTTCGGCATTTTCTTCTAATATTTCTCTTACCCAGATGTTTGGGTTTTTAAGTATATTAGCCAATATCATATTATGCCAATCTTTTTTCTTTGATAGTTTATAGAAAAAGAAAACATCATTTCTAGTGGAAAAACTATCAAATGATGCTCTTACTTTTCCATTATATTTTTGGTAATCGTAACTATCAGTAGTAAAATGTCGCTTCAGTGCCAGATAATCGACATAAACACGAAACGATTCATCAGTCGCATAGTTTATTGTCATTTTTATCTTTTTTCACCAATTTCATATTAATAGCTTCGGATCTAATCTTTTCTTTCATTACAGTTGATTTTTTCACAATTTCTGCAATTGTTTCTATTTCAACATTTCGTGTTTTGGCATATTCAACCAATGCATCAATATAGGGAACTCCCATTGAAAGCATTCTTGCAATTTCAAAATGAATCTTTTCAGGAGTTTGTGTTTCTATCATCCGTTAAGAACCTGAATTGAGCCTAACCAATTAGATGCCATACTTTCGACAAACAAGACTGAAGAATTTTTATATGGTACTTTTTTAATACTTCCGGCTGGACTATAATACTCTATGTAATAGTCTGTTTCGGTTTCTTGATGAATTTCTGCACGATATTGACCGTGATCGCTTTCTTTAAATATAGTTTTTAATAGCATAACTTTCCTTCCATTAATTTTTAACTAAAAAACCGATCCTGGGAAGATCTAAAAACCCGGCGGCACCATCGTAGTTAATAATATAACTATAACCTAATTTTGTATATTTGTCAACTACTTCCTCATCGCCCTTCCAAACAGGTATCAGTTCATTGTAGTCTGGATCAGGTGATGTTCTTAAATGTACTTCGATTATTTTATCATCAATATATTCTATATTAATCTTATCAAGATCTGCTAGTTCATGAAACATTATTCCAATATTAGGGTAAAAATCTGTTCTAATCCACTTTGTAAATTTTGAAAGGTTTTCATCTTCCTTAATACCTTGCCAGCACGATATTGGCTCCCATCCACCAGGATAGTCCTTCCATTGATATGTCACTGAATACTGATTACCATAAAACCATTCACACCAAAAATAACCAGGTGGTACTTTAGTGCAATCATCAGTGTCAATCCATATTTTCTTCGCTCCGACACCCATACCCAATAAATTTATCATGGGTCGAGTGATATAAAATCCAGAAGTTTTTGGTGCTATGCCCGCAGGCCCGCAATTATAACCAAGTTGTTCAGATAACCAAAGTTTATTGTACCAATGTCTTAAATGCGAATAAGACTGATAGGCATCAACATCAGTATCTACCATTTAAATAATCTCGGGAAATAAACACTTGCTTACAAAGAAATCAACGTCTTGCTCGTCAAGACCTAATGCCTTCATAGTTCGAGGTGTATGGGGATTTTGTTTTTGATAGTGGGCATATTTATTATGTGCATACGACGAAGGCATATCATCTATCACCTGCATATTCTCAACATACCATTTCGTGTTTGCTATGACTAGTGATGTAAGACGATACAACTCTTCGTCCGTTTGGATGTTGCCAGCTGCTACCATATTCCCTGAGAAGATTGCTCTCGCCCAATCTGGCAACTCTCGCTGTTTACCCCATGTATACTGAGACACTTCATCGGCAAAGTATGTGAGTGCAGGGTCATTAAGGTTTGCTGGGGAAAAATCGTGAAATGCGCCGGTGATCTTTGTCGGCCCCGATATAATATCGAAACCATATATAGGAGCTCCGGACTGCAGTTGTGGGAATACACACACGTGCATCATCCACAACTTTTTGGTTTCTCGCGCATCCACAACATCGATGTGTGCTCGTCTAAACTTTTCAGACTTCCATGTTCGATTAATCCATCCTGCTTGATTAAACCGCTGGGTGTGTTCTTCATCATATCGAACCATATTTTTGTCGAATATGTCTTCGATATCACGTTGCAGCGTTATTAGGTGGTCCCATATCGGCAAAGCTATTCTCCAATTCTTCCATGAATGTTTTAATCATATTAAAGCAGACTTTTGCTTCATCGGCAAGCCCATCATGTAACTTTGCCCGAACTTTTTCTTTTAATTCACTAACATCGGTCTCAAATTGATAGTGTTGACCAGAACCGTGTATAAATTTTTTTATAATCTGACCACCAGAAAGATCACCCATATGTCGAACATATATATGTGCCAAAAGTTTTTCTGGCTCTTCGTGTATCTTGTAAATATAGCGCATATAGTCACTAGTACTTTTCAAATGAATAGGAATCTCAAATCCATATTCCTTTTCGAGTTCCTTTAGATCTTTTGCAATGGCATTTCCACGCTTGATATCTTCAATACCTATTAGAACACCGGCATCAGTTGCATGTGTCTCTAAAGTAGTATACATGAGGAACTGATTACAAAGATAGATATAATATTGATATGGTGTTATCTCTTTTTTGAGTAATTTCTTTACAAAAAGAGACCTTTCAGCATTCTTGTGCTGTTCATGTGTCAATTCTTTTAAATTATTCATGGCTTGCAAATATTTGAAACCTTGCAACCATCGAGTGTAATTTTGGTAAAATCTTCAAAATTCTTAGTTATTATTTTACACAATTCTGATTGTTTGTCAACAAAATTGTAAAGACCTTGCTTTATTCTTTCATCAGTCACAGTTGCATTTACAAATTGTTTTTTGGTGGATTGTATAAAGTCAATCATGAAGTTTACATTATTCATGTTAGTCTCCTTGTATAAAGAGGGAACTTAATTGATCCCTCTTATTTTTTTACCAGAATTTCAGTTTCTTTACTACGTTTTTAGCACCATCTGAAATAGTATTTACAACAGTAGTTCCGGTATTCACTACAGTTGTTGCAGCTTGAGTAGTTACATTAGCAGTATCATTTGCTACATTTACTACTGCTACTTGTGCTGGTTTAGTATCAACACTGACACTAGTATTAACTTCAACACCCGCTAGTAATGCAACTTCACCACTTACACCAACGGTAGCAACACCATGATCCATAGTGGCACCGCCGCCGACTTCAGCACCTACTTGAACCCCTATACTAGCACCAGCGCCCGCACTGGCTCCATTACCATTACTGTCATATGCACTGGTTGTATTTTCTACACCAACACTTGCACCTGCGACAGCACCAGCATGACCCGCAACACCATCTTTACCAACTTGTACGTCAGCTCCAGCACTTGCTCCTGCCTCTGCTTTAACAGTTGTTTCATTTTTTACCGTAACATCACCAACTTGTTGACTAATGCTAGCACTCGCTTCTGCGCTTACACCCGCTTCAACACCGACTTGTGCATATGCATTACCATCTGTAAATCCTGCTTGAGCTCCTGCTGTCGCATGTGCTTCGGCACCTGCATGTGCTTCTACTGATGTGTCACCATAAGTTGCACTTGCTCCTGCTTCTGCACTTACACCTACTTCGGCAGATGCAGCAGCACTTGTATTAGTTATTTCTGTTCCTGCTGTCGCATGTGCTTCGGCACCTGCATGAGCTTCTAAATTAACTCCGCCGACCGTAGTTTCAGTAGTTACCTCTTTGTTTACACTTGCACTTGCTCGTGGATTAATATCCGTACCAGCTGTGAAGTCACTAGATGCTTTAGTTTTAAGACCTTTTTTATCTTTTTTTGTTTTATTTGCCATTATTTAATTTTTCCCAGTTGTATAAATGTAATAAGAAGAGGAGACATTCATCCCCTCTTCTATTTATAATTTACAGTGAAATTATTTTAAATCAGCAACTGCTGCTTGTGTTGCAGCAAGTTCTGGATCAGGAACTAAACCGTATGCAACAAGCGCTCCATTTGGTCCTGCCATTTCATCACTGACAAAAAATGCAATGTATTCTTTGAGGCCTGGGATTACTTGGAGGTGTGCATTCTTTACATAGAAATACAATGGGCGACTGATAGGATAATCACCACTTGCGATTGTTTCTACGTCTGGAAATATACCATTAATAGTTGCTACCTCAAGCTTGCTTGTATTGTTTTGATAAAAACTTAGGCCGAATACACCAAGCGCTGCTGGATTAGCATCTAGACGAGCAAGAGTTTCGGTATAGTCACCGTCAATATCAACTGCAGCGCCATCTGTGCGAGTTTTAGTGCAGGATTTCTTTTGGTCATCGTCTAATTTTTCAACTCCAAGAGCTGCTTTACACCCTTGTTCCATAACTTTAACATCAAATACTTCTCGTGTTCCATGTTTTGTTCCTGGAATAAATGCAAGAATTTTAGCATCCGGTAAAGCTGGATCAACTTCATTCCACCTTTGCGCAGTACTAGAAGCATGTAAAGCATTGTATAGTTGCAGTGGAGTTAAATCATCAATATTTAGTTTATCAATATTTGATGCAAATACAATTCCATCATACCCAATGCGAACTTCAGTAATTTTACCTACTTTTGCTTCACATGCAGCCCATTCTTCATCTTTCATCTTAGAAGAACTATTTGCAATATCTACCGTATTTTCACCGGTCCCTTCACATAGTTTCTTTCTACCTGCACCTGAACCACCCCCTTCGACAACCGGTGATGGAAATTCAAAGTTTTCTCCAAATGCTTCGGCAGCAATGGTTGCATAAGGTAGAACAGTTGATGAACCTGTTACTTGGATATTGTCTCTTGCAAATGCAGTAGACGCTGCTATAATTAATGCTGCACTTAGTATTACTGTTTTCATTCAATATCTCCATATTAAGAGGCCTGCATTTTGCTTCCCCTGTAGGACTAATTTATACTACAATTGTAACAGCCGTATAAATTCTATATTATAGTTTTGTAAAATTAATGAAGGCCCTTACGAGCCTTCACCTTTTCTTGTTGACGATGACACAAAGTTATAAAGTGCAGAAGCACGAGTTATGACTTCTTCTGGTGTATACATTGTAGGAGAGTTTTGTTCAACAAAATTATTTACTCCGCCAATGTCTGTAGTTCGCAATGTCTCAACTTGTTGATTGAATTTTTGCTCTTTCAAAAACATTTCTCTGTCTAGCATTTCTTGTGCCATTTTCAAAACATCAAGTCGAACTTCGAAGGGATTCTTATTATTCATCTTTTGATACTGAAGCAGTTCGTTCTTGGTCAGTAAAAGCAGTTGCCACATAAAGAGCTGCCACGCCGTCGTGGCCACTATATTCACCAGTCGCATAAGCTGATTTCATACGAGACGTCATAGCAGATGCAGAACGCATTGTGTTACCCATTGAAGCGGTATCATATTGCATAGTATTATTGGAATTGAAACCAAGTGCAGAACCTGCAGCAAATGCATTGATATTTGCACCGAGGAACATAAAGCCCCAGTTTTTACCTTCTGCTTTTTCCACCATTTGTTTGACTGTAGTATTATTGAAAGTTCTGGAAGCATTTTCTGCACCATCAGTCAAGATAGTGATAATGATAGAGTCACGATCTGCTTTCTTGTTTGCAGAAAGTTGACTATTGATCTGCATCATGACACCACCAATGGCATCATAAAGGTTTGTGGTACCTTGTGGATCATATGTTTTTTCATTAAGATCTTGAACTTCATCTACAGTAACACGACTGAAAACACTGTTGACAGACGAACCGTCAAATTTATAAAGGGAAACAAAGGTTGGAATCCCCGTCTCCACTGCGTCTTTCTTTTGTGCTTGTAGGTACTCGTTATAGCCAGAGATCGTTGCAGCACGACAGGACTGCATTGAGCCAGAATCGTCTAGAACAAAGATAATATGAGAGGTTTTTGTACCCGCGCGTTTCGGCTTGAACGCATCAGCAAGTGATACAGTTGGTTTTGAAACAGTAAGTGTTGTATGCGGGAGAATATTTACTTGTTGGTTTGGGAGTTTTGGAAAATTTACATATGTCATAATAGACCTTTCTATGTTGTGTGATGTGTGATGCAACTTTTCTGTTTCTAGGTAAGTTGCCAACCCACAGTACTTATGCTGCTAGAGCAAAAGCCTTAGGTGCGAAATTTTCATTTGCATTTCTTATTTTATTGCGTTAACCGAGCTTTCGCCGGGTAGCTCCATCCTGCCTAGTGCGCCTGTCGATCCTATTTATCGCCCAGCAAAGATACCGATCGTCTTGTTTACATAAACTTATCTCGCCATATGATAGCAATGCTTCATACATCCAAGGGTTCCATAAACTGACCGGTATCTGTGGTGGACGATTCGGGTACCGCCCCCGAGTCCAGAACGTGTTCAGTGAATATCATCACTACATAGTTATTTATTACATCTTTTTAAATATGCTTCTTCAAAATCATATTCATGTACACAATTTTCGTGATTACCCCAGATACGATCAAAGTAACCATTATATACACTCATGATTTCTTTTTCGCGCCAAGAGTCCGGGATAAGATGACCTTTCACAATCCAGAAGTATCTATTGGCTTCTTTTAATTCAACCTCTGTCATATCTTCTTTGTTTTTCTTCTTCTGAATCATGTCTAGGTTTATCAGCCATTTAATCCTCCAACAATTTTGGAGTATTTATCTATCCAAGAAGTTTATAATTTCTCGTAGTGAAATTGTAAAATTTGTTGAACTATACTTTCAAAGTTATCTAGATGTAACATATTAGGACCATCAGAAGGTGCATTATCAGGGTCGGGGTGTACTTCTAAAAAGAAATTAGAAACACCTATAGCGCTAGCAGCTCTACACAGACCTGGTACATAATTACGATTACCAGAACTTGAATCTCCAGCGCCACCAGGTCTTTGAACAGAATGTGTAGCATCAAATACGAGTTTAGTATTAAAATTATCTAATATGTATTGCATACCAGTAAAGTCAACTACTAGATTATTATAACCAAAACTAGTACCTCTTTCAGTTATCCAGACTTCTTTTGCAGATGCTGTTTTTGAAAGTATTCCTGAGATATCCCAAGGTGCCAGAAATTGACCTTTCTTGATATTTACTATTTTACCTGTTTCACAAGCAGCAAGTATTAAATCCGTTTGTCGACATAAAAATGCAGGTATTTGTATTACATCAACAGTATCTTTAATATAAGAAATATGATCTTGTTCATGAATATCTGTAACTATTTTAATATCTTGTAAATCTTGCTTTATTTTCTTAAAATCATCAATAGTCCTAGAAATACCTAGTCCTCTTTTACCATTTATACTTGTTCTATTTGCTTTATCAAAACTTGCTTTGAAATAATAATCTATATTGTACTTACGGCATATATCAGAACAATGTTTTGCTATTTCTAATGATTGTTTTAAACTTTCGTGTTGACAAGGTCCTGCTATAATAATCATTAATTTAAATTTCACTTCCTATACTTCGGCGGACAATATCATCATGATTAAATTCAGCCCAATATAATTCAAATGCAACACCATCTTCAAGTCCTTCAAATTGATGAATCTTGCCGGGTTTGACTTGTGTAAAATCACCTGGACCAAGAATAGTTTCATCAACCAAGCCTTTTTGATCAGCATCTTGCCATACACGAACTAGCATTTTACCAGATTCAACAAAGAATCCATTCCATTTAAATCTGTGTTCGTGTTCACTGCATTTAAATCCTGATTTAAATTCAATTCTATGAAACTCAAGAACACCGTTTGCGTGTATTAATTCGGTATTTCCCCAAATTTTTCCAGCTTTTATACCCATAAGAACCTCCATATAAAAATGAGAGGCTAACCATAGGCCTCTCACGGGTTTATTTATGGGAACCAAACCTTGTTATAGAATCAGAATTGAAGGGCAAGCTTAAGATTTAGATTGGTTTCATCTGCACCAGTATCAAAGCTATGTGCTACACTTGGTGTAAGTGCAATATTGTCACTAAGTGCGTAACGTGCGCCAGCTTCTACAGAACCACCTTCTTGTGTCCAATCGGTACTCGCATTCCAAGTATATGACACTTGACTGTAAGCAGAAAGTTTATCATTTACACGATAACCGACACCAACGGTAGGAGTGGCATCCCATGCACCTTCATTAGCGCCAGATGCAATGGTATATTCAGCTTCAGCGGTACCGTATACATTCAATTGGCCGAAATTTTTGGAAAGGCCATATGCTGCGGTGAGTGTAATATCTTCTGATTGGATACCATACTTTGCACCAAAAGTTAGATCAGCATCTGCACCCATTACGGAATATGGAAGTACGGTTACAGTAACTGAAAGATCATTAGCTTGACCAGCAGTCGAAGAAATTCCAAAAGTCATATTGTCGCGCTCAAGTACAAGATCGACGCTGTTATTTTCAAAATCGGCAGCAAATACAGCGGTAGAAGCTAGAACTAGCGCGGCGGTAAGGATAATAGTTTTCATTTTATTTCTCTCCATTGTTTATTTTCTTCACGTGTAATACCAAAGACATATTGATCTTTGAGATCACCTTCTTTTGTCATAAAGGATTTCGTGATAGTACCTTCATGTTTCCATCCGATTCTCTCGGAAACTTTTACCATAGATTTTAGTGGTGTGATACCATATAATTTCATTACCTTAGAATTATTAAAGATTAAATCAGTCAAGAATATACCTGCCTTTAGTGATTTTATAGGGCTATTGTTTTTTGCAAACATGTGTACTCTTGCAAGCCATTTTGTTTCCGGAACAATGTATAAGATAAAACCATCTTTTTCTAGAGGTAGTGATTTTCCACTCTTAATATCTTGTTCAATATCAACAAAAATATCATCTTTTGTTTTTTCGGGTGCTTGAAATATCCATGGGTCAATTTGCTCGTAAATAATTTGAGCAACTTCTTTATTCAAAATTGTATTATTCATTCTACTGTAATTCGTTGACCAATTTCAAAGATTCTATCGGTATTTACTCGATAATAGTTACCATCAACTTCATATGTTATTTGATAGTGGTGAAACATTCGAGTTTCTTGGGGAATTTCCACAAGTTCACACCGCCATTCATAGACATAATCTACAACAGCCCGGCGATTACGACCGGCAGTATCAGCACCAACAATTGCACCAAGAACAGTCATGGCATCTTTACCGTCACCTGATCCAAATTGATTTCCGATAGCACCACCAATAAGTGCACCCGCAAGAACATCTCCAGTCGAACCTTGTGTGTTTCCATAAATTGGAATTCGTTGTTCAAAACATTGTTCTTGAGTTTTATATGTATAGTCTGTGCTATATACGGCTTCTACATCAACTACAATACCTTGACGAGAATTATAACCATCTGCACAGGCGGTGGAAGCACCACACAAAATAGCTGTGGTAGCAAGAATGGTTTTGATCATTGTATAGCCTTTATTTCACCTATATGTACTATATATTACATTTTTAGAAAAAGTAAATAGTACATTTTAAATATAGAAGTAAGTGTTACAATAAAGCAACACTTACTTGTGTTGAAGATAGAACTGAACCACCTTCATGTCGATTTCATCAAGTTCAGGTGCGAACTTTGTGGTTCCGATAGACTCAATTTTACGAGATACCCGAGCAAGGGCATTCGAGATCTTGTCATTCGAGTGGGTGGCAGCCATATTGGACATGCCGTCGCAGAGAGACAGGAGCTTCATAGTTGTCATTTTCGGTTCCTTTATTCACCTTATAGAATCAGTATATACTATCCATCCGAATATGTCAACCATTAATTTACATTAAAATTGTTAACATAGTGATCTGCACCAAAACTTGCGCACCAAGCGTCAGGTTTCATCTTTGCTTCCACACCAGTCACTCCAAGAACATATCCTGCTGCCTGTGTAGCAACACAATTTGAACCATGCTTGGGATCAGTATTTACGTCGACGTGAATTTCGACATCAAATTCATCAATAAAAGGTGCGAGTTGATTGTAAAGTTCACAAGATTTGTAGACTTCATTCATCAGTCGTAATGAAGGACGATTCTTCTTTAAGTCATAGTCTGGTTCAATCGAACGGTATGTAAAGACTCTACAGCCCTTATTACCGTTCTTGTGGACGACACAAACACTTGCAAACTTTGCATACCAACGACCTTCTTTTCTAAAACGAACAGAGTCAGTACCAATGTAAATTTTTGTATCGGCAGTAAGACCATATAAAAGATTAACTAATTCTTCGATTTGTTTTTGTTTAAACATTGCGTCACCTCATTATCTCCCTTCAGTTATAATAGTGATTGATTTGCTACGCTGGCTCAATCACCAAAACCTCGATTGAGTCTCTACCGATAGGTGGAAACTTCGAATTTATTTATTACATAAAGCCGAATAGATCACTTTGATTTGCTACTTCCAAAATTATATCACAGTGACATGACTTTGGCGCACACCAGCAGATTAAATTTGTTCCTCGCAATTCATTCTTTGCTTGGTCTATTAACGGTTGGTTTGATAAAAACCATATTCGGTGCTTTTCTATAACTTCAGTTCTATTACCGTCTATTCCTGTCTTAAATGGATTTCCATACTTAGATGGTCTTCCACAATATACAGAACCTTCTAGTTTTGTACCAACTTCTCTTGCATTCAAAATTTTAGGTTGTAAATTCATGGAATGCTACAGGTCCTTGAACATCTTTGTAATATTCAGCTATCACCAACCGTCCATAGAAAACAACACCACAGTCAAGGTTGGTTCTATTTGGAGACTTCACAGGACCATGCTTACGTGGAGTGTGCCCGTGAGTCAAATAGAGTCCTTGTTTATTGTTAGGGAACTTCATCCAATCATCCATACGGGTCCAAACACATTTGCTAGAGACTTGATCTTCTGGGCTAATAGTATCATCATAGAATGCATGTGCAAAGACATTTTTATCTTCGATGTGACATATCTTTAAATTATACATCCACTCCATAATAGCCCGATCAATACCTTGACGGACGTGTTCATAAATCACAAATTCATCTTGTTTAAAGCCTGCAATATCTTTAGCAGCTCTAGGATCATAGAATGGTGTGCCATGAAAATAAGAATCAATGAACATTTCCTCGTGGTTTCCGAGTAATGTTACAAATTCCCAGCCTTCTGGTGGATTCATAATAGTTGTAATAACACCAAGATTATCTGGTCCACGGTCAATATAGTCACCGAGAAAGATAATCTTACCACCATTTGGATTTTGCTTGTAAACAAATGAAAGCGCATCTCTCAGAAGATCACTACAACCGTGAATATCTGGAAAGCAATAATAGCGCTGTTCATTCATAATTTACTCCTTGTTTGTTAGAATCAGTATATATTAACTATACTGAATTGTCAACTAGAAAATGGTGCCCCTGGCAGGATTCGAACCCACAACCTGCCGCTTCGAAGGCGGAAGCTCTATCCAGTTGAGCTACAGAGGCACTATTCTTAAATTACAATTACTTCAAGCGGTGGAAACCCATTAAATGCTACAGTGCTGTATGTAGTAGTATAAGCACCTGTATTATCAATGATGATTTTATCACCACATTTTAAGTTTTCTGATAATAGAACTTTATGTTCTTCATAAAGCACATCAGCACTATCACAGGTAGGTCCTGCAATAATGTATTCAATTTTCTCATCCGCATCTTTACCAGGAATAAAGAACCTATACTTGATAGCTTCCTTTTCTGTTTCTGCAAGACCAGAAAATCTTCCGATATTTAGATACAACCATCTTACTGGATCACCAGGTGTCTTTGTAGAGACTAGAAGTACTTCAGATGCAATAGATCCTAGATTTGCAACCATTCCACGACCTGGTTCGATCATCAGATATTTCAGTCCAGCAAACCGATCATAGATTTCTTTGTTTAGTGTTTCACAATATTCTACCGAATCTGTTATGTCAACCCCATAATAACTAGGGAAACCACCACCTGCATTTAATAGCCAAAGATCAAAGCCTTGTTCCTTGCTGTAATTCCAGATACTTTCAACAAAATCCAAAGTATCAAGCCACATATGAGGATGTCTAGTTTGACTTCCAACATGAAAACTTAAACCAGCAACTTCTAGACCAGCATCTCTTGCAGCTTCCATAACTTGAGGAACCATACTTGAACTGCAACCAAACTTGCGACTTAGAGGCCATTCTGCTTCAGTACTTCTGACAAGAACTCTGACAAAGACTTGAGAACCAGGTGCGTGTTCAGCAACCTTTTCTACTTCTTCTATAGAATCAACTGCGAATAGTTTGATACCTTTTGAATATGCATATTTAATGTCTTGAGGTCTTTTAACTGTATTACCGAAACTGATATTGGATGGAGATGCACCTGCTGTTAGGCACATGTCTATTTCACCTGCAGATGCTGCATCAAATTTTGAACCAAGACTATGCAATTTAGAAAGGATTTCTGGATGAGGATTTGCTTTCACTGCATAATGTACATGACACGAAGGCATTCCAGCTTTAAAACCGTTGTAATTAGTTTCTAAATTTTCAAGTGACATAATTAAAGTAGGACGATCAAAGTTATTATTTTTTATATAATCGTGTACTAAATTTTCCATCCAGTATTGGATTCCTTTCTTGATTAAATTAATGTGATAAATTTTTTAGCAGAGAGTTGACACATTGAAAAGACCTTTGATGAACTTACCAGTAGCTTTGGCCTCTTTGTAGAGAGCAGCTTTGGCGCCGCCTTTGCCATATTTTGGAAGTTGCGAGAATGGAAGTTGAACATCGACATGTCGCCCATTCAGGAGACCATGACAATAGGAAACATCCCATGCAGGAAACCCAGGATCTGAAAGAAGGCGGAGACGAGTGATTTCAAGACCAGGTTCGGTCCAATCAACTGTATCAACTCCGCCTTTTTGTTCATGTCGAGTATTATGATATGCAATACCGTTTACAAGTCCATTGACTTCGCCGACGGCAGGGCGTTCAGTAGTAGCAAAAGCAGTCATTTCAGTTCCTCATTCGGTTATAGTATTAATATAAACTGATTCGGGGTATTTGTCAACTGAAAGTTTAACGGGCGCTCTTGGCGCCCGTGTTATTATTCTGCAAATGCGGTTAGTTGCCACTGCATTTTTTCATGGAATTGGATTTGTGTCTCTAGTGTAGCAGAGATACCAATTTCATTCATAGAATCTGCCATGGCATGTGCTGATCTTAATTCATCCAATACAAGGCCATTATCAGATGCAAGTCTTACAAACATAAATCTTGGACTTGGGATTGCAATTTCATCTGAAATTATTGTAAGTTCAGAAAATCTTTTCAAAGAACCTGGTGCAAATGAACTCATTGTACGGATCAATTCTGCATAAACATCAACTGAATCGTGAACTGATTCATAATAACCAGCAAAGAAAGCATGATATTCACTAAAATTTGGTCCAGTGACATTCCAGTGATAATTATGTGCTTTAAGATAGAGTGAAAATGATGATGCAAGTATCATTTTTAGCTTTTCAACTAATTCAGTTTTATCCATTGTAGTCTCCATTATGAGGGTGATTGTTATGGGCTATTTATAATTAGATGGTTTCCCTGGAAGGAATCGAGCCTTCTCCTCCGTCGAGTCAGGACGGTGCACTGCCATTATACTACAGGGAAAAATAGACTAGTTTTGTTGTGTGTCTTGACGGGCCGCTTACTGGCGATCCACAATGAATGTGTTTTGGGTATTCCAGGGTTTCAGAATTTCGGCCTATAGTACAAACCCTTTTTATATAAATATAATTGTAGCTCGCGGATTTCTTGGCGGTCATCCCAACTACACTAGAAACATAAGGAGTTCCAGCATGATATATTTATACGTCAAAACACACAACAAAACTGGTCTAAAATATTTAGGCAAAACAATCAATGAAGATCCATACAAATATACGGGATCAGGTAAATATTGGTTGAGACATCTTAAAAAGTATGGTACTGATTACACTACGCAAATACTTCTAGTAACTGAAGATAAAGATGAGCTAAAACAAACTGGATTATTTTTTAGTAAAATTTGGAATATTGTTAAATCTAAAGAGTGGGCAAATTTAATGCCAGAATCTGGCAATGGCGGAAAACAAGAAAAACTTTTAAACGAAGGTAAACATAATTTTCAAAATTCTGAAGTTCAAAGAAAAATTCAATTAAATAGAGTTAAAAAAGGAACTCATAATTTACAATCTAAAAATAGAAATTCTACTAGAATAAGTAGAAAGGGTATTCCCCATCCTGTTACACTTCAGAGAAACCTTACCGATGATAATCCGTTTCGAGGTAACATTCCATGTATTGATAAAAATGGTAATTCAATAATGATTGAAAAAAGCTTTTATTATGCACAAAATGGAAATAAAGAAGATTGGAATTATGTTCATACAAAATCTAAAGAAGCAAAGAAAAGAAAATTATTAACTGCTACTACAAACCTTTTTTCGCTTTAATCTTTTGTGATAGTTCAACAATAAATAAACCCACGGGGTGCTTCATTGCTTCCTGCAGTTCAAAATACATCTTTGGACTCATACAGATAATTTCATATTTTTCTCTATCATCATCCCATTGTCTAATAAAAACTTGGTCGTCTGTTATCATAACCTGGACATCTTCATAATCGGCACCTTCGTCCATTATGGTTGTCACAGTTTCATCAAAGTCAAATTCGTTTGTAAACATCGAATATCTCCAAAGTTTGGCGGGGGCGGGGGAGTACGATTCCCATACCAGTATAAGTGGCACGATCCGCTTAGCAGGCGGTCCTAGAGCCCCTC